TCGTTCTCTATTTCCCGAAAGTTGGGTTATGGAAACAAAAGAAAACCATATTATATTCTATGATGATATGGAAAGTTTGATCTTGACTGATAAAGCAAACTTTGATAAACTAATAAACTACGGTCCTCGTATTTTAACTTGGTGATAAATGATAAATAAAGTTCGTGTCTTTGATACTCATTCAACCATTGATCCTGATGATGGAATAGATAATCTTATCAACTCTTTACAAGCTGCAAAAGAAGCAGAAAAGAGTGGTGAATGGACCGGTCTATTAGTTAGTTCGTATAGTGATGATGATTACGCATCAGTAGAATGGCACATCAAAGGTTATAGATTGGAAACTGATAAAGAATATAATAAAAGAATGAAAGAAGAAGAAAAAGCAGCAAAGTTCAAAAAGAAAATGAAAGAAGATAAAGAAGAGCGTGATAAGAAAGAATATGAAAGATTAAAGAAAAAGTTTGGTGATAAATGAAACTTATAGGTTCTTGGAAAGATAAATATATTGGTTTTTCACATAACGATGTTGCATATTATCTTGCATATTATCCAAAAGATATTCGTATGTTTGGATATGAAAATCATTTATATGATGGTTTCCCGGTGAAAAGATTGTGTTTATGGTGGTTTGCTTTTGTATCGCATATTGATTGAAAAGGAGATAAATAATGCCTCGTAAAACAAAAATTGAAAAAACAATTAAAACGATTTCAGAAAAATCAGAGATGCAAAATCTTCAACCATATACTTGGATAAAGTGTAAACGCGAAAATATGTTATATAGTAATATAAAGAAAAATAAGCTTTATCTTTTTGTTGCTTGGATTACAAATCCGGCTGTTCATAATGTTGTTTTATTAGATGAACGCGGAGTATTTACAACTTCTATTGAAGAAGAAGATTTTGAGGTTTTAAAATGACAGCTGAACAATTTACATATTGGCTACAAGGTTTTTTTGAGTTGTCGGGAACAACAACCTTAAACGAACAACAAGTAAAAGTAGTAAAAGATCATATTGCTTTGGTATTAAATAAAGTAACGCCATCTTATGAAGTTACTGCTGTTACCAGTGAAACACATATTAGTCCTGACAAGCCAGCGGAAACAGAACAGCAAAATAATAAGTGGTTTAAAAAAACACCTAATAAATATTGTTGAGGATATGTTGGAGCCGTATGAGTATCGCGGGTCTGGTGAATTAGTGTAGATAATTGGAGTGCAAATCTCCGAGTAGATACTGAGTAACATTCCTTAGTAGGGTTCAACTCCCTACCTCCAACGCTAAAAGGATAAAGATGATCAAAATAGAAGAAAGAGAAATTCTTGTAAATAGTGCTTGGATTTCATTACAAACTGATTCAGTTATAGTTATTGAAATTGATTGTAAATCAAAATACGCACAAGTTTGTGGTTATAGTCAAAACTCTTTTGCTTTATGTGCCGATGAAAACACACTACATAAAGGAACTGTTCCAGGATATACTGATATAGAATTTGATTTGCCTGATGGTTTCTGTATTGGTTCTATTAGCACCGGCAGATATGATGTTCGTGCTTATTGTGTTAATGAAAAGTTAATGCGACAACAAGAAGTAAAAATGATTTGGGAGACAGATAGAAAATGAACGAAAATCAAAAGAATAAATTTCTACAACTCCTTGATAAAGTTAAAGATCCACCACACGGCGCTCTTGCTTCAAGAATGAGCAATCGCTTTCAAGAACAGCCTTGGTATATTAAACTTTGGCGTTATAGATGGTATATTCGTGTGCCATACGATGTTTTGAAGATTCGCTTTAAAAGTAAATTTGCTGAAGGTGAGTTTAGACTTGCATATACTATTGCTATGGGTGAAGCCCATTATAGAATGAAATGGGTTTATACTTTAGAAGAAGTTAGAGAAATGGCTTTACAGAAATCAAAGAGGAAGAAATGAAAAAGTGCAGGCTCTGTAAAAAAGAGAAGGAATTACAACAATTTTATTCTAGAGGTGATAGCAAGAATCATAAACGCTCTTTGTGTATAGAATGTTATAATGAATCAGCCAGACAAACTTATAAATCAAGACAAAGCGAAGAATTTAAAAAATATCATAGCGATAAAACAGCAAAATGGCGCAACAATAATATACAAAAAGCAATTTTGTCAAGAGCAAGAAGTCGTGCTAAAAATCTAAATTTACAATTCAATTTAACTATTGAAGATATAAAAATACCAGAAATATGTCCAGTTCTTGGAATTATTTTGGAAAAATCCTGTGGAATTGCTGCTGATAATTCGCCTTCTATTGATAGAATTGATCCTAAAAAGGGATATACAAAAGATAATGTAGTTTTTATTTCATATAAAGCAAATAGAATAAAAAATGATGCTTCTTTACAAGAGATAGAGAAATTATATACTTGGATGAAAGAACTTATTAATAAAATGGAGAAAAATGATGAAAAGTGTTGAACTTTATGGCGATGGTATTGGTAAAGTTGAATTAGTTGACAGTGTAGGTAGTGATCTAACAATTGTTAATTCTGCGCGTGTATCTTTTGGTGTTCACAAACAAGATTTAGATAATAAAGATAAGAAACTTATTCGTTATTTGATTAAACATAAACATACTTCAACACTAGAACACTGCTTTGTTACGTTTCGTGTAAAAGTGCCACTTTTCATTCGTTCACAACACCATAGACACCGCACTTGGAGTTATAATGAGATTTCACGTCGTTATACAGCCGAGAAATTAGAATTCTATGAACCAAAAGAATTTCGCACACAACATGAAAGCAATCGTCAAGCAAGTAATGCTCAAGATTTGATTGATCCTCAAATTGACGTTGGTGGTGCCGGAATGTCAGCAATTATGTCAGCTTCAACGCTAGTTAAAAACTGGCATATGAACTCGGTAAAATTATATAATAATTTGATGGAGTCCGGTGTCTGTCGTGAACAGGCTCGTGGTGTATTACCACAAAATCTTTATACCGAATACTATGCTTCTGCTAATTTAAATAATATTCTCAAGTTCATTGATTTGCGTTCACATGAAGGAGCACAATGGGAAATCGTACAAGTTGCAAACGCTATGAGAACAATTCTTGCAGATTTATATCCAGAGACACTAGCGGCATATAATGAAGTAAGAAATGGCTGAACTCGACAATCTTGTAATAGGCGGTAATCTAAAAGCACTTCAATTTGCTTTGAAGAATGGTTTTCCAATTGTATATAAGGATTTGGAACTACCATTTGAATTTGATTACCTCGACGACAATTTTTCAAAACGTGATTACCAAGAATATATTGCTTTCCTACTTTCAATGGCAGGATTAAACTATTTTGGAGATAAAATAGAAAACATTACAGTTCAGGATAAAAAGGTTAAAGTAACTGGTAAAAGAGCTTGGGTACAAGAATTTAACTGTAAAAACATTTTTGACTTCAGGATAGATCTTGAAACATATGAAGGCATATTTCAGGTTGCTGATTGGATTAACATAAGAAGCTGTGGATTACATTCAGTTAGATTTATTGATGATTGTAAAGATGATTTTGTTAAAAAAGTTATTTTTTATCCATCACAAAGACAGAATAAATCAAAACTATTTTACAAATCTAATACAGATTATGAAAAGGTACCAAAAGATTTAGTTTCATTATCTTTTCTTACAAAACAGCAATTGGGCGATGAGTCTTATGGTCCGGTTTATTCCAGACTAAAGACATTAGAGATGCTAAAAAAGAATGGCTTGAAAGGAAAAAAAGTAGGTTTCTCTGCAACAGGGAAACCGAGCACGGCCCCTATCAAAATAGAATTTGAAAAGCGCGAGATATTTTTTTTCGATTCTACGCCTATTTTCGCAGATTTAACAAGTGAAAATGCTTATGTTAGAAAGGTATTAAGGCATTTTACACGATGGAAGAAGAATTAGAATCAAATACAGGCTATAGAAAGAAATTTCATTTAGCCGGCATAGTACCAATAGCTTGTCAACCATTGGGCTTTAATTTACCTTGGCATGAAAGTTTAATGCCAATAGCGCCAAACTATCTTTCTTTTGAGCGTGCCATATACGAATGTGCTGTTGCAGGTTGTGAAACAATTTGGGTTGTTTCCCACCGTGAAACAACACCTTTATTACGGCATAGATTGGGAGATTGGATTTATGATCCAGTAAATAATCCAAAATTAAAAGCAAGATATGTTAAATATCCATCCCAATATCTAAAACAAATACCAATATACTATGTGCCTATTAACCCAAAAGATAGGGATGTAAGAGACGGTCTTGTATGGTCTATCTTTTTTGGAATCCAGAGAGCACACCATATATCTCGTTATTTTAGTAGATGGGTAACGCCAAATAGATATTATGTATCATTTCCATATGCCGTGTATCCTAATTCACTTATAAAAAATAAGCGATTAGAAATTTCAAGCGAGAAACAATTTTTTCTTCAAACACCGGATGGAAAAACAATAAAAGATGGTGCCTTAACAGGCTTTACAATATCTCCAGAGGAATATTCGCAATACCTAAAAAGGTTTCGTGATAATGAAAAACTTTTATGGAAAAATGGTAAATGGAAAGATGGAAAATTTTATGGCGAGTTGTTGGCCAAAGAGCAGAGATATACAGGTAGATTTTTTAAGCCAGAAGAAATATTTGATATAGCTAATGTCAATGAGGATAATACTCTTAAATTATCTTGGTACCATCAAATAGACTCTTGGGAAGGTTATCAAAAATTTATGGGTTCTGCCAACAGTAAACGTGTTAAAAGACCGCGTTTTGGTTTTGAATATCATGAATTTAATCCAATTGGTGAAGATAGAGACTTTGAAGTAGAAATAGATGAACCATAGGTCAGCCTATTATAAAAGGAGTAATATATGAGTTTAGACTACAAAGAAATTTGTCAAGTTACAAAAAAAGCAGTCAACGTTTTAAAAAATGAAGATGTTCCATTAACAGACAAAGAAAAAGATAGAATTTCTTTTTATATTGAAGACATAGAAACTCGTATAGCAGAAATGGCTAAAACTGGTAAAAATAAATTTCTTTATGATTGTTCAAAACTTTCTAAAAAAGTGTTTATAGAATTAGCTGTACAGTTTAAGAATAAAAATCCACTTTTCTTTGTGGCGCAGGATTATGGAATTCAGATGTTAACCGTTAAGTGGGCAGAAACGAATGAAGTTTAAAGTAGGTCAATTAGCTTTTTATACCGGTATGTCTGAAAAAGATCCGACACCAGTTGAATTTGGTCCATATATATCATTAAGAAAGAAGTGGAATAGACCTTTCTATATGGAAGAAGCCAATAATGTTGGTGTTATAATAGGAAGTTATAGCTCAAATAGTCTTTTTACAAAAAAAAATAAAAATTTCAATACATATGTTTGGCATTCACAACAAACCGGCAAAACTTGGCTTGTGTTTGAGTGCGAGTTGACAAATGAAGAGGAGCATGCTAAGATGGGTTCCTATGCGATCTCTTTTGTCTCGCCGCTTGGAAGAGCAAAAAACAAGTAATATAATACCAAAAGTTGGCGATCTTGTATCGATACCTCTGAATAATTCAGAACAAAAAATTGGCTTATAAAGAAAGCGAATTTCAGGTGCTTTCATGAACAAAGAATTCTATAACTATAGCTACCAAATTGGTGATTTGGTAGAAATACTACCTTTTACAAAATACCAACATAGGATTGGTCTAATTGTTGATTTTGATACCAGTGTTCCAGAGAATCACATTCTGCATACATATCAGCTTCTTATGGATGATTCTGTATTAAGACTGTTTAATCATCGAGAATTTAAGAAAGCTTATTAGGAGAAAAAAAATGTCTGATCGTGTCTCTTCAAAAATTAAATTCATTAACCTTCACGCTCACGACGGCTTCAGTATTTTCGATGCCATCGGCCTACCATCTGAACACTATGATTTTGCTTATTCAAATGGTATGGATGCTATGGCAATCACAAATCATGGTAACATGAATTCTTTGCCATATCAGCTTCTTCATTCTGAGAAGATGACTTCCGAAGGGAGGAACTTCAAGCCAATTTATGGTGTTGAAGCATATTTTCATCATTCTATTGAAGAGTGGAAGAAACTCAAAGAAAATCAAAAGTCTGCTAAGAAAACCTCTGCAAAATCAGAAGATGAAGAAGTAACTCTAACAATTGAAAATGAAGAGGAATCAAAGACTTCTACAAAGAACGTTCTAAATAAGCGCCGGCATCTTATTCTTCTTGCACAGAATCAGACCGGTCTAAATAATATTTTCACCCTGATCTCAAAGTCATATCAGGGTGATAACTATTATCGTTTTCCACGTATTGATTACCAAATGCTTAAGGCACATAATGAAGGCGTTATTGCGGCTTCTGCTTGTCTTGGTGGTGTTTATGCTGGTGACTATTGGGAAAACTATGAAAGTGGCCCAAAAGCCATTCTAGACGCTATGCGCGATACCACAAAGAGGATGATGGAAATCTTTGGTGATCGTTGGTATGGTGAGCTTCAATGGAACGATTCTAAAGACCAAATGCTGCTGAATAAGTATATTATTCAGCTTTCACAAGAATTTGGTTTCAAGACAATTTCTACTGCCGATTCTCACTATCCACGTCCTGATATGTGGAAGGATCGTATTCTTTATAAGAAGATTGGTTGGCTGAACAAGAAGGATGCCGATAAGTCACTTCCAGCTTCTGTTGATGAAGTTGGTTATGAATTGTATCCAAAGAATGGTGATCAGATGCTAGCATCATTCCAGCACTATTCTGCTATTCATGAAATGGAATTTGATCAACAGGTCGTACTTCGTTCAATCGAAGAAACTCATCATATTGCTTTTGAACGTATTGAAAATTTTAGACCAGATACAACAGTTAAGCTGCCCACCTTTGTTGTTCCAGATGGATCAACAGCAGATGAAGAACTGTCTCGTCTAACCAATGAAGGTCTAGCGAATATGAAAATTCGTGGACACAAAAAGAAGGAAGAATATACTGCCCGTCTAGAACGCGAATTGGAAGTTATTAAGCAAAATAACTTCTCACAATATTTTCTTACAATGAGGGCGATTGCAGATAAGGCTAATCAGTCTATGATTAGTGGTCCTGGTCGCGGTTCAGGTGCAGGTGCTCTTGTATCCTATCTTCTTGGTATTACACAAATTGACCCGATTAAGTGGGATCTTCAGTTTGAGCGTTTCATGCGTTCAAATCAGAAGGATTATCCAGATATTGACTTTGATGTTGCAGAACCAATGACTCTCAAAGAAACTCTTATTAAAGAATGGGGTATGGATAAGGTTGCACCAATTACAAACTGGAATACCTTGCAACTTAAATCACTAATCAAGGATATTAGTAAATTCTATGATATTGAATTCTCTGAGGTAAATGATGTAACAAGCAAGATGATGCTTGAAGCTACACCACTTGCCAAACAGAAGAATGGTATTAAGGCTGGTCTTTATGTTCCAACCTTCGAAGAGGTAATGGAGTTTAGTGAATCACTGATTAATTTCCTTGAAAAGTATCCGCAAATCAAGCATCACGTTAATGCTCTGCACGGTCAAATCCGTTCAGCTTCACGTCATGCTGGTGGTGTTGTTGTTGCCGAAAAGATTGATCAATCAATGCCATTGATTAATAGTGGTGGTGTAATTCAAACACCGTGGGCAGAAGGTCAAAACGTTCGCCACCTTGAGCCACTTGGTTTTATTAAGTTTGACGTTCTTGGTCTTGCTACGCTGAAGATGATTGAAACTGCTATTTCTCATATTCTTAAGCGTCACAAAGGTATCAAGAATCCTACGTTCGATGATATTAAGGCTTATTATGATGAAGTATTGCATCCTGATGTTCTTGATCTAGAAGATCAGAAAGTATACAAGAATGTATTCCATGATGGAAAGTGGGCTGGTATTTTCCAATTCACAGAAAATGGTGCTCAACGGTTCTGCCAGCGTGCAAAACCAACAAGTATTATCGACATTTCTGCTATTACTTCTATCTATCGTCCCGGTCCATTGAACGCCGACGTTGATAAGAATTATGTAGAGGCTCGTGAATCGCCAACACGAATTAAGTATATTCATCCACTTGCTCGTCAGGTGACAGAAGATACTTATGGATTCCTTATCTTCCAAGAACAGATTGCTTCTATGGCTCATAAACTTGGTAAGGATCTTTCTCTAGAAGAAGGTAATCAGCTTCGTAAGGTTCTTACAAAGAAGGGTACTGGTAAGGAAGATAAAGTAAAAACCGCTCTTTACGATAAGTTTATTAACGGTTGTGTAGAGAAAGGCATTCATAAGAAAGCAGCAGAAGAACAATGGAAGATGTTTGAATTCTTCTCTGGTTACGGTTTCAACAAGTCACACGCTGTTTCGTATTCTATTATCTCGTATCAGTGTGCTTGGTTGTTGACCTATTTTGCTGCTGAATGGATGGCTGCATTCCTCGATAAAGAACCAGAAGATCGTAAAGAAAAGGCTGTTAATATTGCAAAGGGTCTTGGTTTCAAAATCAAGCAATTGGATATTAACACTTCTGGTGAAGTATGGGAGATTAGTGAAGATGGTGAAACACTGATTCAGCCTTTGATGGCTATTAAAGGTCTTGGTGCAGCTGCATTTAAAGAAATTGTTAACTATCGTCCATTCAAAACAGTAGAAGAGTTCCTATTCAACGAGTATATGTCTTATTCAAAACTGAATAAGAAGGCTCTTGATGTTCTTTGTCGTGCTGGTGCCTTGAATGGCTTGATTGATCAACGATTCTCTGGTGCAAAGCATTTCTGGTCTGTTGTTGCTGTTGATCGTCCTCGTAATTTAAAGAAGTTTGAGGAAAATCTTGAACTATATCGTCCAGAAGGTGATTTTAGTGAAGAAGAGAAGATTGTATTCTTGACAGAACTAACAGGCTTCTTCCCACTAAATCGTGTAATGTCGCTTGACACAATGAACAAACTGGAGGATAATGGTATCAAACCAATTGGTGAATATGATCCAGAACTACAATTTGTTTGGTTTATTCCCCGTAAGAAGGAAGTAAAGAAAACAAAGAATGGTAAAGAGTTTTGGGTTCTTGATGTTGTTGATTCAACAAGTAAAGTTACAAAAATTCGTTGTTGGGGAATTCAAGAAAACGATGTTATTCATATTAATAAGCCATATATGAGTAGGATTGATTATAATGAACAATTTGGTTTCTCGACACGTTCGATTCGTAAGTCTTTCCGACTTTTAGGGTGATTAATGATTGCTGATATTATTTTAGGTTTGAGTTTCGGTGATGAAGGTAAAGGTAAAGTTACTAACACACTACTAAAGAATGGTGGATACACACATTGTGTGCGGTTTAACGGCTCACATAATGCCGGCCACACCATTTATAAGGATGGTAAAAAACTTGTAACACACGCTATTCCAACAGGTGTTGTACAAGGTGTTAAATCTATTATTGGACCAGGTTGTGTTGTAAATACAGGTCTTTTAGAAGAAGAAATGAAAGAACTGGAAGCTGCTGGTATTAAAGTACGAGAATTGCTGTTTGTTGATAAGCGTACCAATTTAATTACTGGTATGCATCTTCATGAAGATAGTTTAGATACAAAAATTGGTACCACAAAACGTGGTAATGGTCCTGCATATCGTGATAAATATGATCGCAAGGGCTTACGTTTTGAAGATGGACTGAGAGGTATTAAATCAATTGATATCTACGAAGAATTCTTTAATACCCATCCAGATGCTAAAGTACTTTTTGAAGGAGCACAAGGATTTCATCTAGATATTGATTGGGGCGATTATCCTTATGTTACATCCTCACATTGTACGACGGCTGGTGCTATGTTAAATGGTATTCCACCACAGAGTGTACGAAAAGTAATTGGTGTTGCAAAAGCATATGATACATATGTTGGTGCAAAACAGTTTGAACCTGATTTGCAAGTATTAAGAGATATTCGGAAGATTGGTCAGGAATTTGGTGCAACAACTGGAAGACCACGACAAGTTAATTTTCTAGATATTACTAAATTAATAAAAGCCGTTAGAATCAATGGTGCCACTGATCTAATAATTAACAAGGTAGATATTTTAGAACAACTTGATTGCTGGAATATTATAATTGATAATAAAACAGTAAATCTTGGCAATAAACAAACATTTATGACTGTAGTAAAAGATACAGTAGAGAAAAACTGCAAGACTATCGCAGATGTTAAATTTTCTTTTACACCAAACGATATTTGATTTCTAAGAAAGAAGAGGATTATAATGGGTCTTATTATTGAATTTGCTAAAACACGTCCAGATGTAATTGTACCAGAACGTGCCAATCCAAGTGATGCTGGTTTGGATCTGTTCTTCAATCCACCAAATGGTGAAGAGGTTGTAATTGATCCAGGTCGCTGTGCTCTATTACAAACAGGTTGTCGTTTTGGTGTACCACACGGTTATATGCTAGAAATCAAAAACCGTTCTGGTGTTGCTGCAAAGCGTTCACTGCTTGTTGGTGCTTGTGTTGTAGATAGTGGATATGATGGTGAGGTATTTGTGAATCTACATAATGTTGGTGTCGGTCCACAAACCTTGAAGAAGGGTGATAAAATTGCACAAGCTGTACTAATTCCTGTTGTTCATTTTAAAGCATTTGAACAAACAGGCGATAAGCCAGACTTGTATGATTATTACCCAATTACCATTTCAAATCGTGGTACAGGTGCTTTAGGTAGTACAGATAAAAAATGATACAGTTTTTTAAAGAGATTCCTCTTTACTTATTAACCGCTATTTATATAGCGGTTTCTTTGTTTGAGCAAATAATAGGTTATTTGCATAGGAAAAAATAGTATGAATTTTTTATTTGATGTTGATGGTACTTTAACTCCAAATCGGCTTCCAATGAAGGCTGAATTTATAGAAGAATTCTTCCAGTTTACTTTGAAAAATAAGGTTTATCTTGTATCTGGTTCAGATTACAAGAAGCTACAAGAACAATTACCAGAAAAAATACTAAAAGCTTGTCAAGCCGTATTTTCTTGTTCTGGTAATGAAACTTATATTGATGGAGAGATGGTTGCTAATAATGTTTGGCAGCCACCACAAAATCTGTTAGATTCGTTAGAAGCTCTTGTGGCAGCATCTAAAGTACCACATAAAGCCGGCCAGCACATAGAAATACGTAATGGTATGGTAAATTTTTCTACTATTGGTAGAAACTGCACACTTCAACAGCGTTTGGATTATGTAGAGTGGGAAAAAACATCAAATGAAAGAAATAAACTCATTGAAACAGTTTTAGCACCAGTTTATAAAGAATTACAATTTGATACCGGTGGCCAGATATCAATTGATATATATCCAAGAGGAACAGGAAAAGAGCAAGTTTTAAAACACATAACAGGACCAGTAGCTTTTTTTGGTGATCGCGTGGCAACCGGAGGTAATGATAGAAATATAGCTATAGCCAGTCTTGAAATACCCGGTTCTATTATTGTACATGTAGAAGGTTGGCAACAAACAAGAGAATTATTAAAAAAAATAGCTTAAAATTTTTGTTTTTTTAAGTAATATAATATTTTTAATAGGATATTATATGAACAAAAATGATATGAATGTGCTTTTTAGTAGCAAAAGTGATGAGTGGGCTACACCACAATGGTTATTTGATAAGCTAAATAAAACCTACAATTTTACACTTGATCCTGCAAGTGATGGAACAAATAATAAATGTGCCAAACACTATACACAAGCACAAAATGGCTTATCACAAAGTTGGAGTGGAGAAACAGTCTTTATCAATCCACCATACAGTAGCACATATGAATGGGTAAGCAAAGCATATCACGAAGCATTTAGCAACGGCACAACAAGTATTCTTCTTGTCCCAGCAAGAATGGATAGTAAGTGGATACATGAGTTTTGTTTTGATCCATTTGTTTGTAAAAGTATAACATTTATTCGTGGAAGATTGAAGTTTGGTGGTAGTAAAAATAGTGCTCCATTTCCATCAATCATTATAGAGTTTAGCGGTCCAAGTAAAACTCCAGTTCAACCACAAATGAAAAGCATGACCAACAAAATGACTTGACTTTTTGAGATAGGTACGCTATCCTACTCTTGAGTTTGAGTAGATATCACTCTAATTAAAGTAGAGTGTTGTATCAAATAGGACAACTAGTTGTAGATATTCATACAAGGCCAAAAAATAATATAAATATATTTGATGCGAAACCGGAAGATTTCGAAAAAATATATACTTTTGGTCTAATAATAAATACTGAGCCAATAAATTTGGAAGATAAGTACTATCAACTCTATAAAGAAACCTTTATCGATAGTACATCATATACCATTTTGTGGTGTGACTATGAAGAACCAATATCTAGATATTCAGCAGGTCATATTAAAAAATTTATTGATAACTTAAGAACAATAGAGAAAGAGATACAAAATGACAACGAGTTCGTTTAAAGAACAGTATGTTGAACTTTTTGAAAAATTAACTAAAATATGTTATGAAAATGGTGTTGGTGATCCTTTTTCTTATGCTCGTGGAAAAGAGATATATCAAGCATTTAAATTTGGTCATACAGTAGCACAAACGTATTCTGGTGCAGATGCCTTTAATTCTGAAGGTAAAAAAGTTGAATATAAATCAACAATTAGTGATAAAATAAATGCAACATATAATGGTATTTCTGTTCTAGAAACTTGGGAAGAGCAAGAAAAATATCTGAAAGAAGAAAAAATCCTGTGTTACGAGGAACACTTTTATTCTCGCTTTGATAAAAATGGTAATATTGTTGAAACGTGGAAGATGAGCGGTACTCAGGTTTATGAAATATTGTTGCCAAAACTAAAAAAGAAGTTTATGAAAATGAAAACTTCAAATAAGCCGTTGAAAGATCCACGTCTTGGTGCTACAATATCCACTGGAGAAATTTACAAATATGCCACAAAAGTGTGACTTATATAATTTAGACTGTCTAGAGTTTCTTAAAAAGATTCCAGATAACAGTGTTGATTTAGTATTGACAGATCCACCATATCTTATATCTAGAAAGACTGGTTTTCTTGCTAGTAAAGGCGAGAAAACAATTGAAAGATTTAAGATGAGTTATGAATTTGGTGAATGGGATGAAAAACAATTAGATCTTAAATCAATTCTATCAGAAATTCACAGAATTCTAAAACCAACAGGCACCAGTATTATCTTTTATGATCTTTGGAAAATTCAGGAACTAAAAGAAGAATATGAAGCAAATAAATTTAAACAAATAAGATTTCTTGAATGGGTTAAGACAAATCCGGTACCTATTAATTCTAAAATTAATTATTTAACAAACGCAAGAGAAGTAGCTGTTTTGGCAATCAAAAAATCAAAACCAACTTTTAATAGCGAGTATGATAATGGAATTTATTCTTATCCCATTTACCACGGTAAAGATAGATTTCATCCAACTCAAAAATCTGTAGATCTATTCTCTGATCTTGTTAAAAAACATTCAAATATTGGTGATATTGTTTGTGATCCTTTTGCCGGTTCATCAACAACCGCTATTTCCTGCATAAGAAACGAAAGAAGTTTTATTGGTACGGAGATAAGTGAGGAATATTATCAGAAATCTCTAGAAAGAATAAACAATGAAAAAAATAGAACCAAATAAACAAACCCATAAAGAACAAAAAAAAGATTTAAATCAAAAGCTGAATATGTTTGACAGGCTTCCCGATCAGTGTTATACTTGTGAAACAGCCTTTGACAGAAAGAATAAACAACAGGTACAAAGCTGGTTTGTCGTTGTAAAAAATGCCGAACAGAGTGTAAAAGTTTATTGTCCAGAGTGCTGGGATAAGGCACAGAAATCATTACAGAAAATGATTACTAATTTTAACGAAAGGAAAGAAAATGTTCCAGAAATCTCTAACCTTTGATGACGTATTGTTGGTTCCAAAATTTAGTTCTATTGTGAGCCGAAGTGAGGTCGATCTATCACTTAATTTAGGACCAAGTATTCAATTATCACTTCCAGTTATTTCATCACCAATGGATACTGTTACAGAAGTTGATATGGCACTTGCTATGTCGGCAGCGGGAGGTGTTGGTATTATTCATCGTTACAACTCTCTTGAACAGCAAGCAAAACTTGTATGGGAAGCAAAAAATAAAGGTGTTAAGTTTGTTGGCGCTGCCGTTGGTTCAACTGGTGACTTTTATGAAAGAACTCACGAACTAGTAAAATGTGGTGTTGATATTATTTGTATTGATGTTGCACATGGTCATCATCAAAATGTCAAGGAAGCAATAGAAAAGATAAAAAACCATCCAAGTCGCAATGCATTTCATCTTATGGCTGGAAATGTGGCAACTGGAAAGGCTTTCCAAGATTTAAGTGATTGGGGTGCAGATAGTATCCGTGTTGGTATAGGTGGGGGATCAATTTGTTCAACACGCCTACAAACCGGTTTTGGTGTTCCTAATCTTTCTGCTATTTTTGATTGTGTCCAAACACAGGCATATAAGAGTGGAAAAACAAAACTTATTGTAGATGGTGGTATCAAGAATAGTGGAGATATGGTAAAAGCATTTGCTGCCGGTGCTCACTTTGTAATGTGTGGAAGTATGCTTGCTGGAACAGATGAAAGTCCAGGAGAAACTTTTACTGATGGTAATGGTGTAAAGATGAAGAACTATCGTGGTATGGCTTCTCGTGAAGCACAAACTGATTGGCGCGGTAAAAGTTCAGCACCAGAAGGTATTTCAACCTTTATCAAACACAAAGGTTCAGTTGTAAACATTCTTCAAGATATTCGTGGAAATATTCAAAGTGGCTATTCATATGCTGGTGCAAGGAATTTCCATGAACTTGCTGGTAAAATACAGTTTATTCAACAGACAAGTGCCGGTGCTTCCGAGAGCTATACACATATCTTAAATAAGAAATAATATAAATAATGACAGAGCAATCATCAATAATTCAACAGGAAATTAAGAATTTACGACAGGTACATTTAAGATTTCCGGAAAAAATGTATGCAGATTTTTTGCTTAAAGCGAAACATGAGAACGTATCTTTTCGTAGATTTTTTCATATCTTAATTGATGCTTTTCTTCGTGATGATGATAGGCTGCTACAAATAATCGATGAGGCAGTTAAAGAGGAACGATTTAAGTATCGTACAGAGATTATCAAAAAAGAGAGAGAAAAGATGCGTCTTGTTGGTAGACAGTTTAAATTAAATCAAAATGAAATTGAAGATATCTATGACTTATTTGAGGATGACAAATGAAAGAATGCTCAGAAAAATGTTTAGAACTTAGTGTTGATTGTCCTTTTAAAGAATGTAAGAATTGGATTGAACATTCAGAAGATCATAATTGTGATCTAATAGCAATAAAAAAGAATGGACCAATGACTTTACGTCAGATAGCTGATCGTCTTGGTGTATCCTTTGTGCGAATCAAGCAAATTGAAGATAATGCAGTACGTAAGATAAAAAAAGGAATGAAGGTACTTGAAGACTAATTATAGTATTTGAGGTACTTTTTATGACACCATCAGTTATGGGTAGCAGTGAACTTACAGTTGTTGGTCTTTTGGCAGCTTTGGTATTAGTTGTGGCAAGAGAAGTATTTGCTTTTTTAAGCAATAAAAATCTACAAAGCAGCGAAATAAAATTAAAAAGTATTTCTGAGCAGATGAATACGGTTGTTGTAGAAACAAAAGATCTTAAAAGTAAGATCGATAGTGTTGCAAAACAAACTCATACGCTTTATGAATGGCACGATAAAGACGATCAAGATGGTGTTAAAGTTTGGTATATTCGTCAAAGTCTTGAAAATGTATTACGTGACAATGCAAGAGCAGTTGCAGCTATTGCAAAAAATAGTGAACTACAAACACGTTTACTAGAAGAAATGTTAGAAAGTCAGCGAATTGTTATTCGTGAACAATCTCAGTTAATGAGAGAAATGCGTGAAATTCAACGTTCAATTGACCTAAAAGACAAATAAACAGGGATTTTCACTAAAAGCACACTATTTAATTATGATTTACTGTTAAAAAAAGGAGTTTAGTAATGTCAAAGAAATTATTAGAAGAACAAGCAGTTCGCAAATTTATGAAAATTGCAGGATTGCAGCCATTAACAAATTCATTTTTGAAAGAAAGTGAAGAACAAAAAGATCTTGAAGAAGCCAAGAAAGATGTAAAAGAAGTCTATGGCAAAAAGAAGGTGGAAGAATCTTCAGATTCAGAAGGTGAAAGACTAGAAGAAGAAGTTGAAGATTTAGAAGAAGGTAAAGAAGAACTTGAAGAAGGTGGCGGTCAAATGCCATTTGATGCTCAAGATCGCAGAGCAGATGAAAGAGCACCAGAAGGTGTAAATGAAGCAAAAGCACTTGTTGGCAAAGTAAAGACCAAGGGTGGTGCAAAAATGTCACCAGCCAGTAAATCATCCAAAAATGGTTCAAGTGGCAAAGGTCTTGTAAAAGAAGAAGATATGCCAGAAGAAGGCTCAGAAGATGTTGAAGCACCAGAAATGGATGCTGCACCAGAAGGTGATATGGGTGCTGGTGGTCTTGATGTTGAAGGTCTTGTAAAAGAACTTATTCGTGTTATTACTGAAAAAGTTCCAGGTGCTGCTGACGTTATTTCAGTAGAAGATGAAGGTGAAGAAACTGAAGTTGAAATGGAACCAGAAATGGAACCAGAAATGGATTCAGAAGATGAAGAGGGTGCTCTTGATGAAGCTGCACTTGAAGCAATCGTAGCTGAAACCGTAAAACGTGTTAAAGGTCGTCTTATGGAATCAAAAAAACCAGCCTTAACTAAGCAAGATCTCGTAAAGAAAGTTGCTGCTAAAGTAGCAGAAAAACTTAAAAAAGCCTGATTATAGTTAGAGACTAAACTCCGGTAGAAGCCCCTTTTTGGGGCTTTTACTTTTGTAAAGAGCTTGACAGACAAGTCGAGACGTGTTAGGATAGGAGCGGAGGCTTTATGATCGAAGGCTGCATCTGGAAAACAGATTCAAAAACCTATAATCTTCAGCTTAAATTCAAGAATAATTCAGAATTTAAACAACTTGACCAATTTCTACAAGATTGGCGACAAATTGCAACTGGTTTTTCTAAAGCTGGTGATATTCTTAATATTTTTCGGAAAGAATATACAGATCCAAAACTTTGGTTTAATTTTGCAAAAACCTTGCCAATTATCTTAACCGATGATAGCGGTAAACCTATTAAAACAGCTGTTATTCAAAAGAAACAACGTAAAACTCGTAAAGATGCGAAAACACCTGTAAAAACAGCTAAACAATCTGGTCGTACCTGTGGTAAGTGTGGTAAAACAGGTCATAATAGTCGTACCTGTAAAGGCTAAAAAATGAAAATAGTTATAACTTCTATGTATGCTAACCCTATTCATCCGGGACATATAGAATGTTTAGAGATGGCAAAAAAGTTAGGTGATAAGTTAGTTGTCATCGTTAATAACGATCATCAACAAAAACTAAAGATTGGAAAAATCTTTCAGGATGAAGATTTTCGTATGCAAATCATAAAAGCACTTCGTGTTGTTGATGATGTAGTGTTATCGGTAGATACCGATTCTAGTGTCTGTCAATCAATTGAAGCTGTTGTTTTACATGAAACTTTGGTTTTAGGTGATGATGTAGAATTTATCTTTGCTAAAGGTGGAGATAGATTTGTCAGTAATATTCCAGAAGTTGAAATATGCAACAAACTGGGTATTAAAATTGTAGATGGTCTTGGTGCTAAGACACATAATAGTACCGAATTTAGAAACAAAGGATGAAACAAATGGTAACTCGTAAAAAGAAAAATCTAGAAGAAGAACATGTTAATGAAGAATTAGAGGAACTTGAAGAGGATCCTGTTTTCATTCAGGAGATGAACCTTATTTCTCTTTATGGTGATGTTAATGAAAAGCGTGGTAAAGAGATTGTTTTGTCACTTTTTCATTTTCGAGATCAGGTAGTTCGACTACCACAGCATTTTACTGCTAAACTTAAAGGTAAAAATGATGCTCTTCTCGCAGAAGTAATTGATAAGATCAATCAACCACTTGATTTTCTTGTTTCAACACACGGTGGGTCAGCTAGTGATATGTTTTCTATCTATGATACGATGAATCTTGTTAAGAAAGATATTAAGATTCGTACTCTTGGAATGGGAAAGGTTATGAGTGCCGGTGTACTATTGATGGCAACGGGCACAAAAGGTTTGCGTGAGATTGGACAGAATTGTCGTGTTATGATTCACCCTGTTCAGGCTGGTGCTATGGGCGGTATTCACGATATTGAAAACGAGTTTCAAGAGATTTCGATGATGCAAGAAATGTATATTGAGGCTCTTGCAAAAGAAACAAAAATGAAAACAGCGCGAATTAAGAAGTTAATTGACGAAAAGCGTAATATTTATATTAGCGCAGAAGAAGCAATCAGTTATGGTATTGCCGATAAAATCGCTGAGTGAGGCTTAGTTAATGAAACTTACGCTGGAAGAAATATGGAAGATGGCCGATCTTTTGGAAGAAACCCAAAAGATTAAGGTTGGTGCTAAGAAGCTTGTTCAAGAGGAACAACCACAAACTCAAGAACGAGTTTTAAAATTACCACAATTACAAATTTCTGAAAATTGGGGTAAACTAGATACAGTTGAAAGAAACGAGTTGATAAGAATCGTAGATTCTGCAACACGTGGCGGTTCAAATCCATTTGAAAGATTGAAGATGATTAGAAATCAGATGGAACAAATCGCATCTGGTGCTGATGTTAAAAATCCAAGAAGAATTATTTCACAAATCATACTTCTTGAGACTTTAAACAGAATGTTTAAGTCTTTCCAGCCTTCTCCAGCGGGTTTTATTAATGAAGCGTTCTTAAGTGTTATTTATGGTAGCGTACAAAAAACTGCCATCAAGGGAAATGCTGAAGGTGATATTGGCGATATTACTGATGGTGGAATTCCTGTTTCTCTTAAAACAGTTTCATATGGCGAAAAGGGAGAAGGGCCAATCATAAAAGGCAGTGTTGCCAATTTAATTAGTTCTATTAATTTGAATGATAGTGTATATTTTGATGTATATTTAAAAAATTCTTCTGGAGCAAAAACAGCTGTTGGTAAGATGGAAGTTTACAGATTTGTTGTTAATGCTGAAAATATCAATCAATTTCTGCAATTAAGTCCTGGTACAATACCAACGGATGCACAGACGGGCAAACTACAATTACCAGACAATTTAATAAAGGAAGGATTTGTTGGCTTAAAAGAACAGCCTGAAACAGAAGAACCGAACGTTCTCGATATTGAGAGTGGACTTTCAGAAGAAGCTGCTAGTATTTTAAGAGATGGTATCACTAAGTTACAAGGCAATAAGACTCCCTCTCATAAAGAAATGGGTATTTTAGCATTTCAAGTATTAGAAGCTAACAATTTTAAATTACCTAAATCTGGACAATTCCGTGAGTTTGTTAATAATTTAAATCCAAAATCTTTGTTTTATATAATTGAACCTTTAAAACAATTACCACGTTCGCCTAAAGTTCTAGAATTAATAAAATACTTTTCTGGTGAACAGATTTCCAAGGAAAAACCCACCAGTAAGGCACTTGAATCAGAATTTCGTATTCCATACGGTCATTGGATGAAATTCGTAGATAACTATTTACAAGAAAAGATTGTGATAGAATTTTCTGATGAAAAGATAAAAACAATTATAGAAAATGCCGTTAAATCGTTAGATGCTAGTATTACAGAAATTTTTAATAACCTAGCTGATTTCACTTCTTCATTACAAAATTACTTAACTTCGACTCAAGAAGGACGTGGTGAAGAGGGCGAAAGGGCAGTTAAATTAGCGGAGAAGCTAACACCTTCAACGGAAAAAGTGGTAAAAGATACAGCAATAGATCAAGATTGAAGAAAGAGGCTGAAAAGCCTCTTTACTTCTTCTACGATGTGAGTATAATAGACCGACAGATTGGAGTTTGTAATGTCAAAAGTATTTGATAATGGTTCATCACTAAACAAAAAGATTTTAGATGGTGTTACAAAGTTAGCTAATAATGTTAAAACAACTATGGGTCCACGTGGCAAGAATGTAATTCTACACGCAAAAGGTAAGAACCCAATTATTACAAAAGATGGTGTCACGGTAAGTGAATTTATAGAACTTGATGATCCATTTGAAAATGTTGGAGCACAAATTATTAAACAAGTTGCTCGTCAATCTGCTGCTTCTGCTGGCGATGGTACAACAACAGCAACAGTTTTAGCACATTCTATTCTTGTGCAAGCACAGCCATTTCTAGCTGCTGGTATTTCACCAATTGATTTAAAGCGCGGTATTGATAAAGCAGTTGAATTCTTTATTAATGAAATGCCATCGTGGTCAAAGCCTGTTTCAGATGAACAGGATTTAGAGCGTGTAGCAACCATTTCAGCAAATGGTGATAAAAGCATTGGTAAGCTAATTGCAAAAGCCGTTGATCTTGTTGGCAAGGATGGCTCAATTCTTATTCAAGAAGCAAAGTCAATGCAAACGAGCCTTGATATTGTAGAAGGCTTTCGTTTTGATTCTGGGTTTGCATCTTCACAATTTGTTACTAACGAGAGAAAAGGTATTTTAAGCTATAATGAACCTTATTTTTTGATCACCGATGAGCGTATCGATACTGTAGAACAACTACTGCCGGTACTAGAAATTGCTGCTCGTGAAAGCAAACCATTGATTGTTATTGCAGAAGAAATTGAAGGACAAGCACTTGCTGCACTTATAATGAATTCACTTCGTGGTACTATGGCTGTTGCTGCCATTAAAGCACCAAGATATGGTGAAGAACGTAGAAATATTCTAAGTGATCTTGCACTTTCACTTGGAGCTACATATTTTACAAGATTAAGTGGTGGTGATATTCGCTCTGCCAAACTGAAAGATTTAGGTAAAGCTAAATCAATCGAGTGTTCAAAGACACAAACAATTATTATGGGCGGTAAAGGCGACTCGACAAAGATTCAGGAAAGAATTTCTGCTTTGAAAGAAGAAATATCAAACTCAAATGATATTGATTCTTGTAAACCATCGATGGAGCGTATTACACGTCTTGCTTCTGGTATTGCGGTGATTAATGTTGGTGCACCAACAGAGATTGAAATGATTGAGAAGAAACACCGTATTGAAGATGCTCTAGAAGCGGTTAAATCGGCCCTAGATGAAGGAATAGTACCCGGTTCGGGTATAACACTAGCTAAGATAGCAAAAGACAATAGGATGCACGTTAAAGTAGATTTTCAAGCAGAAAGATATGGTGTTGATATTGTTGTGAAAGCCTGTCAACAACCACTCAGAACAATAGTAGAAAATGCTGGTGGAAAACCAGACGTTGTATTACAACAAGCACTTGACAGTGATGATGATGCATGTTATGATGTTGTCAACGAGCGTTTTATTAATGCTTACGAAGCCGGCATTATTGATCCCGTGAAAGTTACACGGTGTGCATTGCAAAATGCAGCGTCAGCAGCCGGTACTCTAATAACGACCGATCACGCAGTTATCGATATATGAAAGGAAATATATGCAAGTAAAAATTAGTTATACAGCCGATATTAAAGATGTTCCTAAAGAAGTTGCAAATGTACTTAATACAGTTAGTGATGAACTTCAAATTGTTGAGTCAATTTTAACTTCTGCTAAACAATTTCTTTCTACAGGAAAAAACACTGTCTCAAAAACACAACTCTCATCAACAAAAGAAATTCTGCAGAAAATCTTTGTAAGAATCACAGATTGTGAAACCATCCTTGATGGATATGAGAAAGTTTTAAACCCAGAACAAAAAAATGAATCGCAAGGTGGGTGAACTTGTATGGGTACCGGCTGGTACCCATCTTCTTTGGGCCTCTAAAGAAGAGAAATTAATTAAAAGGCAGAAAATAACTGCCCTACCACAATTAGCTGTTATAGTTGATATGTTTGATGATAAAACTGCAACAGTTTTTTATGATGGTGATTATTGGATAATTGATAAAAAACACATATACGAGGTATCCGATGTTTATAACGATGGACGTTGTCAATAGAGAAGCAACTATCTTAACAGATGAAAAAAACAGAAAAGTACAAGGATTTAAAGCTTCTGTAGAAAAACAAATTATCAATCTAACGAATCTTTCCGTAGCTAAAAAGACTTCCATTAAAGAATACTATCCAGATCCAGAATACACTACATATCCAACAGATACTACACAACTGATAGATAAAGAATTAACCTTACTTATCTTTAATAATGGTAATGTAAGTTCGCAGATTCTTGTTTGTTCCTCTTTTGAAGAAGTAGAAAAAACACTAACAAAGGTCAAGAAATGATAAATCCAAAAATGTATAAATTGATTATCAAAGTTGACTGCCCTTTTTGTAAGAAGGCTGTTAATCTTTTGACACAAAATAAGATTCCATTTATTGTAGTTGCCGCAGATAAAGGGGATCAGTTTCTACAAGAGCAGAAATCAAATTATAATTGGCCAACTGTACCAATTGTAATAGCTATTGATGAAAACAATAATGAAACCGTTATTGGTGGTTTTACAGAATTAAACGAGAGAATTAGTCGTAACACAGGAAGGATTCTATTAAATGACTGAGACTTCTATGACAACAATCACGTGTGATTTTCGACAAATTAATAATTCTTGTACAGAAGAAACCAGATCTGGTAGATATTCACAGTCGATGCATTGGGAAGTAGATGGTTTTGGTTCTTCTAAATGGGTTGTTCTTGGATACATTGATATCGATTGGCCTACTCTTATTAAAGAATCTTATCTAAATGAAAAAGATATTTTACAACGTATCTTAAATCATCTTAACACACCGCCAGAAAGAAAGAAGTTCCAGAAAAAAGATCCTACGCCAAAATATGGCAAACTAGAGCCATATAAAGCTGATTTTAAAATTAAAAATGGAAAACCTTTTATTATAGCACAGTTTTTAACAAACCAACACGATAATGAACATTTTTGGGGTGAAGCACCAATTCAATCCGGTGTTAAAATAAAGAAAGAAAAAAAGGAAAAAGAACCACTTGACAATAAAGAAATGTGATTAACATAACCAAAGTGGGACTCAACTGTTCCCAAATAGGAGATGTATTGTATGCTGTATACAAATAATTTATCAAGTTTCTTAAATGACATATTGGCTCATCAAGCAAGAATTATCGATGATGCCTTTGTATATGACTCTGTGACAAAACAAGATAACGGCTCTACAAAAATAGAAGTTGTTGTACCGGGATATTCAAAAGAAGATCTAAAATTAGATATCAGCAATAATGTTTTGACATTAACATCTGAACTAAAAGACAAAAAGTTTTCTCGTAAATGGAGATTATCTGACAGTATCGATATTAAGAGTATCACAGCAGAATGTAAAAATGGAATTCTTAGTATAATAGTCCAAGAAAAATCAAAACAGGACAAAACAAGATTAATAGAAATAAAATAAGAAAAGCAGCCAACTGGCTGCTTTTACCTTTCAGCATTATAATTACTAATATGTACAAACTATTTGAAAATTTTAGAAACAATATTCAAGAACGTGTTGGTGATAAAATTATCAAAGTTGAGGCTGTGGTTGTAACTTCTAAAAAACAAGATATGACTGTTACTGATTATCTTTCTCGTATACGTGGTATCGAGGGTGTAACAATCGTAAAAGCTGAAGAGACTTTAGAAAAACAATTACACAATACAACACGTATGTCTCTTAAGATAGACGGTGAATATTTGCCAGAAGGATCTACTAACGCCATACTTGAAAAAGTAAGGAGTCAGGCACTCTCTATTCCGGGTGTAGTTAGATTTACTTACACATCACTACCTCAAATCTAATATGAATGATGGCAAACTTTACATAAAATCAATATGTTCGGTTTGCCTTGGCAAAAAAAGTTCTTGTTTTTATTGTGATGCGGGTTTGACTTACATTGAAGCATCCGATAAACTGATAAAGGAATGGCTAAAATCACAAACACCAGAAATTAGAAAATATATAATCGGAGAGGAAAATGAGAAACAGTAGTTTTGTAATACTTTTCTTTTTAGCTTTTAGTTCTTGTAACTGCGAACAAGAACCTCTCAAAGAAGTTTTACAAAATCCCTGTTATACTGATGTTAGTGGTAATGTGATAGAGATAAATGTTGACGATCCAAAGCACGAAGATTTGAATATTGGTTCTTGCTCAACTGGTTTGACAGCAAGAGATAGCGAAGATAATCTTGTTTGTTTGGGTGAAATAAAAAAACAACAAGAAACCTGCAATAATATTGATGATGATTGCAATGGTTTTGTTGATGACCGCTGGAACGGATTGCCAATCATTATACCAGCACACAGTTCAAAAAATACTTGTATTGGTCTTGGTGTATGTGAATATGCAATACAAGAATGTATTGAGGGTTCTTGGCAATGTTCTTATCCAGATTCATATGGTGAAGAAGTTTGCGATAACTTAGACAATGATTGCGATGGCGAGATAGATGAAGACACAATAGATGATCCACTCTTCAACAATGAAGAAAGATATGTTTATGAAGGAGATCCCGACACAATCAATGTTGGTGAATGTCGTGCTGGATATAAAGAATGTGTTGACGGCAGAGAATCAATAAGAAATATGAGAACTCCAACCACAGAAATCTGTGGAAATGGCGATGATGATGACTGTGATGGTGCAATAGATGAAAACGAAAATGGCGGAATCGCAAATGACTTTGTTTTCATCATAGACTTTTCTGGTTCTATGGATTACACTATAGATCAAGTTGCAAATGCTCTTTGTAGCTGGTCATCACAAGGTGTGTTACAAACAAGTCGTTTTGCTGTAATAGGTATAGGATACACAGACATTCAGCCGAATTCAAGACAAATAAAAGTTCTAACTGATTTTACTGATTCCAGAACTGCTTGTTCTGTGGTTAGACAAGCAAATACAGCAAGTCATCAAGGTTTCATTGAATATCAACTAAGTGCTGTTTATGAAGCAAGTTTAGCTGGTAGTCCAAACTCATTATCATGGTCAGAAGACAATGAAAGAAAAGTTGTTATATTTAGCGATGAAACGTTGCAACAAGATATAGCACAAACAGTGCGTGAAGCGATAGAAATGGTTGTGGCACAATGTACCGAGCAAAACTATATTATAGGAGCTTTTATTGAATATAATATATTTGATCAAACTCTTTGGGTTGAACTAACGCAAAGATGTGGTGGATTTTTAGAATATCTTTCTTCAAGTCCAAACCAAATGATTGATACTCTAAACTATTGGGTTGGAACTGACTGTTAATTAACAAAAAGGAAAATATTATGCAAAATGATATAGCGTCAAAAGTAGCTGCTAGTTTAAATAATGAACACCTAAAAGAACAATTAATTGAAATTATAAAAAGTCAAGCTACAGAAATACACAAAAGAGGCAATAGAATAATGGATCTAGAAGATAAAAATGAAATAATACAAAAAAATATCAATACTATTACAGCAGCTAATAAAAATCTTGAAATAATGATTGAAAATCTTAGAACCGAAAGAGTTAAATTATTACAAGAAATAGAGGAACTTAAAATAAAAGGCCAAACTATTCCAAAACAAAAGAAAACAAAAGCCGGTTCACAGCAAGCTGCTTGAAATAAATAATATGGAATATGTTATATGTTTTTAACACTTTCCATATTATTTACTTTTTTTTTACCAACCGGGTATGTTTTTATATCAATGATTATTGAAGCTATACAAGAAAAACGAAAAGATGACTGAGAAAAAACATTGTTGCTCCTTCTGTCAGACACCGGGACATACAACAAAAACTTGTGTATTAAGATTAAATCAATTGAAAAATATTGAAGCAGTTAATTCTAAGAGTCGAAATGAGTTTCTTGAGCTTCTAGATAAAACCGGTTTCTATATTAATTCACTAATTGAATTAAAATATAAAGATTTCAGTTCACCTGTTAGAAGTAGAGAAGATGCAGAGACTGGTCTTTTTTATATTAAACAAATTCGTTGGGAGTCAGTTAATAAAAGTTTTATAATCGATCAGTGCCTTAAGCCATTAAGAAACTATTTTTCTTTAAAAGGTGCGATAACTACAAATTATGCTAATGTAATTGTATGTAGTCCTGATTATCCAAATGGTTTTTCTATGACAGTTACCATCGATAAACTGTTACAAGCCTTGAAACATGATAATTTTAATATCCAAACAGCACTTATTGGTGAGTTTGTAGTTCATGATGCTGGAGATAAAGAAGAAACTTTAAAAAAAATACCACCAGGCTTTACTGATGGTAAATTTTATACTTCTTCCAAAAAAATCATAAAGTAAATACTGCGGTAGCACAGCACTTGACGTGGCGAGTGATCTGTGCTATGATGGCTCACGGTTGCAGATCGGAACCAAAACGGAGGAATGCTGTGATTCATAACAACCCAAGCATGGAAAAGGCTGCTCATGATATTGAGGATCTTGTGGAACATCTCAATACTCTTGAGAATGCTGGCTGGCTAGCATCCGAAGATATGGACGAGGTAGCTTATTGTCTTACTAGGATTGTCCATCTTGTCGGTCTTGATATTGACATTGATAGGATGAATGATAAGTATTTGTCAGATTTGTCTACACCGGCAGAGTGAATATCTGGTAGTTTATCCGTTCTACATCAAAACGGATATTTGTGGACCTCGGGTGTTTGGTTATCACAAGGGATCTTATAAGTCTCTATGAATTGGGTTCGATTCCCAAGGGGTCTACCATATACAAACTGTTATTATCAACCAAGAGGATATTACATATGCTTTCTAATGTTTTTGTTTTTATCTTTTCTATCTTTATTCAGCCCGATGCTGAAACTACTGAAACTGTTGCAGTAAAGAAGAATATTCCTGTTGTTCATGTTCCTCAAGACGAGATCATTATTGAGAATATTCCGGCAGAATATATTGTTCAGTGAAATATAACTATAACAAACACATCGGGAGATAATATGTCACTCACTATTGAACAAACTGATGCTGCTATTCGCAACACCTTCTACAATATGGAAGAAGGCACTGAATATGTGTTGAATGATTTTTGGTTTCAGGAAACAAACCGACTTCGTAAGGTACATGGTTATTCGCCCGTCAAGAACAGGCAGGAATACAAGTTCACCCGCAAAGGCGATATTATTTTTGTAAATAATAGTTCTGTTTTTGACTTTGATGGAAAGCACAATCTCGCCTTCGCCTTCGCCCTCGCCCTCCCCCTCGCCTTCCCCTTCACCCTCTCCCTCGCCTTCGCCTTCGCCCTCGCCCTACAGCATAACGGGCTTGAAAAGTTGAAGTCAGATACTTGTGAAGGCAAGGTTGTGGAGATTGACGGGAAGAAGTATAAACTGACTGCTGTTTGATAGTTACTAACTACTTAGTAACATGAAACTTTGTGTGACTTTTGATTTTCAGTTTGATCAAACGCTCTCCGAAGAAGAAATCACAAACCGTATTGAGTTGATAGAAGGTTGGTCAGAAAGTGTAGCAGAAGCTTTTTTAGAATTACCAGGTGGTTTTATTGAAGTTTCTCTTTCACACGAGTTTAAAAAATAATATAAAATAGTTATCTATACTGATATAAGCTTATTAATAAACCTCACGCTGTTTATGTGAGAAACAGGTTCCATTCCTGTTTTGTTAGTACCACTATTATAAGCAGTAACATAATACTTGACAGCCCGACCGATCCCGTGCTAGGATAGGTAAAGGGCTGTTCTTGTTAATACGATTGGAGGACGAGTATGGGCTATCGTTCAGATGTGTTTATCGCTCTTACTGAAAAGAATGTAAAGAAAATGGTACAAGTACTTTCAGATGAAATCATACTTGAACTCTTGCAAGGCTGTGATCGTTACGAAAAAAACGGATGGACACTGTTTCGTTGGCCAGATGTAAAATGGTACGATGGGTATGAGCTTGTTGATGGAATTATGACATTCTTGGCTGATCTTGAAGATAGTGAAGATCCTGAAGAAAATGAAGGATATAGTCTGACTATTCTTGGTGAAGATCAAGATGACTATACACAAAAAGGTGCTTTTGATACACCTTTTGGAATTAGACTTGTGCGTCAAATCGAGTTTGATCTGTGATAATGGAGGATTTATGAGTTTTAAAGTTGGTAATCTTATTATTAGCAATTCTGGAAGAACTGCCCTTATTACAGAAATCAAGAATCTAGAACATAGGAAAGATCAAACAGTCGAAATGAAACTTACTTGGTCAGATGAACAAGGAGATGATCATATCAATGAAGAACATCTGCTTTTCATGATTCGTTATGAAAAGTGGTTTATCCAAAAATGAAAATTGCTGTTGGTACTCTTATAATTTCATCTACAGGTAGATTTGGTATTATAATTTCTAATATAGAAAGTTATAAAATAAGTTGGAATACTGGTGAGAATACTAGTTGTAGTGAATCTTCAATGCATATGATGATAGAACACAAGAAGTGGTATATTGAAGAAAACAAATGACAGTAAAATTTATTGCATATGATGAGCCAGTTTTTGATGAAGAAACTGGCGAACAAATAAAAAATAAGATAATGGGTATTACAGAACGCGAAGCAATACTTCGTCAACATAAAACTGCAAACTCAAGAGGACATTATTATAATAACGACCAAGATGCTTTGCAAGATTTTATTAATATTAATTGGGCTTGGTATGTTGATTTAGAGTAAGATATAGAATAGGTATTTTAATAATGTTCAAAATCAATACACTACTAATATATCACAATCCTGATAAAAGTATTGATTTTGGCTATATCTATAAAATAGAAAAACTTAGAATTTATGTAGCTTGGCCTAGTGTACGTGATAGAAGTGTGTGGTATACTAATCGAGAATTAATAGAATTAATTGCAGCTGAACTTATTGAAGTATACGAGTAGTTTTCATATGAAATACAATATAGGTGATATGTTTTTTATAACAGGTAATAACACCTTTCTTTATATAATTGATAAACGCATAAGCCGAACAAAAGATAAAAAGCTTGATCCAAATTTATATTTAGCTGTCCATATAATAGATGATAATCATTACTACGAAGAATATACTGAACAGTTCTTACAGTATCAAGTAGAAGAAAAACACTACTACATATATTATCCAAATGAAATATAATATTGGCGACATTTTTATTGATCACAACTTCGATGAAGAAGTGCGATGCTATTTGTATAAAATTGACCAAGAAAAAGGTGTAACATATCATTGGCTGACTTATATTAACAAGCCAAATTATAAAGATACTTATTGGACAGAACAAGAGCTAACTGAAATGCTGAAAGATAATGTAGAATATATTCCAGTAGAATAATATGTGTAAAGTTGGTAGTTTAGTCATACATCAGGATAATCACAATCATATTGACTCATGTGGCTATATCTATCGTGTAAGAGATAGAATTTATGATATTTATTGGACTAATGGAACATCTAGTTGGTATTCCGAGAATGAAATAAAAGAACTAATCTCAATTCATCGTTTAGAGGTTTACGAATGAAGTATAAATTTAAAATCGGTGATATGGTTGAATATCAAGGTTTTCTTGCTATTGTAGTTGACACACCAGACCCAAATGTGTTAGAGTTAGATTGGATCAATGCTCCAGATTATTTTGAGGACTTTCAACTTGCGATGATGATTAAACCTGTGGACTAATTATATGACTATGCTAAACATTCGTAATCGTGTTGCACAAAATGCTTGGAACCGAAAAGGTGCTGGACAACACAAAGATAAAAAATGGCACAGTAAGAATCGTCGTCGTAATAAAGTAAAGCCCGACGAAGAATGATCCCGCAGAAACCCCTTGACGCGAACCCGATCCCGTGGTAGGATCGGGATGTAGCCTTTTCCGCGATAGGTGATCTATGCCGATTTACAATGCAGTTTGTGCTTCTTGTGGTGCTGATTATGACAAGGCTTCTCGCAAGGGTAAGCCCGGTCGTGCTATTGTTTGCAACGAGTGTGGCGAAGATGAGTGTGAAGCTGTAAAATATACGGGCAATATGATCTATTCGCACAAGACTGGTTGTTCTATTCAGATCAATACCGATCCTGCACTCACCGATTATCTTAATGCTACTACCAAGTTGAAGAACAAGGGTAGCAATATGGGTGACAATATCAATCAAGTGTCCAAGCATCGTCGTCTTATCAAGACGGAAGGTGCTTGTTTGCATACTGCTGATGCTTACAACTACAAGAATCGTGATGGTATTTGATTATGAATAAGTACAATGTTGGTGACTTAGTCGTCTTTAAATATGGTGATGAAGAACAAATTGGTCTTATTGAATTTATTGACGAGGACTTTCTAGGAGATACAATCTACAGCATTATTCATTCAGATAAAACACTTTTTTTGAGACAGCTTTTTATCATTCGTCTTGCTTATAACTGAAAGGTAGAACATTATGAAGTATATGCTCAAGCCAAAGGGTTGGTCACTTCTTGATTTTCTTTATGATTATCATTATGGCACTACAGATCGAGCTATCTTTTTTGATAATGAAGAAGAAGTTATTTCATTTTTTCGTTTTACTGTTGAAGAATCAGTTGCAGATGCTACTGCAAATATTAATTCTTGGCAAGGAGAAGATAGGTTAACAGTTGTCATGAATCTTGCATCAAAACCAGTTTCATTCATCAATGCAATTAAAAATAATTTTCACTATTTTACCGTCCATTGTGTTCTTCCTTCTAGCGAAAAAACTTGGTATCAATCGTATTCGATGAAGGGAAACCTTAAATTTAATCCAAAAAATTATAAACTCTTTGTTATTGAAGAAAAGCAGGTACGAAATCATAAGTTTAAGGTTGTGCAGCATCTTACTTGGAATCGCTTTTATAAGAAATGTGTTTCACTTGGTTTGACTAATGAACAGCTAATGCTTAATAACCCATGAAAGCCAGATATAAATACAAGATTGGTGAATTAATAGTTTGCCATATACCATCTATATCTGGAGAGCCGCAGATACTTACTGGTATTATCTATTCTCGGCATCGTGGCCGAGATTCAGGTTGGGAAGAAAATATATACAGCATATTTTTACAGGGAGAGTATGAAAATCACTTTTTAATCTCAGATAAAATCTGCCTGACAGAAAGGTATATGCGTAAGTTATGAAACTGTTTAAAACCGGCGACCTTATTCAGATTAATAAAAATATTTATCTTTCTGTTGGTCTTGATTATGAAGAAAGTATACAATGTAATGTTGGAGATCTTTTTCTTATTATTTCAGATAATTTGATTATTGATGGCGAACAACAATACGAAATTCTTTCTGTAAAAACAGATCGTGTTCTATACTGGCATAAAAATGATCTTCACAGTTATAAAAGTCCGTACTTTTCCAAGATCGAAATTTAAAGGAAATTATGAATAAATATATTGATATTGGTAATAATGATGTTATGTTTATTCGTGTATATGGTAGGCTAATTCCTATTAGTAAGGTTGATTTTGTGCAACTTGATCCAAACAAAGGCCATATTATTCAGGATATTCCTTTGAGTGAGCCAATCAATCTTCTTATGCATAAGAACATGCATGACTTTAGTAAGCCTATTGAAGATAGAAGAACCTTCAATAAAGATGGTACTTCTGCACTTCTAGAAGGTGCTTTGTCACCAAGCTATGGTGAAGAATAATATGGCTAAATTTCGTTCACAAATGTTTATGGTTGGTGATCTTGTTGAGGCGAATTTTAACTCAACACAACAGTATGGTTATGGTATTGTTATAGCAGTTGATAGTTCTTCTATGAATCCAAAGGTAACTGTATTTTGGCCAAATAAAAACAAGCCAATAGATGAATATTTTCAGGACATTAAAAGAGTGTGTTATGAATAATCAAGAAGTTGTTGGAACTCTTATTTTTGATCCAAATGACAAACAAATTGGGATTATATTCGCAATAGATCCAGAAAAACAATATGGATTTAAGGTATATTGGCCAAATTTTTTTGATGGATTTGTTTCTGATGAGTCTCTTGCGAATATAGAGTGCTTATATCAGAAAATTTCCTTTTAAATAATTATTTAGTGGGTTTTATGAACTATTTTAATGTAGGCGATATTGTCGAAACAAAGATTGGCAATCTTCTTGCAACAATTTTAGATATTTGGCCTCATAAAGAAATGGCTAAAATCTATATTCATTCACGAGATACAGAATATATTATAAATTACAATCGAATTAAAAAACTCTAAATGCCTAACATTAAAGCTGCAACTATTGAAAATATCAAAATTGGTCAGTTAGTAGCACATGCATATCTTAAAGATTCAGCAGATGAATATAGATTAGCTATTGTTGTTGATGGTGATGATGGATATGGCGATGTTGGAATCGTATTTCAGCAAATACCAGATAAAACTTATTATTTTGAAATCAATAAACTATTGATTTTTGAGGATTAAAATGGCAAGAAAAAAACTTATAACAAACCCGGATGGTACTCTTTCATATCCTCACACTTTTAAATTAGGTGATCTGGTCGAACTTCAAGATATTTATAAATTCAAAGCAGCATATGGTAATGGCTTTGGGGTAATTACATCTATAGATAATACTAGACTGATTGTATTTTGGCAAGATGCTCAAAAATATATGGATTACACAGTTGCTACAGCTACACTTACTTTAAAGGTCGTATAAATGAAGAAAAAGAATACTCCTCTTTCGAGCGAAGAAAAAGAAATTATAAAACAGGAAAATCTCATTATAGAAGAATTAACAAGAGAAGATCCAGAAAAACTTATTTTAAGTGAAATTGGTACAGTAATTCAGGATTATATTGATGCATATTTATCACACTCTGACTTAGCTGGAAAAAGAACAGCAGAAACATATGTATCGCACCTTCTTTTTGCTATAGTAAAAAGATTAAATAAAAACTCAAAAACAATTAATTGATAATCGACTTTACTTGTTGTTGACAGAAGGCGGAATGTGTGATAGGATAGCTATCGGACAGCACAAACGAGGTTAAAAGTGCCTTATTATCGTCATTTTAAGCCGGCTCCAACCAATAATCAATTTAACTCTATCAATACTCGTGTAAATGATCCATCCCTTAAAGAAAGGCTTGAAAAGCTACTTACTAATCCTGCTGTTCGTCAGTATCCTAAGACTGAAGAGTTCATGCGTTCTCTCCTTGAACAATTTAATGCACGGGGTTCGCTTTCGACTAATCAAGTTAGATGCATCGAAGATAACGAAAAGAGGTATTCCGATGATGCTTTGCAAGAGAATGCTGCCATTATCAAAGCATGGCAAGCATCGTATGATGAGGACAAGCGAACAAAGATGCGTCTCATTGCCAAGTGGTACAAGGATATGGCTGCAGCCGGAAGCCAGCCCTATTATTATCGTGATACCTGCGAAAAGGTACTCGCGGAAGAAAGTTATATCCCTTCCGAGCAGACTTATGAAAAGATCGTGAATAATAAATATGCACAGCGTTATCTTGAACAATTGGCTTCTAAACCAAAGTTTAACAATGGTGATGCTGTTGTGTTGACTAATGTTGGAAAAAATTCTTTTGTTGCTGGCAAGCACAACGATAATACTTTTATTATTATTGAAGTTACCAATAAAGTTCGTGCTGCTGCTGGTTCACGTTCTTATTCATTGCTGCCTATTGGTGATGATGTTTTGATCAATATTGAAGAACGATACTTGAAGCTGTCACGATGAATAGTTATTCACTTGGTAATCCTCCACCAGTAAAGGTGGGGGATCTTCTTTTTCTAAATCTACCCGATGAAGGTGGGTTTGGTATTATAATTGATCTTTATGAAGCCAGATATAAAGGTAAGATGACTAAAATGATGAAAGTATATTGGCCAACGCGATTGAATGTTTTTCAAGACCACGATATTAATCTTGTTGCTTGGTCTACACTAATTCAATACCACGGCAATCAATAAAATGTTTAAAGTTGGTACCCTTATTTATGATAATTGGGATGAAGAATGGGGAGTAATTGTAAAAATAGAAAGAGAAACAAAAGAGCAAACCTGGTATAAAACTGTTTGGTGTGAATCGGTAGATCATACGCTCAGTTGTATAGATCTTGAAGACGATAGATTTGAAATATATGAAACAGTATAAAACTGGTACCTTGTTTTCTTTTATAGAGCCTCGTTCTTATTACGAAGGTGAAGAAAAAGATACAACTTTTGTTTTACTGGTTTCTTCTCACAAAGATGGAAATAATATTGGATATAGATTCTATGATACGGCTATAGAAAATTATTATAATTTAGCTGCTACTGATTTAGAGTGGAAGCTTGTTCAAGGATATTGGATACTAGAACATGAGTCGGAAAACTTTTAAAACTGGTACCATCTTTTCTTTCAAGGATTTTGCAGATGATACTTATGATACTCTTGCCTTACTTCTTTCTGGAGGGATAAGTACCGATAGTGGTAAATATTATTATTTATTTCATTTTATGGATGATAGTCAGGAGTTTTGTATATTGGATACTTATCTAGATAGGGATATTAAACGCGGCTATTGGAAGATTGAATATGAGCCAGAATAAGTTTAAGATTGGTGATCTTATATGCTTAAATTTCTCTAGAACATTCGCTGATATTAACAGTGAATATTTTTCCTTTACAAAAGGTCAACTTTTTCTTATCATTTCTAAAAATATACAATCAAAGAACAGACTTCTTCATGAGTATACAATTCAATCTATCAGTGGTTCATATATTGAGATGTATACCGATGTTCTAGAGGATGCATTTTCTATAGTAGAATAAAACATATGCCGCCAAAATATAGAGTATTATCGATTGAGACTGGCAGAGTATTTTATGAGTCAGCCTCATTTCAAGAGCTTATACAAATTGTAGATATTCCGGCTTGTGAACATATGGCTGTCATAACAGCAGAAATAGGGCAGGAATTAATCTATAACATTAAACCTGTTGTTTCAACAATAAAAATTAAAGTTATTAAAATATCTTAGTTTTTATATCTATGGCATAGAACGTTCTTATCTGTTGACGATAGGATCGATCCATGCTATGCTGACTTCCCCGGCAAACAAAGGAGATCACCGTGGTCTATCGTAGAAGCGTGCACTGTCGTTGGTGCGGTGGTACTGGACATAATCAGCGAGGATGCCCTAAACTAAAAGAACAGGCACGACAAAATCCAAATAGTTATGCAGCACAAAAAGTGGCTCATCATGCTTCTTCAAATACTACCAAAAGGTGTGGTTATTGTGGTGAAACTAGCCACAATAGAAAGACTTGCAAGAAGCTCATCGTAGATTATTCACAAGCTATTGCAAAAAATGCAGAATATCGAAAGAACCTCTTCCAGAAAATGTGTAAAACTGGATTTGGTATCGGTGCTCTTGTTGAGCCTAGGTACGATAGCCATATGGCTATTATCACAGAAATTAATTGGGATAGAATCACTTATCACGAAAATAGTGATAGTATTACGCTTGATGCTAGCCAATACACTCGTTATCCCATTAAATTGGAAAAGTTCTCTAAACTAGAAAGCACCGCCGGTTATAATGATTACTATATGACACTTCTTTCCGGTGTAAGTGAAGAGATGGTTATTACCCAGATTCCAGAAGATTGGTTCTCTGGTAAGAGCAGTCACATAGAAGAAAGGTTCTTTCCAAAGAAGTAAAATTTAAATCACTTTTAGCCCACTTAATAAGTGGGTTTTGGTGTATATGCATTTCCAAGTTGGCGATCTTATTGTTGTTCGTAATAGCCATAGAATTGCACTGGTTACTGATATTGTTCAAGGACAACTGTTTCTATTTTGGCAGGATAGTTTAAAGACTATGCCTTTTTCAGTTAACGTTGCTGTAAGCCTGATTGAAAAAGGAAAATGGGCTATATCAAAGGAAACTTAATGAAGTGGCATTTGACCAACTACAATATCGGTGATATGTTTATTGATACACGCCACAAAGAAGGAACTAGAAGTTTCCTTCTTATTGACATAGACGAGGATGATAAAGATATATATTACACTTTCTATATCTCTCCCGATGGTAAAGAAGATGTATTCTCTGGAAATATTTTAGAGTATTTTGTTCGTTATCACATTTATGTCCATTATCCTTTGGTGGAGTAATGAAATATCAAGTTGGTGATCTTATCGAATATTCTCGTAAGCTACCCGACAATACACAAATCAACGGTGTTGGTATTGTTTATGCCATTCACGATATTACAGATGGTATTTATGATACAACACAGAGAACTGTTTATGAGATTCTTTCTACTTCAGCGGAGAGTAATCCTATTGTAAAGTCTCATCAAATGAGAAAGATTAAGTAAAATGTATAATGTTGGTTCACTCTTACACTATCAAATTGATTCTTTCATTAGTCAAGAAGAACTCAGAGAAGTCAAATGTCAAAAAGGTGATTTATTTTTAGTTATCAGAGCTGATAAACATCATGCTTATCTTGTTCATCAAAATACTTTATATAGCAGTTATTGGGTAGTCCGTACTTTAGATAGATATTTTAAAGCGGTGATATAGATGACAGAAAAAAAAGATTTAGAAATAAAGATAGGAGATTTTTTTCTGTCTGGCGGTGATGTTCTTGTATATGTCTCTGGGTTTTCGTGCGGTCCTTCACCTCTAAAAGAAAATAATGGATATGCAGAGTTTTATGGTTTAACTTTTTTAAATGGGAAGCCACAAGGTAAAACAACTTGGATAGAAAAAGAAGATATAGTTAAACTATTAGATGAGGGAGTTTGGGAATTTGTACTAATAAATTAGGCTTATGTGCTTAGTGTCTACATAGTGAAGCGGATGATCTGTGATAGATCACCCTGAACTAAATAAAACTGCCGTAGTTTCAAGCACTTAGGTGCGCTCGGCGATGGTGCTTGACGCTTTGCCCGATCCGTGTTAGAATGTGCTGGTGGCTCGCATGGTGCGATTCACGGTCAAACAATAACGTAAGAGGTTCGCATGTCCTTTGGTCTTTCTGTTGACTTTGCCACTTTCAATCGCATTATTCCTTCGGTTATTGCAGAAGCAAAGCCGATTCTTATTCGTGGTCGTCATGGTATTGGTAAGTCCGAACTTGTGTATCAGGTTGCACGAGAACTCGGCATGCCGGTTGTTGAACGTCGTGCATCACAGATGACGGAGGGCGATCTTGTTGGTCTGCCTTCGATTAATGGTAATCGTACCTCTTTCAATCCGCCGGATTGGTTTAAGGAGGCTTGCGAGCATCCCGTCGTTTTGTTTCTTGATGAGGTTGATCGTGCAACCATCGAGGTTCGTCAGGGTATCTTTGAGCTTACTGATTCTCGTAAGCTGAATGGTCATGTGCTTCACCGTGGCACTCGTATCTTTGCTGCTGTTAACGGCGGTATGCACGCTGCACAGTATCAGGTTGGTGAGATGGATCCGGCGGAACTTGATCGTTGGTCTGTCTTTGACGTTGAGCCTACTATCGAAGATTGGCTTGCTTGGGCTAAGGATAATGTCCACAGTGTTATCTGGGACTTTATCAATAATCATCGCAATCATCTTGAGCATAATAATGGTGATTTTGAGCCAAACAAGAAGTATCCTTCACGACGTTCTTGGAAGCGTTGCAATGATGTAATGCAGCATGCTGGTCTGTTGACTGGCGAATACAGCAAGGATATTATTCCTCTTTCTGCTGCATTTATTGGTTATGAAGCAGCCATCGAACTTGGTAGTTTTATTCAGAACTATCAGCGAATCGTTACACCGGCTGATATTATTGATAATGGTAAGTTCAATCTTGTTGAGAAGTTTGCTCTCAATGAGCATATTCAGCTGATCGATAAGATGGATGCTTGCAAGGTTTTGCAGGATAAGCTGACTACTGAACAGATCACTAATCTTGCTACCTATTTGTTTATGCTTCCTTCAGAAGCCACAATGAAGCTGTGGAAGAATGTTGGTCGTCCCCCCGCTCCAAAGGATAACACTATTGCACTCCACAAGGCTGTGATTAATGGTGTTAAGGTTGGTGATTATATCACTAAGCTGCTTTCTGATGTAGCTACCAAGAAGTGATTAACTGTGAGGGGTGATACATTATTAGTGTATCACCCTTCACTTATTATAAATAAAGTCAAATTATGCTTAAAAAGACACTATATACTAATATGACCAAGGAGAAAGACGTTTCAAGCTCTTTTTGGCAAGATAAGATAAATATTATCGAATCATGGCTAGCCAAGCGTGGCTATAAAGTCATTCGTGGTAAAACAAAGCATATAGTTGATAGTGTAGACTTTGAAATGAAACTAGTCTTTCTTTCAGAAAGATCTAAGTCACATAATCAGCTTTTCAGCATACTTCATGAGTGTGGCCATATTCTAAATCGCGATAAGAACTTCAATAAGAAGTATAAAGCACTTGAAGCTGCCGATAAAGATCCACGTAAATTGAAAACTATGCGCTTCCTTATTGAAGAAATAGAGGAAGAAACAGAAGCGTGGCGTCGAGGTGAAACATTAGCCAAGAAACTTAATATCGATATTGATACAGATCAGTATTATAGTTATGCCGCTAAATTTCTTATGACATATGTTGTTACTGCTGCAAAAGGTAAAGGTTATCTTATTCAGTAAACAAGAACATTTTTAGTATTATATACAAACTCCAGCCAACACTTGACTTCTGTGCCCATCGTGCTATAATGACGATGGGCAGAGACTATTCAGCAGATCACACTATAAAAGGAAGTTAATCATGACCACTGGTTTTGATCTCAATATGCACATGTTCCGCTTGCTTAAGAAGGAACCATTTTTTGCTGCAATCTCACGTTGTATTAGTAAGATTCCTTCTACTGCTGTTCCTACTGCCGGTGTGCGGGTTAATCCTGATTCTGGCTACTTCGAAATGATGTATAATCCAGAGTTTTTTGATTCTCTTGGCAATGGTGATCCAGAACGCCAACAGGTTGAGATTCTTGGTGTATTGAAGCACGAGTTTTATCACTTGCTTTTCGAACATGTGACTGGTCGTTTGCCTGAAGATGGTATGAATAGAAACTGGAATATCGCAACCGATCTTGCGATTAATTCTTTTATTGCTGATGAACTTCCTGCATTTGCAGTTATTCCCGGTCGTTCTTATACTGATCCAAAGACCGGCGAAACTAATAATATGTTTGCAGATATGGAGCCATACCTTTCTGCAGAGCAATATTATAAGATTATCAAGGAGAAGAAGGAAGAAGAACAAGAAAAGAATGGCGGAAAGGGTCAACCACAATCTGGTGATGGTATGCCTGACTCTCTTGATAGTCATGATGGATGGGCTACAGAAGGAGGCGACAAGGTTGATTCTGTAACTCGACAGATTGCTTCTGAACGATTGAAGGAAGCTATTCAGGACGCTGTTGAAGAAGTAGTAAAGGAGGGTCGCGGTTGGGGTTCTGTTTCACATAAAATGCAGAAGCAGATTATGGATTCTATTAAGTCTCAACTTGATTGGAAGTCTATTCTTCGCTATTTTGTAAAGACTTCGCAAGCTGCTGATCGTTCTAACTCGATGAAGAAGATCAATCGTCGTTATCCCTATATTCATCCGGGTCGAAAGACTGCTCGTACTGCCCGTATTGCAGTTTCGATTGATCAATCTGGTTCTGTGCATGATGGTATGCTTGCTGCTTTCTTTGCTGAACTGAATAAGCTGGCCGAGATTGCAACATTTACTGTTGTACCATTCGATGATGCCGTTTATGAAGAAAAGGTCTATGAATGGAAGAAGGGTGCAAAGCATAAGCGTGAGCGCGTTCTTTCTGGTGGTACTAACTTTGATGCACCTACTGACTATGTGAATAAGAATAGCTTTGATGGCCACATTGTTCTGACTGATATGTATGCACCAAAGCCAAAGGCTAGTAAGTGTCAGCGTATGTGGATGACCACGGAAGCGTGTGCTCGTTCACCATATTTCCAGACGAATGAGAAGATTATTGCTATTCCTGATAAGGACTGTGCAGACGGTTGATTTATTATAAAGAAGGGTGGTTTTACGCCACCCTTCTTTGTATTTATACATGATGCCAAAAACGCACACAAGACATAAAAGAAACTCCTTTCAAAAAGGTGATTTAGTTGAATATGTTGGTCGAGATCCTTTAGAAAGAGGAATAGGTGTAGTATTAGAAGAAATATCTCAAACTGAATGGTATCCAACGTGGGATATAGAAGATTGTGATTTAAATGAAAATAATCTTTCTTTTGTGCGAGTTTATTGGCAGAATCTAGATAGAGAAGAGACACTACATAAAGCCAGAATAAGGCGCATAGCAGATATTGTTGTAATAAGTAAAAATGCCAAAAACAAAAAAGGATAATCTTCTAAAAAAGGTACATAGAGGAAACCATTTTTCTAGGAAAACTCAACCTATTTTTGTTGGTGATTTAGTTAGAGCTGATATATATCTGTCTGATCCTAATCTATTAGGACTTATTGTAGAAGTTTTTACTTTTGAACAAGAATGGTATGCCAGAATATACTGGCAAAATGGTCATACTACAACAGTAGTATCCAGTTTTTTATATATTGTTTCTGGCATCGAGGATTAAAAGCTAATATGTCTGATGCAAATGATAAAACAATTGTTGAGGTTAGATTTAGAGTGTATATGTATGATGATATTAATGATATCAGACACGTTATCAAGATACCAATTTCATATTTTGAAGACTTAGAAGATTTTGGTATTTCATTTATAGAAAACAATGAGTATGAGATTGAAGATTTAATGCTCGATACTTTAAAGTATTTAACAGCATTAGAAATAAAACAGCTAGTCAGTTTTGGTAAGAGAATCGATAACCACGAGTAAGCTAATGATTCTAGATCTAACCAAAGGCAGCTACTATCTTATCGATACTCGATACGAGAACTTTGAAACAGGAGAAGAATACATTGTAAGAAACCTTTATTTTATTTTAGATGAAACATTTCGTGATTATGAAGAGGAAGTTATTAATCCTCGTAAAACGCAACGTACTTTCCACGTTTTTGATGTGTATGAAAATTTTACTACTTTCTTGCGAACTCAAGGTATTCGTAGAATCCTAAAAGAAGGAGCCAAACTAGAATGATAACAAAAAAAGATGTTTTTAAATTTATATTATTTGAGAATCCTTCCACAGATAAAAGAGAGATATATAAGATTCCAATAAAAGTATATGAAAATGTCATCGAAGGTAAAACCAATAAAAGTATCATATTGACAAACCTATTGGATGGTGAAGAAATAGTATTTGGTGGTAGTGCTTTAGAATATCTAATAAACAACTCAGAAGTGTATTAAGTGTAGGCTGATCTCTCCAGCAGATAAGCAGATCACTGTAAACAAATAAAAACACGAGCAAGATCAGGCACTTAGGCCCGCTCGGTGATGGTGCTTGACGCTTTGCCCGATCCGTGTTAGAATGTGCTGGTGGCCACGGTGGCCAAACGGAACAAAGCCCGTTATGCTTTGTATTATAAAGTGGAGTAGTTATGGTACAGACCGCTGTTGTTTCTAGTGTTTCTCGTATTTTCAATAACCCTGACTTTTCTGGTGAGACTCTTACTATTAATGATATGCTTGAACTTTCCGGCGTGTCTAAGGCTACACTTATGAAGAAGCTGGCAGCAGCTAATCTTACTCCTGTTGGAAAGCAGGTTTCTGGTGGTCGCGGCCGGCCGTCTGCCCTTTATGATCGCGATAGTTTTATGGCTGCTATGTCTTTGACTGTTCAGCCTATTGTTGATACCAATGAAGCTGACGCTGTTGCAGAACCTATGAATGATGTGGGTGAGGTTCGTACAATGACTGTAGACGAGATCAATGCTGCACTCGCAGATTCAGCGTGAATATATAAAAAAACAAAATAGAAATAGTTAACAGAATATAGCCAGTATGATAAAGTCATTCTGGTTATTGCCTAGTAGCTCAGTCGGTAGAGCGTTTGACTGTTAATCAAAATGTCCTTGGTTCGAACCCAAGCTAGGCAGCAAAAAAACAGTTTATCCGTTCTGTAAAAACGGATATTTGGATTGATAGCTCAGATGGTAGAGCAGTAGACTTTTAATCTATTGGCCGTGGGTTCGATCCCCACTCAATCCACCAAAACAAAAGTTAAAAAAGGATATATGTGAGACTCGTAACCAAGCGTTCGATTGAATGTCTTTTTATTGGCAAAAACTATAGCTCAAAAAATACAAAAGTTATTGGTGATAGGCTCTATCTTTGGGATACACCGATTATTGAAGTAAGAGATGATGGTGTTTATATTCAGACTGGTGGCTGGAATACGAGCACTACAAAAGAAAGACTAAATGGACTTCCTGGAGTTAGAGTATATCATAAGAAGCACATTCTTCATCTTAATGGTGTTCCTTGGAATGGAAACTGGTCTAAGGTAGATACAAACTTTTTCCTCTGATTAAGAGAAATAGGAGATAATATGGATAAGCAAGTTATCAATGGTGTTATTTCTATGATTAATAGTTTTGATTGTCTGCATATGCGTCAAACTTTCTTAAATCTTCAAGAAGATGAAAATAGCACAAATGCACAGCTTGTGCAGGATGCACAAAACTGGAATGCATACCTTGATACATATTGTGCTATTTATACCCATCTCAATAGAAATATTCCAGTTCTTTGATATATAAAGAGTGCCCCATCTAATGGGGCTTCTTATATTTTAAACACACAACAAACAAGAGGTTATAAAATATGATTGCAAAGTCGCGTGAAGAACAGAATATGGCTATCATCGAGATGCAAAAAGAGATTATCAGTGAAAACTTTGTTGGTATTGATTTTTCTTCTATGTGTCCAGCTTATACTTTGCAACTTCTGACTGAAGAAACTGAAAATGTTGGTGGTTTTGGAATCTTTGTTAAGGGTGAGTGGTAAGCGAGATAAGAAAAGGATGTTTATAATAATTGAAATAAACAATCTTGAATTACTAGATATGCCATATTCAGATTATGCTAGCATACAACACCTTTTTAGTGATGATGATTATAAACTTCAAAGAAGAATATTTTATCTGAGGGATGAAAAATACAAGTATCTAGAACAGTATCCAAATCTAGATCACTACTATATAGTAACAGATCTACTGATAGATAAGACTTATGGTCTATATACAGATGGTTTAGAAAAACTAATCAAATATGGTACCATATTAGACTAGAAAACAAGGTTAAATATGTATCTATTGGTTAATGATATGTATATAAGTGTAACTGGTATTCTTTATGGCAGAGAAGGTGAAAGAGTTATACTTTATAATCCAGCATCCTATCACTATATAACAAATCCAAAAAACAAGATTAATAGCACCAAGTTTACAGATATACTTTCTGGAAAAGAGATTAATCTAGGTGTAATAGTGTTAGAATCTCTTGCTACCAAAGGTACCCTATTTTAAGTTCCCGAGAACACAAGAATTAAATATGTTTATTCTACTTGAAGGACCAGTCTCAATAGGTGAGTTATCATTAAAAACACAAGAAAGAGCAATCTTTTTTATAAAAGAGAATGACAAAGAAGATATTGAAAACAATATACAAAAAACAGTTGCAGTATATCGGATAATCAATAGTTTAACAGATAGATCATATTTCCTATATGCATGGCAAGTTAAACTGGTAACACTAAGTGGTATCATCCTTCAATAGTATCCCTGAGATAAGGACACAAAGATATAAAACTAGCCTTTATTGAAGGACAGGTTAACTATAGCACCATCCTATAATCCTGCCGAGACAAGAAGAATATAATATGTTAATCCTACTAGATGAACATGTTTCTATAGAAGGTCATATCTTCTCAGGCGCTAAAAAGGATAGACTTTTACTATTCTTTTCAGGAAGCTATAAAGAAACCCTAAAAAAAGATTCCAGAAAAGAAGGGTACACCTTTCTAGATCTATTGTCTGGTAATACTGTATATGTATCCAATCATCAGTTAACCCTATATAAAGGGAATGTAATAGAAGATTAAACCTGCCCAAAACAGTCACTTAAAAAAGTGTCCACTTCTCCCTTTTTGTTTCCGTAAATAGCCGGCTACACGGTAGATATAATCTAGTAAAAAAAAACACCAGCCGTAGCTGGTGGGAAAGTTAAAAAGTGGTGGTGGAGGGTGGGTATTAAATCACTATACCACAAACAGATCAATACAAATTAAATAGTGTACCATTTTAGAAAAAGAATAGAAAAAGAGAAAAAAGATAAAAAAAAGATAAAAAAGTTTATATTTTAAAATACAAGCTTGTTAGTACCCTATAGGTTTAACCTGTATATAGAATATATGCTGCAGCTAGATTACTAGAATCATCATGGGATAGGGGAGAAACCGTATAAAACGGTATAGAAAAAGGTGTTCCGCAGTAGGAAGCCGTTTTATAGATATTGGCTAGAAAAGTGTATTTTTAAATCATTCAGAGATAGGGAGAAAGTCGAATAAAAGGCTATAAAAAAGGGTGCTCCGCATCCGGAAGCCATTTTATAAATATTGGCTAGAAAAGCCGGTTCAGGAATCATGCTGGGATAGGAGAGGATCCTTATAAAAAAGGATAGTGATCTCTCCGGGATCGATTAGAGATCACGTATAATAAATGAAAAGCCCCCATATATCGCGGGTTTAGCATCGCGGGCAGTCTGTGCTTGACTTTCCTGCCGGTTCTGCTATAATGCCCCTATGACGAACGCACTCACCGCTGAAACCCTCGCAATGCTTCAGGATGCAATCACTACCATTGGTAGCATGAGCCGTGGGGAGGTTGCTGGTTTGAGTGACAGTGATCTTGATATGCTGACTGATCAGGTTAACTATATTGTTTCTGTTGCTAAGACTGAGAAGGCTATTCGTCAGCGGCAACGTGATGATCAGGTTATTAAAGATAGAGAGATGGCTCGCAGGAATATGTGCCAGACGATTAACGATACAGTTAATCGTGTTCACTCCCTGCAGGAATATGGTTTGCTCGTTAACCTTGCCGGTCTTATGGCATATGCCAAAAAGAAAAACGATATGGGCTTCTATGCACTTCAGAATAAGATCGAAGATATGCTGGAAAAGCATGATCTTAATGATCCTCGTGTTATTGCCCATCTGGTGAATATGGCTAGCTAGTTTCTTTCTATATAGAATCGCCACTTTTTCCCTTAAGGGAGGTAGATATATGAATCTGGCAGACGCAACCCCTTTTGTTACACTTTCGGATGGTGAGACTTGGGATGTAGTTTCTGGTGTGCAGGTTTCTTTTCTTACTTGGGAAGGTGAGGGTGAAGTTTTTGATTCTGGTAGGATTGATACAGTAGAACCAGAACATGTTCTGGCCACAGTATCTTTACGGGAACTGGTGGAATGCTGGTTGCAAAAGAATAACAGTTAACCGGAAGAATAAAAAAGAAGGTGAACGGGCGTGGGTGCCTGTTTTCTATATAGATTATTCAACCGGTGAGGATTAAAGATATGGAATATCTCTACGTTCAGGATGGTTATTATGATATCCCCGATCATCACTTTTCAGAAGTGCACTATGATATCGATGGAAAAAAGCAAGGTCAAGAAAAAGTATCATCTGGTACCGTACTTATCCTACCACTTTCACCATACTGTGATGATGATCTGCCATATTAACTTTTATATCTGATCTCGTCAGTTAACTGCGCAGATCAGATATAATGAAAGAAAAAGCCCTTTTTTCAACCGGTTACAGCCGCACACATTCCCGCTTGACTTTCCGGCGGGCTTGTGGCATAATGTGCCTATGACGAAAGAAACCCGCTCCCTTGCCAATGGTGCCGCTTCTGAATGTATCTGCCGCCGATGTGTTTCGCCCGGTTCTCTTTGGCGTCGACATGTTAAGATTGCAACACGGCGTGGCATCCGTCACAGTGAAAAAAGACATGTTCAGGCCAGCATGCTGGGCCTTTGATATAACGTTAACGTTAACTCTTTCCTAGGAGATATATCATGAATAAGCCTAAGCTGCCCGGTTATATGATGACAACGCGCCCACACTATCTCGATGGTAAGCCGGTTATCTGGCAGACCCTTGAACGTATCAAGCTGGGCCGGACTGTCGAGATCTATCGTAAAGAGCACAGTGGACATGTGATGCGCGTTTCACCGTGTGGCAATATTGCAATGGTCAAGCAGCATGATGCTATTGTGGAAGTCGATGTGTGCGAGCTTTCCACCGCTTTTTGATCAAGCTACTGCAGAAGATTAAGTATATACCAACCGGCCTATAGGCCGGTTTTTTGTTATTCTATTCCTGCAAGAGCAGTTAGCGAGAGTATATAAAAAAAGTATCGATAGCTATAGCTAGAGGTATCACGTGATCTCTCCTTAACTGTTACAGATCAGATATAGTGATCTCCCGGTGATCTCTCCCAGATCACATACACTAAAAAAATTAACCCTCTTTTCAGGCACTTACGCCGGCAGCATCGGAGGGCTTGACTTCCTTTTCAGCCCGTGCTATAATGTGCTGGTGGCGAGCGGGTGACGGTAACCGCTAGCTGCTTTCCTAACCTAACCGTCTTGTTCGTGATAAGAGGTATATACTATGACCAACGTCAACACCGCTCGCAAGGCTATTGTTTCTGCCAAGGATATTGCCCTCGCTGTTGTCACTGGCGGCGCTAGCAAGGTTCGTGATCTGCACAATGGTACCGGCTTCACCGCAAAGACCCTTGACGGTGCTATTGCACTGTTTGACGGTACCGAGCATGGCAATACTCTGGCTGCTCTGCGTAGCGAACTTTTCTCTACTGTTAACAGTGGCGTTCGCGGCCGTAAGCCTGCTACTGTTGGCGCAACCCGTGAATACACTGTGCAGGAAGTCGGCGAGACTGGCGCTTTTGTTCGTCTGCCCGTTGGTCTGCTTGGTCTGGTCAAGGGTGACAAGGTTTCTGTGACCTTTGACGATGGTGTTATCTCTGTTGTCCGCGCTTGACTGTTAGGATTGATACATAGTCTGTCGGCCTATCTGGCCGGCAGATCAGCAATAGCATAATGCCCCACCCTAACAAGGTGGGTTTTTTTATATTTAAAAATAAGCAAAGCCAATAAAATAAATATATAAAAATGGTGGTAGGTGCCCCCCCTCCCCCCTATATACCGGAATCTAAGTACCAGTGGTAGATATAGTATATACTGGCGGCTAAGTACGCGCAAGAAATACCGGCCAAATTTTTGGAAATTTTTTTAACACACTGTGTTAAAGGGGTAGGCAGAAAATTTTCTGGAAAAATTTTAGGCACTAAGCACCAATATAGGCATTTAATAGTTTTAATAGTTTATTAAGGCTAATATAGGCTATAATAGGCTTATATAAAAAATAAAAAATTAACCGGTTAGTAAGCTTAAGATAGAATGCTTAATTTAAACAGCATAGGAAGGGCTGTGGCATACAAGTTAGCCGTATATCGGCCTAGGAGGATATAAGCCCCTATAATGCATCCTGTTGCTTTGCAGGGCTATATAGATAGTGTGGTAGAGTTAGCATATGCAAGGCAGATTATCTGCAGTTTATATTAGGCAGGCTATCTGCTTTAAAATGCATAAAAATAGAGAAAAAAATTAACCGGTTAAGTAAAAAACTAATTAAATGGGTACTAGTGCCACTATATAATAACATAATGGCTGAAATTTGCAAATTATAGCAGCCTGTTAACGTTAACAAGAGGATTTATAAATGAAAATAAGTAAAGATAAGCTTAAAAGGATAATCAAGGAAGAACTTGATAAGGTTATGAAGGAAGGCGTTGGTCATGTATTTGGTATGGATTACTTGAGTGGTAGACATAAAGGTCTATTTGATCAAGCAATTCAGCAGCTGAATAAAGCAAAACAAAGTGGCGAAGACTTCGCAAGAGTTAATATTTCAGGCATGCAATTTATATTAAAAGGTGGTGATGAAGGCGCAACTGTACAATATGTTGGTTCAAAACCTGGAATTTATGTTGAAGGACCAAAAGTACCACGCTTTTCAATTGAAGCAATCGATGATAAAGGAGATAAATTTTTAGCTCAACTAAGTGCCGGTAAACAAGAATTTTATCAAGATCAGGCAGCTGCTCAAAACAAACAAATACAAAAAATATATGAAGGTGGCCTTGAAGAAATAAAAGGTGAGAAAGGTCGCGCACTTTCCAAATTCAAGGGCAGCTGGGCACGTACTTTGGGTCACCAAGATACAACAGGTGCCGGTGACGTTGGTAGTGTTATTAAAAATATCAGAATGGCTAATGATGAGCGTGATGAAGAAGAAGACGATATATATGGGCCAACAGTAACCAAAGATGAAATAATCGATGATTTGTTGGTTAATCTGGAAATCGATCCACAAAGCAAACTAGCTATCGATCTCAGAAGTGCTTTAAAAGCAGCTGCAAAAGAAAATTCAGTTAGAAATGCAGAAAAAGTCGCTGATATTCTTCGCGGCGGTTCTGGTGAAATGCATGGTGATCTATTAGCACAAAGAAAGCCGGCCAATATAACTCAAAAAGGCAAAGCCAGTAAAGATAGCATCAAAGGGCTTAAATATTTAATGTCTCGTGCAGCTGGACAAGGTGGTCTTAAAGAAGAAGAACTTGATGAAGTAAAAGCACATGGTGGAGCCGAAGAAAAAGGCGAACACAAAGGTGAAACCGCAGCTGAAAAAGCAAAGCACGAAAAAGGTGAAAGTGCTGCCAAAGAAAAAGAAGAACACGATAAGAAAAAAGATAAGAAAAAAATGGAAGAGGCTCAAGTAGAAGAACTTCGTGAATCATTCCGTAGATTTACAAAACTTCCAAAAGCTGTATTAAAGGACTGAAATTAATTTGATCCGGATACAAATTAAGGCACCCTTAACAGGGTGCTTTACTTTTGGCAGCTGCCGTGGTAAACTGCTGCTCCAACTTGGAGTACTCCTGTGACCCGTTATTATGAAGAAATAGATATTGATAATCCAGCAATTGGTACCGGTGAAGATATCTTGCTTTTTTTAAAAAATAAAAGTTCTATTGGACAAGAATTACTTGATGCTATAGAAAACAATGATTTAGAAAAAATGTGCCTGCTTTCTTCAAAGTTAGGTCGCATTGGCTATACAACTCATGAGTTAGAGATATTTTTTGATTTTGTATTTAATCATTTCCGGAAAGAAAAAAAAGTTGGATCACGTGAGAACACTGCTTGACAAAGCGATGGATCTCTGCTAAGATAGGTGAACAACGGGTGCAATTAGCGGCCCGCTTTTTATAAAAAGGATTTAATTATGCGTTTTATTCTAACTTTCTCACTTCTTGTTGGTCTTGCTGCAGCTTGCCAACAGAAAGATACAGTCGAAGCAGCCCCAGATGCCTCAACTGTAAGTCAAGATGTTGTAGCTGGTGAAGTTCCAACTACTTCAACCGAAGTAGGCTCAAACACATCTACAGCTGCAACACCAACATCAACCACCGTCGTAGCACCGGTTGTTAATGTTGATAGTGCTGTAACAACTGCTGATACCGGCAAGTCTAGTTCATCAGCTGTTACTGGTGTTTCTGAAACACGGTGACTAATTATTAGTACGGACCAACAATAGGTCTGTAAAAGTAATAAGTAACCACATCTACACACCAACATAATATATTCAAAACTTAATATGGGGACCACCGAAAGGTGGTCCCCTTTATTTGTTTATATAAAGTTTGCCAAATTTATAGGAGTTAATAATGGCTTTGGGCTTGTGCTGTCAATGGATTGAACCAAAAAATAAAAGAAATGGTTTAATTGAATATAAAAACATTATTAATGAAAAAAGTCTACAACTTGGCTCTTTCAAAAGTGGAAAATATCCACTAACACGTATTTCATCTACCTATCATAATAATGTTGATGAACATATTAAAATTGTACAAAAACTTGTAGAAAATAATATTAAGTCATTCCGACTTTCTAGTAGTCTATTTCCACTATATGAATTTAATATTTCAACAATTCATAATGACCAAATTTTATGCCGTAAACTAAAAAAACTTGGCGACTTGTTTAAACAAAACGGAATTCGTGTCACAACACATCCCGGCCAATTCACTATTATTAATAGTGATGCAGAGCACGTTATTAAAAATTCAATCAATGAACTCGCATATCATGCGTGGGTCTTTGATCAAATGGGACTCCCTGAAACTCCGGAGGCTGCTATTAATATCCACGGTGGAAAGCGCGGCAACAGTTCTAAACTAATTGAAACAATCAAAATTCTACCTGATAATATTCGTAACCGGCTAACACTCGAAAACGATGAGCGTTGTTTTTCAGTCAAGCAACTACTGCACGTGCATAAAGAAACCGGTACACCAATTGTCTTTGATTCACATCATCACCAGTTTAATCAGGACGGCTTTAGTTGTGATGAGGCGTGTTCATACGCATCTCTTACTTGGAAACGCGATGGAGTGGATTATAAGCCGCTACAGCATCTCTCTAATACAGAACCGGGAATGGAAAAAGGTTCTTTTCCAGAGCGTAGGAAACATAGCAACTATATTCACTATGTACCAGATTGTCAATTACAGCTTTCACGTCTAGATTTAATTGATTTAGATATCGAAGCAAAAATGAAAAATCTTGCAATATTTAAAATGAGGAAAGATTTCTCTATTAAAGTATGATTAAAAAAATAAAACAATTATACAACATATTAAAATCTGAGATTATTCGGGTTAAAGTTGATAATTGTTTTTATAAATGTTCCTTAAGTACTAGTTGTGCTATTCCGAACTATAAGCAAGAAAAACCGATTTGGTTAATTTCTGTTTTTTGTTTTGATACATTTGAAATAGAATATTATTGGATAGAATCTGAAGAAGAATTGGCAGAATATTTAAAACTTCTTAATTTAAATTGTCTTACTTATGAAGTAAAACAGTATTGTATCAATAAATAAACAGTATTTTAAAAGAATTAATAATATGTCTAATTTTAAAATAGGAAATTGGGTAGAAATTACCGGTATCCCGGATCACAAATGGAATCGCTGGTCATTTAATCGCGACTATTATGATAATTTTTCTGGAAAATTTGGAATTATCAAAGATATTCAACCAGATCACAGTGACGATACCTTGATTTTATATAAAATTGGTGTTGAATTCGAAGAAAGTATATCAGATGGCTATTCTATGCTAGCACCGGGAACATATTATGAATGGTTTAAATCTGATCATATTATAATAAGTTCAAAATTTGAGGCAGACAGAAAAACATCCCTATACAAAGCCGGCAACGAACTTCAGAAATGGGAAGATTTTAAGAAAAAAAGTACAAATGATGCATTAAAATCTATTTTTGCACCAGATCCACCACCTAAAAAGTCAGAAAAACCAGTTCCAACTAAAGAAGTAACTCCAAAGGATATTCCAGATGTTCTAGAAACACCAGATTATACTGGTTGGCTTATGGATTCGCGTTCAAATACTATTGATCCAGAAGAATACGATATTAATCTATTAGATTTCTTAAATCCAAATGATCCAGACTTCTATTCTGGTGATTGATGCATATTTAAATATGTGTCTATTTTAATACAAACCGATATTCTGTCAATTGGTGATTTAATTTTTTATCATGGGCCACCAATTTTAAATCCAAGAGATTGGGGACGAATCATATCTCATAACAATGGCCTAATTAATCAGGATGATATAGGAATTGTAATTTTATGTGATAACTTTCTTAAAATTGCAGACATTTACTTTCAAGAAAGCGAAATAGAAGTATCAAGATTATCATATAAATACTTAATTCGTGTTGAATAACTAATAAACCTCGCCTATTTATACAGGCGAGGTTTTTTTATTTATGTCCTATAAACTGTTGGTTGAAAGTTGGAGAAAATTTTTGAAAGAAAATGAAGAAGCAAGCCTTTCCGACCTAGATAATAAATTTGATTCTGCACATATAGTTATTAAAAATAATAATGGAGCTGTTTTACTTCTCAAACGTTCAGAAAGTGATGAATGGATGCCCGGAAAATGGAGTTTACCGGGTGGCGGGAGAAGAGAAGAAGAAACTCTTATTCAGGCTGCGATAAGAGAGATAAAAGAAGAAACCGGTTTAAATGTAATGCCGGAAGATCTACAATTTTTAGAAGATATTAGTCAAAAACAAGACCACGCATTTTTTTTAACCAATAAAGCAATCGGTACAGTCAAACTTGATAGTGAAAATAGTGAGTTTATCTGGGCCGATGTAAATAAGTTAGTTCCAAGAGATTGTGTACCAGATTTAATACAAGTTTTGTCTTCTGTTTCATCGATGAAGGAAGAAAAACACGTAAAAATACCAAAAGATTTTGAAAAACGACCGTTTATAAATAAAATAAAAGGCGGTGTTGGAGATAATAGCAAACCAAGTGATTTTGAACCAAAAGAATTGCGAAAAGGCATTGAACATGAATTAGAACATACAAAAGATCCACAAGTTTCTGCCGATATTGCTCGTAATCATCTTTCTCAATATGAACACTATTATAGTGAATTAGAAAAGATGGAAAAGAAACTCGAAAAAGATGAGAAAGAGGATAAAAAATGAAAATAAAAATTAAGAAACCAAAAATGAGTGAAAAAGTTAATCCTGAAGGTGTTCAGACTTTTCACTTTGAAGAAAAAGATTGTGGAATGTATGAAGGTACATGTGATGAAGGCGAACTGCATGAAATAGAATTATTTTATGAAGAACGTGAATGTGGTTGTCCAGAACAATTAGAAGAAGCTGAATATCAGGGTAGAAAAGTTTCTCTTAACAAACCAATGCGTGGTGATGTTAAAAAATTTAAAGTATTTGTTCGTGATCCAAAAACAGGTAACGTTAAAAAAGTTAATTTTGGTGATCCAAATATGAGAATCAAGAAAAGTAATCCAGCTAGACGTAGATCATTTCGTGCAAGACACAATTGTGCAAATCCAGGACCAAAAACAAAAGCAAGATATTGGTCTTGTAAGAAATGGTGATTTTTGCCATTAAAAAAACTATTTATCAATATTTGGAGATTTAAAATGAAAGTTAGCAATAAGTTATTAAAACAGATCATTGCAGAAGAATTAAGCCAACAAATGGAAGAAAATTTTCTTCAAAAAGTTGGTCAAACAGTTAAAAGTAAATTTGGTGTTGGAGATGAGTCACTATTAACACCTAAAATAAAAGGTATAATTAATGAATTTGATCAAATTTTAGGTTCTTCGATAATACAATCAAATTATGTTGGTGACGATTTCCACCAAGATTTTGGACTCCTACTAGACCCTCAGAAAATTATTAATATGGGTGCAACTAAAATCCAGCAAATATTTGGACAAGGCTCTGATGTGGAAAGACTTCTTACTGAATTGGCTGATTTAAGTAAGAAAGTACAACAGTTACAGTCAAATGATCAAAAAGTACAATCATTAAAAAGAATTATATCGAATCTCTATGGAGATCAAGGTTTTGCAAAAATTGCAACGGAAATCAATCAATATCTTACACAAAGAACAGAACCAATAAACAATATTGCTGGAAATATTCTGGAAAAATCTAACATTTATAAATATAAAAATAAAGATCTCCAAGAATCACTAAATCGTATAAATAAATTAGCAGGTATCAAAAATAAGTGATTTATGATTGATATCAAGTGGCAACAGTTTCTAGCAGAAGGTACTAAAATAAAAGCCAGATATTGGTCCTGCAAAGCTTGGTGATTTATGCTTAAAATTAAAATAAACGAAGAAAAGAAAAACGAAAAGCAAAATACAAGTGCTGCTGATAAAAATGATAAACAAACACTTGAACGTATAGCAGATAAGCATGTTGGCTATATGGAAATCGATAAAAAAGCAACCGGCTTTTGCTGTAGAGATTGCAAGGGCCTAAATTCAAAAGGCTTTTGTGAAAACGACGATGTTCAAGCGTATGTCTCAGCTGATTATGGTTGCTGCAACTATTTTAACCCAAAAGATGCTTTAATAGTTTTTCCTAAAAAATAATATAGCTATTTATTTAAGATTCTACCGCAAGAAATAAAAATATGGAAATAGAAGTATACCGTTCGATGGATCAAGATATTCCAGTCAGTGCTTTTGATATGTCAAAGGCAGGCTCAGATTTTGGTTTTCATTTTGGAACAAAAGAAAGCGCGATGCATCGTGGACAAGGAAAGCAAAAATACTTTCTAAAAAAATATATATTAAATATATCATCTCCAATTACTCTATCAGACCCTGGAATTTGGAATTTAAAGGAAATTTTTCGTCAACTGATAAGGACTGGAAAAGCTACCAAAGAAGAAGAACAGTCTTTAGTTTCCCTTGCCTCTAAAAATGCCAAAGAAAAAGGCACAGCTATGCCTATAGAACAAAATTTATTATTAGCAAAGTATCTCACAGAAAAAGGATATGACTCTATTGTTTACGAAAACAGAGGAGAGTCTGGCGGGAAAGCTTATATAGTTTGGGATAAAAACAAAATAATAGAAATCAATAGTATTATAAATGAAGCATTAATTGAAAAAATAATTCTTGAAGAATATAAAAATATATTAAAACAAATTAAACTATACCAAAAACCAATACACAAAAAACATAAAAATTTAATAGTAAAATTGCGATCATAGTTGCAGTTATTTTAATGGTTTTTAAAAATAAAGTTACAAACGGTGATTTATGAATGATATCAAATGGCAACAATTTTTAACAGAAGCTGTTAATATAAAAGGCAAAAGCTATATTGGTAAGAAACCAGAAGAAGTTCTCGATATGTTAGATAATCTTGGTGATAAGATTTGGATCTTCTTTGATACTGAGACAACCGGTCTTAAAGCCAAAAACGAACAGTTGTTAGAAATTGCTGCAATTGCAGTTGATCCAAATGATTGGCTTACAAAAGCTGAAATAATGGATACATTCCACGTTAAAATTAAACTCACAGACGATTTAAAAGCCCGCCTGAGCGATTTGGATTCAAGCCAGCGTAAGGAATGGGAGAGGCGTAATTCGAAGTCCAATAAGCCTTTAAAGCAGCCACAGGATGTATTGGCTATGACTAAGTATGGTGAGCCAGGTTTACAAACCGTTGAACAACAAATGGCTCTAAATCAATTTAAAGAATTTATTTCCGGTTTCAAAGATGCTGTTCTTGTGGCACAAAATGCGACATTTGATATGTCATTTATAAATACACTAAGTGAACAACCGTTACCAAAGTTAAAAGTTATTGATACTCTTCAACTTCTTAATCATCAGGTTAATCCAGTATTGAAAACTTTGGCTTCCGGTGAATTTGAACCATTTAATGAAAAAGTACAAAAAAGAGCTAGAGATATTCTATCTGTCTTGAAAGGTTCTTCATCATTAGGTAAAGTATCCACTGCTTATGGTATTAGTGCAGAAAATTGGCACAGTGCATTAGCTGATACTAAAATGTTGATGGATGTTTATAAAAAAATAGTAGATACATTAAGATATGCTTCTCAATTGCAAAATATCGATGTTAGACCTGCTCAACAAAAACAAGTTAAAAAATCAATTGACCTTGAAAAATTCTTCTCAAGAAAGAAATAATTTACAAACTAATTAAATTAAAATAACCTTTTATTTTCTTTCTAGTGAAGTGGTAAAAGGCGTAGAGAACTAAAAATTTATAATTGTTCTCGTTAGTTAAAAAACTTAATATGTTGTTTCTGAGGTTTGAGAATGTTTGAAAATAAAACAGCCCTTATTAAAAAAATGGTAAGGGCTTTTTATCCTTTTGCAAAACAGTATATTGGCTTTAACAAGCCGGTACGTTTATTTCTACGTCACGATCCTCAGAATGCAATCGACCCTTTAGGAAAAACAGCCTATTACGATCCAGAAAATTGGACTATTACTGTTTATACGGTAGATCGTCATCCAAAAGATATAGTACGATCAATTGCTCATGAGCTAGTGCACCATAAACAAAATTGTGATGGTAGATTAACTAATATAGCTACAGATAATATAACAGAAGATTCTCATCTAAAAGAAATTGAAGAAGAAGCATATCGCGATGGTAACAGCTGTTTTAGAAGCTGGGAAGATCAATATAAAGCTGGTAAAAAAGATACTGAAAAAGTATTGGAGAACAAAATGAACGAAAAAAATGAAGGTGAATATTCTGGTGATATTACCGAGAACGATACTGTTAAAGAATACTATGTTAAACGAGCCGATAAAGTTGCTGAACACGTAGCTAACCGGTTTGGTTTTAAATTTGATTTTAACTTAAATAATGATCAGGAAGGTGGTGAACAAAAATGAAAAAATCAAAAAAACTAGCTATCTTAAAATTAAGAAAAGAAAAACTAGAAGCAGCTGAGCGTGCGATTGAACAGGCTAATAAAGAAGCTGCCGAACGTGCTGCTGCAGAAGCCGATAGAATTGCTAAAGAAGAAGCAAAAGCAAAGGCGGAAAAAGAAGCTGCTGTAAAAGCTGCAAAAGCAAAGGCAGAAAAAGAAGCTAAAGAAAAAGCTGCCGAAGTTGCTGCAGCAAAACAAGAGGATTGATAATGACAAAAACTTTAAATGATTTAACAAGAGAATTTTTACTGAACGAAGGCGAGAAAAGGAGTGCACCTCTTAAAGCTTGGATTCAGGCTCTTGAAGAAAATCTTTTAAAGGTAGAAGCTCGTTCTCAAACAGATGCAAGACGTTTAGAAATAATGAAAGAACAGATAAAAGAAATCAAAAGAAATTCACGTAGATTAGAAGAACGTCTAGCAATATTGCAGGAAGAAAACGGTAATCTTCAAGAGCAAGTTAAAATATTACAAGAAAAAAAGGATAGTATCAATGATTAAGATTCTTCTAGAAGGTGGCCTTGGAGGGCATATGCCCCATTTATACGAGAATGGGAATTTAACATTTTCTGAATTAAAAGATGTTTTTAGGCTTGCTTCAAAAGGCGAACTATGGGGTACTGAAAAAACAGACGGTCAAAATATATATTTATCATTTTCAGTTAAAAAACAAGCAGTACTTGGCGCAAGAAACAAAACTCAAGTTAAAGAAGGTGGCCTATCAAAAGATGAAATGGTAGCATTTTTTACTGATCATAAAAATCCAAATTTGAAACTAGCTTTTGGCGATGCAATCAATATATTTGAAAAAGCAATTAAATTATTAGATGTAGATAAGCAAATAGAATTCTTTGGTTCTAACGCTGATATTTGGTATAATGCTGAAGTTATGGATGATAGGACTCGAAATGTTGTTAATTATGACACAAGAGGTCTTGTTATACAACGCACAGGTCATGCTTTATATGATAAAGCAACCGCCAAAGTAATCGACGACGAAACCGGTGAAACAGATAAAAAAGCAACTAAGTTTATGAACTTCTTAGAAAAAGTTCAAGATAAAGTATCAGATAAAAGACACGCTATTCTTGTAAATCCAATTCAAAATTTAAAAGCTCTTGATAATAAAGAACCTCTAAGAAATGCATTTATTAGTGTTGAAAATGTTATGAGTAAATATGGCTTATCAGACAACAACACAATTAATGATTTATTAAGAAAAGATTTAAATATGCGCTTAAAGACGCAATTACCATTAGAAATTAAATCATTAATTATTGATGGGTCAATAGGATTGGTACCTCTTAGTAAACGTGAAATAAAAAAACAGCTACCAAAAGAATTACACAGTGAAGTAGATTCTGTTATTGAATCTTTAAAAACTCTAAAAAAAGAAGCAATCAAGCCAATTGAAAAAACAGTTACCGATTTTGCTGCCGAAATGTTAAAAACATTAGAGAGTATCTTCATACTTGATAATAAAAAAGAAACAGTTAGATTAGCAAAAGAGGTAGATGTAGCTATTAAGGCCATACAGAGTTCTGGAAACCAAGGAGATATTGATTTTCTTAATCGTCAACTAGAAAAATTAAAAGGTGTTGATACAATTTCATCAGCTGTAGAAGGCTTTGCTTTTAGTTATAAAGGTACCATCTATAAGTTTACCGGCAAATTTGCTCCAGTTAATCAGATTCTTGGTTTATCAAAATATGGTAGAGGAAGCAAAGGCGAAAGTGAAGATTTAACAGAAGCTGCTCTAACTTCAAAGAAATATGACATAGCTTTATTAGGCGGCGGCTTCAAACCACCGCACAAAGGTCATATTGAACTTATCAAGCAACTATCTTCAAAAGCCGATCATGTTATTATTTTAACAAGTGATAAGTCTTCAAAAGATAGAAAATTTAATACTGGCCAATTAAAAGGTCAAATAATTGATGGCACAAAGTCAAATCAATTATTAAAACAAATGATTTCTGTAGCTGGATTGTCAAATGTTGATCTAAAAATTACACCAGCACCATTAAGAGCTATTTTTGAATATGTAGAGAAAGAAACCAGCTATGGTGAATCGATTCTTTTAGGTGTTGGTGATAAGGAAGATGATGCAAATAGATTTGCTAATATTGCTAAATATATTCCACAAGGAAGTAATATAAAAGTTGATGTTGAAGTTTTAAAACCAATCTCATTTGGTGGAGCACCTTTAAGTGCCAGCAGAATGCGTGAAATTATTTCAAATGCAAATCTGAACCAATTAATTGATTTCATTCCAGATGAAATATCAAATAAGACTGGTTTTGCACAACTTATTCTAGATACATTCTTAGGGCAGCAAGAGAAATCTACAGCCGAAGAAATACAAGAAGAAGTCTTTAAAATATTTGCAAATAAAGATAAAGTAGAAGAAATATCTACTATGGCAGGAGGAAATGTCGCTATTAGTCCTGCAATTGTCACGAGGAAGAAAAAAATGATTGATAGAAAAGTATTCATGGAAGAAATAGAATTAAGAAAAACAATCCGCAAAGCTCTTCTTCTTCGTGAGAAAAAGAAAAAACAATTAATGCAACAGGAACAACTTCTAAGAAAAGAACTTCGTAAACTTATAAAAGAAGCAAAACAAGATTTTAATTATGGTAACACTGGATTAAATAAACTAGGCGCTTTCTTACAAGTTAAGAAGCCACTTATTTCATCTGAATATAAACAATTGCAGACAGATAAAGCACAGCGTGACGCATTCAAGGCTCGTCTTCTACAAAGTTCTAAAGAACTGTTTGATGAACTAGAAGCCAAACTACAAGCTGGCAAAAGTAGTTCTGAATCGGAACTTGAAGAAGAAATTAATGTTTCTATTGATGAACCGGTTGATAATAAACTCTTGCCAGGACTTTTTGATCCGGAACAAGAAAAGAAACCAAAGAAGAAAGATACTGAACAAGAATTCAAAGTAGAACCAACCGGTGAAAGAGAAGCTTCTGAGTTTTTCGACAACTATGTTGGCGAATTGACTGATATATATACTGGTCTTGATAATCCTACTGACCGTCAAATGTTTAGAGATTATTATATGAGCAATATAGCTGCTATCATGGATCAAGCAGAAGCAGAAGTTGGTAATGTAGCTAAACCGGTTGATACAACACCACCAGAAGGTGCTCAACAAACAACTAGTGAACCAACACCAGATCAAAAAGATTCACCAGTAGTTTAAACTGAACGATCAGAATGTAGCACAAGATCGGATCTTTGTTCAGAAGATCCGGATCTGATCTGTGCAGATCACACATTTGACGTCACAACCACTTAACAGATCCAAAAAGATCTGATTATAGTAGATCTACCAGATCTTAAAAAATAAAATATAAATAATAAGATCTTATATTAATAAAATATAGATCTTATAAGAAAGAAAATAGTATGAGCAGATCTTTTCTAGAAATTGGTACCAGTATTGGATCTTTAGTAGAAGAAAAAAATAAAGCTTATGGATCTTCTTTTGAAAAAAGTGCTGAGATTATTAAGATCCTATATCCAAATGGTGTACAACCAGAACAGTATACAGATCTACTAGCTATTACTAGACTTATCGATAAGTTATTCAGGATCGCTACCAAGAAAGATTCTTTTGGAGAAAGCCCTTGGCAAGATATAGCCGGCTATGCTATCCTAGGTGTCAGTAAGGACGAGAAATGAAGACAGTACCATACCAAAGAAAAAAGAAACCATATGGTACCAGAAAGTATTACTCTGTAATATCCAGATTAGAAAGTGAATCAAGAATTAATGAGCAATGTCAGATCTTTCTAAATAAACTTTCTTTAGAAGAAGTAATAGCAGTTAAGTTAGAACTCTCTGCAAGAGCTTCAGGAGGCCATATATATGGAATTCCACTGTGGTCAGCTATTACTAATATAGTAAGAGATGCTATGCTTAAATTTGCTATATCTGCAACACGTACAAAAACAGAAGCTGCTAGATTTTTAGGTATGAATTTAGAGAGTTTTAATACGTATTTAAGACAATATGAAACAGAAAATTATTTTAATGATTCAGAAAAGTAAACTAGTTAAATAAAGGAATATGGGCTTGTAGTTAAAGTGGCGATAACGCTAGCCTTGCACGCTTGAATCGAGACTTCGATTTGTCTCCGGGTCCACCAAATAAACCTATGATTAAAAAACTAATATCAGCAATACGTAAAAAACAAAACGATCCATCAGTAAGACCGTGGGGAAATTATAAAATTCTTCATGAAGACGATAACTGCAAAGTTAAAATAATTGAAGTTAATCCAGAAAAACGCTTAAGTCTGCAATCACATGAGAAACGCGAAGAAATATGGACAATAACAGAAGGCACAGGATTAATGACACTTGGTGTAATGAAATTCACAATGAAGGCTGGTGATAAAGTAAAAATACCGTTTGGTACCAAACACCGTATTGAAAATATTGGCACAGTACCACTTAAATTTATTGAAGTTCAGACCGGTACCTATTTTGGAGAAGATGATATTATCAGATACGAAGATGACTTTGGGAGAGTAAAATGAAAATTAAAGTTGATAGTATTAAAGAAAATGGTGATGGTACAGTTACTCTAGACTTTGAAGTAGATGACGAAGCAGAGGCTGCAATTGCTAAAAGTTACGGAGTAACAGTAGAAGAATTAACTGAGGAACAACTTCAAGAATTTGTAATTAAATCATTAAATGAAGCTGCAGCAAAAGCCGAACAAGAAAACAAACAAGATTGATTAATGTGGTGCGTAATGTGGTATTAACCGTGTTACGCACTATTTATTTTTATGAAAATTATTTTTGAGAAGAAGAAGAAAGGCGACCGCTGTACACGTATTGCAAAACGTAAATATGATGTATGGCCATCTGCTTATGCTTCTGGTGCTGTTGTAAAATGTCGCCAAGGTAAAATCTGGAAAGGCTTATCAGAAGAACAATTAACAGAAGAAATATTAAATATAATTTCAGAAGAATTAGAATTTTTCTTAGAGAAGAAAAAGAAGAAGCCAGATTTTAAAAAAGAAAAAGAAAGTAGTTTGAGCGGATGGTTTTCACGTCAAGGTGGAAAAGGAAAAAGCAAAGGCTGGGTAGATTGTAATACTTGTCGAACAGATAAAGAAACAGGTAAAAAAACTTGTAAAACATGTGGTAGACAAGAAGGTGAAAAAAGAGCCAAATATCCTGCGTGTAGACCAAAACCAAGTGATTGTGATTCATCTGGTAAAGGTGAAGAATGGGGTAAGAAATCGGAATCGTTAGAAATTAATGATGGTTTATTGGAAGAAGATAGACAATATATAAAAAATATTGTTTTAAGTGAACTTCATAAACTTTTTGAAGAAGAGGATCCAAAAGCTGTTGCACAACAAGCAGTTAGTAATGCCAATAATATGATCAGAGATGCTGATTCTGAAAGAAAGGCTGCAGAGGCTCAAGAGAAAATGGCAAAAGACTCGGATAATCCAGAGATAATTAATTCAGCAAAATATAAAAAATTATCTGCAATTGAATTTCAAAAAGCTGCTAGAAAAGCTCAAAAAGACGCAAAAGAGATGGCAGCAAAACCAGAAACTGTTGCTGAAGAAAAAAGCAATTTTCAGAAAGAAATGGAAAAGAAAGGCAAAGGTTGGAAGGTTCGCTTGTTAACAAAAGGAAAACAGCCGGCCGGTTCAGCTTATCCAAATAAGGCACCAACAGATAGAGCAAAAAGTGCTCCTCCCGGTGCAGGTGGTGTTTAAAATGAATGACATGAAAAAACTATTACAAGAATTTAAAAAAAATATGTTGCAAGAAAGAAGCGAATCAACAATTCATCAAGATGCTGTTGATGTTTTAAAATATTTTGTAACCGAGTTCCAACCAGAACCAAACACTCCTGAAGCAAAAATTATTTCTCAAATACAAGAAATAGAAAACTTTGGAACACAATTAAATAGATCTTCTGGTCTTGTAACTGGTACGCCGGAAGAAGATGTAATTGCAGGAAGAAAAATATCAAATACACATGTGCACGATTACATAGAAAATCTTTTATTTAAAATAGGTCTAGATAAGGAAAATATTTCCGGGTTTAAAGCTTTCCTAGAACAGAAAGTAGAAGAGCCAGAAGAAATTACACAAGCAAGATTAGATCTACAAAAAAAAGAAGCTGGTGAAGAAGACTCTGAAGAAGACTCTGATGAAGACGAAGAAGAAAGAATTAAAGTTCAAGCAGCAAAACAAACTGCAATTGGAAGAGCAAAAAGACAACAACCAAAATCAACCGTAATCAGTCCAGAAGATAGCGAAATTACTCGCCGCCGTGCAGCAGCACAAGGCAATAAGACACAACGATAAACCTCTTTACAAACCTTCAAGTTTGGTTTATGATACTTAAAGTGGGCAGATAGCCAAGTGGCTTACGGCACCGGATTACTAACCCGGCATACCGAGAGGTATCGTGAGTTCGAATCTCACTCTGCCCGAGGAAAAAAATTAAGGCACCTGCACGTTGGTTTTTTCTGCACGTTCAATATTTTGAATGACCAAGTCCTTAACAATTTTATAATATTTAATTTTATTGTTATTATTTAAATACTTACAAGATGAAGTATCAATTATACAAAGTTCTATTCCTTGTTCAAAACAGGCGATAATTTTTTGTTTATCGTTATTTTGAATTTTATCAAGTTTTGAATTACCATAAATTGGTTCATAATGAAATATTCCATTTAATTCAAAAGCTAATTTTAATTCAGGTATAAAAATATCTAATTCTGATTGTATCAATTCTTTTGAATTAAAAACAAATTTTAAAGATGGAAAATCATTTCTTAATTGTTCTTCTATATACATTTCTAATTTAGAGCGTCGAATACCAAAGACTTTATTCTTATTATTGAAAGTCGCCGCGCATGATTTGGAACAAAAATTATTTTTTGTTTTTAAAATTTGATTTTGTTTTTTAAAAAAACTAGTATTACAATTGCGACAGTTGACTTTGGTTTTTAAATTTTGTTGATACTGCTTATAACAGTTTTTAGAACAAAATTCCAAAATCATATTTTTATTTCTTCTGCTAGCTTCATCGCTTGAATTTCTAAGAAAATTACATTTACAAACAAGACAAGTTCTGTTATACATCTTCATAACAGTAAATAGTTCAGAAGAATTGAAATTACGATTTTGAATCTCTGTAATTCCGTTAAATATTTTGGAGCACAATATGAACGATCTTAAAGAAGTGGTTGAACAAAAACAAGGTCAACCGTGGAAAGTCGAAAAAGTCTGTGACAGTTTTGAAACAGCGGATTCTGTAAGAAAAAATTTGCTTACTGATAGCAAAGATGGACTAAAAGCAAAAGTAAAATTTCTACCATCGACTGGTAAATTTGTAGTTAAATCACGAAAGCCAGAAGAAATTGTTGTTGAGCAGAAATCTAAAAAAAATAAAAAACAAACGCCTACTGCTTGACGCGCTCCCCAGATCGTGTTAAGATGGTTCACCAGATCGGCCCCAGACGGTTTGGTGGATGTGCTCCCGTAACTCAGTTGGTTAGAGTGTCGCTCTTATAAGGCGAAAGTCGTTGGTTCAAATCCAACCGGGAGTACCAAATATATATAAATAATATGAATAACAATACTTTCGAAAATCATCATTTTGATTGTGATTGTCAAAGTGAACAACACATTTTTCGTGTTACTTCTGAAAATGCTTGGGATAGAGATCTTCCACCGGAACTTTATATCTCAATTCAGTTAAACCAGTACAGAGGCTTGTTTAAACGCTTTGTAACAGCCGTAAAATACCTCTTTGGTTATGAATGCAAATTTGGTCATTGGGATATTGCAACAATCAAAGAGGACGATTTAAACCGTTTAATTGTATTATTACATCAACATAGAGTAAAAGTAGAAAAATTCTATCTAGAGAAAGAAAAACAAAATGCAACCTGATACTTGGGCTGGTGCCGTTAGAGAATTCTTTAGACAATTTGGTGGCCTAGGGGCCCTACTAATTGTTTGTCTGACAGTTGGTCAATGTGTTGGTTTTGTAGATATTTATCGTTTGCTAGGAAAATAAAAGTATGCCCTGTTAGCTCAGTTGGACAGAGCAAACCGTTTCTACCGGTAAGGTCGGGGATTCGAATTCCTCACAGGGCACCAAATTAGCATTATCGAGTTCAGATCATATTTCTTATGCCACATTTTATTTCAAAATTACTACGTAAATTTCTTAAGCTGCCGCACCGTATGTGTGATACTTGTTTAAATGAGTTTCAACATACAACCTGTAAAGGTGAATGTTTGTGTGATATTTGTTATAAAAAGAAATTTAGAGGCAAGTCTTGAAAGACGACGAATACGAAAAGATATTTGAATTATCAGAAAGAATACAAAAATGTATTTCTGATATTACTGAAGCTGTGTATTATAATTTGCACGATGAAGATCCACAATCAGTATTGTTAGTTTATTCATCATTATTGACTGTAACTGGTTATTTTGAGTTTAAATTAAGAAATGAAAATGTCGATAATGAAGCTATAGAAATGACAAAGAGCAGTGCAGAAAAATATCTCTTGTCATTAATAAGCCAAGAACTTGGTTCGGTTCAGCAGAAAAAAGGCGATGCGTAAATTTAAACTATCTTGGGATGATATCTGGATGCGACTTGCAAATGATATCGCAACCCGCTCAAATGACCCACGATTAAAAGTGGGCGCTGTTATTGTCACGGAAGATAATGAAACCGTTTTAGCTATTGGTTATAATGGCGATGAAAAAGGTGGAGATAATAAGCCAGATAGTTTAGAACCTGGCTGTTCAAATTTCATTCATGCAGAAGTTAATGCCATAGCAAAAATGAACTATAATGATCCAAGACCTAGGAAGATATATATAACTCACGCTCCTTGTCCTGTTTGCGCTAGATTAATAATTAATTCTAATATTAAAAAAGTAATTTATTGTCTACCATATCGCAGTGAAAAGGGTTTAGATCTTCTCAAGAAAAGAGGAATAGAAATACTTTCCTGTCCAGAGCAATCAATATGAAATTTGAATTAACCAGCGAGCAACAAGAAAAGATTAATAAGTGGTTAAAAAAAATTGATCAAGAAGTTATAGAAGAACAAAAAAATACTATGACTTTTGATGAGTGGTATGATTTAACTTGTGGCGGTAAATATGCATATTATGGCGCTATAGGTGGTGGAATAAGATATATTTTTATTCCAACTTCAATAGGAACAGTAACAAAAGTTATACATACGTATACAAATAAAGAATTTGATGTAACAGAATATGATACCTGGTGAAAATTATGTCAAACAAAACTCAACTAGAATTTTTAATTGAAATAATTAACGATACACACGTTGGACAAAAGCGTATTAAACTCCGTAAATATATGGAAGCAGCATTTGTACCACAACATGGTATGGAAATATTAGATAGTGGAATTATTTTTCGTGTTAAAACAGTATCATTAGCCGGCTTATCTGGCTTGATGCATATAGCTTTTCCTATTTCACAAGAAAATAAAAAACTTATTTTACGTTCAAAAGAACCAAATGATAAATGGTTAAATGAACAGTTAGAAACCCTAAAAAAACAAGGATGGTCGGTAGTTAAATGAAGAAGATTGATGTTGAAACATTCCTAGAAATGATTCAAGAAGACCTAGTAGAATTTGAAGAGAATGTACATTCAGGTACATTTCATAATCGCAATGCTCATGAGTGGTTTAAATTGCTTAATGATTGGGTAGAATATGGCTTTAATCGCCGAGCAACAGATGAGTGGCAAGAATTTGATAGTGATGAAGACTGACTGCTCTTGACAGATCGCCTGCCCCGTGCTAAGATGGGGCATACGCCGGGATGGTGGAACTGGCAGACACGGCAGACTCAAAATCTGCTGCTAGCAATAGCATGAGGGTTCGACCCCCTCTTCCGGCACCATAAATTATGATTACAAAAGAAAAAACTGATCAAATTGTTAGCTTTATCAAACAAATGCCTGAAATTGAAGATACTTTAAAATATCTTCTTGTTAATTACTTAAAAATTTCGACTGAATTTGTTAAAATTAAAACAGAAAACTTAAACCTTAAAAAAGAAAATGACGACCTCTTGACAGAAGCTGAAGATCTTGGTATGATGGTGCGGCAGCTGCAAGAGGAGCTAGACGGACTAAAAACGATTCATTAAAACCAGGGGTATGTAGTCCAACCGGTAGGAGACAGTTGACTTAAAATCAATACAGTGTGGGTTCGAATCCCACCGTACCCACCAAAAATGAATGAAAAAGATAAATTACAAGAAATAGTTAAAGAGAGTTTTTCATATGCACAAGTATTAAAAAAATTAGATCTTAAGCCAATAGGTGGAAATTATAGAATTTTGCAAAGAAAAATAAAACAATTTAATTTAGATACTTCGCATTTTACTGGACAAGGCCACTTAAAAGGAAAGTCACATAGTTGGAGTAAATCTCAATCTTTAAAAGATATATTAGTAGAAAATTCCACATATCAAACTTGTAAATTAAAAAAACGATTAATAAGAGAAAAATTAATTGTAAATAAATGTTCTGAATGTGGTCTACAAGACACTTGGAATGGAAAAAAGATTGTTCTTCAACTTGATCATGTTAATGGCAACAATTCTGATAATAGATTAGAAAACTTAAGAATACTTTGTCCAAATTGTCATAGTCAAACTGATACTTACGCTGGTAGAAATAAATAAATTTGGGAAGTCGGTAACGATGGCGAGTTACATCAGACTGTAAATCTGACGGCATTGCTTTAGGGAGTTCGAATCTCTCACTTCCCACCAAGAGTTTAAACTTTCTCTAAAAAAGTTATTTACTAAGGAAATAAATATGTCATCAAATCGCGCTCTTACCTATCTCAAGTCCGAAATTCGTTCACGTGTTCTAGAGAATGGTACTGTATCTGCTGCTGATGTTGTAAATGTAATGCGCCTTCATTTTGAAGGATCAGAACGTGGTGGATTTGTTACCAAAGCCTTCCGTGATCTAATTTCTGAAGGTACTCTACGCCCAACTAATCGTACCGAACTAAATCGTAATACCCGTCATCAGGTTACTGTTTATCGCGCTCGTTGATTTAAATAAAATTTAAAATTGTACAAAACCCACTTTATGTGGGTTTTGTACTTATGGGGAATCGTCTAACGGCAGGACAACGGATTTTGATTCCGTTTATCTAGGTTCGAATCCTAGTTCCCCAACCATTTAATTGACTTTTATTAGATTATAACTATCTTATGACAAACCGTAATCAAACACGTCGTGAACGCTATAATAATAAACAAAATATTTCAACTCGATTACCAATCGAAGTTTGTACTGTTAATTTTAAAGAAGAAGTTAATGTAGCATTTGTATTACGTAGTGCGGCTTGTTTTGGTGCTGCAGCCGTGAATGTTATTGGGTCAGTACCAAAAAGAAAAACACTCGCAACACGATCCGGTACGTTACAAGATTATGTACCAATTAATCAGTTTAGTAATCCTCATGAATTTCTACAATATTGTAAAAATAACCACATTAAAGTTATTAGCGCAGAATTGGACCCAGAAGCTGTTTCAATTCATAAATATAATTTCAAGAATGATCTAACAGATTTTAAAAAGATCTGTATTGTTGTTGGTCACGAACAAATTGGAATTCCAGCAGATATATTAAATAATAGTCAAAAAATCTTTATTAATATGCCAGGAATTGGTTTTTGTTTAAATACAAGTCAAGCAGCAAATATTTTTTTATATGAAGCGACTAAACAAATTGTAGGTTTTTAATTATATCTACTAGATAGAAGTATGCTGCTTAAGCATAGATAGCGATGCAGAGCACTTGTAATGCTCAGAGATTGGCGCAAATCCAATAAGCAGCTTATTCAATATCTAGATCAGGTATCGGTGCTGATTCTATAAATTCTATAAATCTTTTAAGATCTTTCCAGGGTACTGCAATACAGATATTTTCAAATTCACTTACACCAGCATAGGTAATACCTATTAATTCTCCGTGTTCATTGAAGATTGCAGAACCGGAACTACCGCTCTTTGTGGGTATGGAATATAGGGAAGAGTTTGAACGAATTAGCGGTGAATAAAAATCGCCAGCATAATATCCTTCAAATAAAAGCACCGCTTTTCCATCTGAGATGCCAAGCGGTGCAGCTATATTAAAAACTTTTTCTCCTCTTAGTGGAGCAACCGGTGATATTATAGTTGCCGGTTGCTCTATTTTTTTTGTCAATACAACACATATATCGTGTTTATCATCAAATGCATAAAACAACATGTTATGTATTTCATTTTTTACATCAATAATGGTTGTATCATCTTTTATGGGAAATAGTTCTTCTGGAATTGTATCTACTTTACTCTCTAAACCAACACAGAAGTGTCGCGCAGTTAAAATTTTTGTATGGTTACTACCATGTGAAAGTATGACTCCTGAAGCAACTGAAGAAAATAAAATATTTCCATTCTTATCTGAAACGTTTTTAATCAACTTAACAAAAGAATCGTAAGGAAGTACTGTCTTATTATGAGTATGAGTAATATTTATTATTGAGTCTTTAATATCACCTAAACCAAGACAATTTGTATGTGAAGTACAGTTTAATGATAAAACAGACAATAAAAGAACAGCTAGTTTTAAGATGTGTTTAGTGACCATAAAATAACTAGTGTTCGAAAACCTAAAGGTACAATATGAAAAAAATATATGTTCTAGATACAAGTGTTCTCTTAACAAGTGCCAATTCTATCTTTTCTTTTGGAAAAGACGATATCGTACTCCCTCTAAAAGTACTAGAAGAAGTCGATAAACATAAAAACAGACAAGATTCAGTAGGCCAAAATGCGCGTAACTCTATTAAAATTCTTGATACACTAAGAGAGTCTGGTTCCCTTCAAGAAGGAGTTAGAATTCAGAAAGGTAAAGGAGTTTTAAAATCTGCTGCCCTTGATGCATCACATTTTCCAAAAGATCTAGATTTATCGGTACCAGATCATGTAATTATTGCAACTGCATACGCTGTATCTAAAGCACATTTAGATAAAAAGGTCGTCGTTGTTTCACGTGATGTTAATATGCGTGTTATTTGCGATGCAATTGGTTTGCAAAGCGAGTCATATGAAGCCAGTCAGGTTATTTCTGATTCAAGTGAATTGTACAGTGGTATATGTGAATTGGTTGTTGATGATGAGTTTATTGAGAGACTATATAGCGGTGAAGGATTGACTTTGGAAGAAAAACAAGCTGATAAGCTATTTCCAAATCAGTTTATTACACTTATATCAAATAAAAATGCTAATAAAACCGCTCTAGCTAGATTCTTAGGAAAAGAATTGCCCTTGAAAAAGGTACCAGACTTTAAAGGTAGAAACAAAGCTGTATTTGGTGTTGAATCCAGAAATCGTGAACAGAGTTTTGCTTTTGACTTATTAATGGATCCAAGTGTACCAATTGTTACATTGGTTGGTAAGGCTGGTTCCGGCAAGACTCTATCAGCAGTCGCAGCAGGATTGGCTCAGTTGCTTGAAAAGCAGACGTATACTCGTCTGATAGTCTCAAGACCAGTTCAGCCATTAGGACGCGATATAGGCTTCCTGCCGGGTACTCTCGAAGAGAAGATGATGCCTTGGTTGATACCAATTCAGGATAACTTGCAGTTCCTTCTCGGGAATGATAAAGCAACGTTGCAAGATTATATGACAAGAGGTGTTATCGAGATTGAAGCCCTTACCTATATTCGTGGTCGTTCAATTGCAAAAGCTTTTATGATTATCGATGAGGCACAAAATCTTACTGCTCACGAGTTGAAAACAATTGTTACTCGTGTTGGTGAAGGTACAAAGATTGTATTAACTGGTGATATTGAACAGATTGATAACATATATGTTAATGATACAAGCAATGGACTTGCATATGCTGTAGAAAAGTTTAAAACAGCATCTTTAGCTGGCCACGTCAGTCTGCAAAAGGGTGAACGTAGTGCTGTCGCAAGTTTGGCAGCAAAAGTACTTTGAGGTTTAAAATGACAGATATACTAGAAAATGAAACAGCCAAAAAAGTGGTCCTTCCAGAAGGACCATTGAAAGAAATGTTTGTTAATTATGTTGGCTCTAAGTTAGAACCAGAAAATGGCGAAGTAACAGTAGAGATGGTAGTAAGTGTCCTAGCAGAAGAATTTCCAGAATTTCTAATGCTAGTAGCTGAAGAAAATTTCCTAAGAGGATATCAACAGGCTTTGGTAGATATAGAGAATTTTAGTGCTAAACAACAGGAAAGCAGTATAGAACAAAATTCACCAACTTGATTAATTATATTTATGGTGTTTCCTATTATTAAAAATAATAATCCGATTGGTGAGTATCGAATAGGAGAAACTGTAATACTTGTTAAAAATAGTTTTACTGGTAATTTTGAAATTAACAATGTTATACAAACAATAAAGAATCTGCCATATTCAATACTGAGTGTGGCAGATTCTATTTGTATTGGCGATTTTCCTTTTCTTAAAAAAAGACAAATAGAAGCCGTGTATAACGATAGAATGATATATATAACTAACAAGCAGAACAGCCCAGAGCAATTTTTAAAAAATCTCATTCATGAATTGGCTCACGGTTGTGAAGAGCAATACTATAATGATGTATATGATGATCATTCTATCAAACAGGAATTTATTTCTAAGCGCATTAAAATGTACGAAATTTTAACAGCATATGGATATGATCAATTTAAAAAGGAAAGTTACTTAAACCCGGAATATGAAGAATCATTCGACAAATATCTTTTTCAAACTATCGGCTATGACAAACTTGGTAGTTTGGTACGTGGGGTATTCTTATCACCTTATGCAGCAACATCACTCAGAGAATATTTCGCCAATGGATTTGAAAAATATTTTCTGGAAGGTGACGAAGAGATCAATAGAGTTTGTCCACAACTAGCCTCAAAGCTTGCTATGTTCGTGCAAAAGGTTGTTTAATTTTGCCGGGGCCTGTGCTAGACTGGTCCTACTGGTTTTCCGCAAGGATCACCTCACTTAACAGAGGTTTAAAATGAGTTTAGATTATATTTCCTATTCTGCTTGGAAGGATTGGGTATTTTGTCCATTTAAATACAAAATTACACGTGTTGATAAGGTTCGCTTATTTCAAGGAAATGAATTTAGTGTATTTGGTACAGCAGTACATGATACTGTAGAACAGTCACTTCTTTTGGAAAAAAAGAGATCCCAACTTGGCCTTCTAAAAGATGATAGCGAAGAAATTGATAAGAAAAAATACTTCCAAAATCGATTTCTAGAAGAAATTACTAAATTAAAAGAAAATGGTATAACTGTTTCTGCTGATTTGATAGAAGAAATGAAAAAGCAGGGAGACGAGTTGGTTGAACTTATTTTACCAGAAGTTAAAAATGTTTTTGGTGAATACGAAGTAGTCTCAGCTGAAGAAGAAATAAGGCAGAATATCGAAGGAAATCCTAATTTTGATTTCTATGGTTTTATAGATTCAGTCCTAAAAACTCCGGATGGAAAGTATCACATTATTGACTGGAAGACTTGTAGCTGGGGTTGGGACATTGAAAAGAAAACAGAAAAAGAAACAACTTACCAGCTAACATACTATAAGCACTTTTTCTGTCAGAAACACAAGCTTGATCCAAAGAATGTTGAGACGTATTTTGGTCTACTAAAGAGAACAGCCAAAAAAGATAAAGTAGAAATCTTTCGCGTAACAAGTGGACCAAAAAAAGTAGATAATGCTCTTAAAATACTGGATACCTGTGTTAAAAACGTTGAAAAACAGAAGTTTATTAAAAATAAACTATCTTGTACAAAATGTGAATTTCACAAAACAATTTACTGTCCATAAACAAAAGGAAAATAAATGAATAAAAAAACAAAATTATTGATCATAAGTGATCATCCTTTGTCTAGTTCTGGCGTCGGCACACAAACGAAATATATGATTGACTACCTTCATAAAACAGGTAAGTATGAGTTTATTTGCTTGGGAGGTGCTGTAAAACATCACGACTATAGACCACAAAAATTTGATGTTTATGGTGATGATCTCTTAGTAATTCCTGTTGATGGATACGGAAATCCAGATGTTATTCGTGCTATTCTCAGAGATCATAGACCCGATGCTATCTGGTTTATGACAGATCCGCGATTCTATGAATGGCTCTGGGATATGGAAGACGAGATTCGTGACAAGGTTCCTTTAATCTATTATCACGTTTGGGATAATTATCCATATCCAAAATTTAACAAGCCTTTCTATGATTCAACTGATATAATAGTTACAATATCTAAATTAACAGATGATATTGTCAAGACAGTAGCACCAAGTGTTAAATCAGTCTATCTACCACATAGCGTAGATATGAATTTGTTTAGTAAATTGCCACAGCAAAACATAGATAATATTCGTAAACAGCATTTTAATAATAAATTCCTTGTATTTTGGAATTCGCGAAATGCAAGAAGAAAAATGTCTGGTTCAGTAGTTTGGTGGTTTAAAGACTTTTTAGATATTGTCGGTAAAGATAAAGCTTGTTTATTGATGCATACCGATCCTAAAGATGGTCACGGTCAAGATCTTGAGGCAATAATAGTTGAACTTGGTCTAACCAATGGAGAAGTAAAATTTTCTAAAAACAGATCACCACCACAAGAAATGGTAGCTATGTATAATGCCGCTGACGTAACAGTTTGTATATCTGATGCAGAAGGTTTTGGTTTGAGTTGTATGGAATCGCTTGCTTGTGAAACACCTGTAATTGCTAATATGACCGGAGGCTTACAAGAGCAAGTATTTAATGGGCAGGAATATTTTGGAGTTGGTATTAAACCGGCATCAAAAGCTGTGATAGGCTCACAACAAGTTCCTTACATCTACGAAGATCGAATTTCAAAAGAAGACTTTGTTGATGCTTTGGTAAAATTATACAATATGTCTAAAGAACAAAGAGAAGAGTTGGGCAGAAAAGGCCGACAACATCTTTTGGACAATTATAATCCAGATATTTTATTACCACAATGGGATGTATTAATTCAAGATGCAATCAAGCCCGGTGTGTGGGAAAATAGAAAATATAATCGTTGGACACTTAAAACATTTTGATCGGAGAACAGATGAAAAAGAAAGTAATTGTTAGAGGACCAGTATTAAGTAGAAGTGGTTATGGAGAAATGGCTCGTTTGGCTATTCATTCATTAGCAAGGTTCCCAGATCATTTTGATATTACTATCTTGCCAACAAATTGGGGAAGAACAGGAAATCTTCTAGAAACATCAGAAGAAGTAAAATTGCTGATGCCAATTATTCTAGAATCACAAAAAAGAATCCAGAATAAGGAACAGTTTGATGTATCAATACAGATTTCTATACCAAATGAATTTGAAAAAATAGCGCCAGTTAATATTGGCTATACTGCTGGTATTGAAACAACAAAAGTTTCTCCAAAATGGATTGAAAAATCCATACTAATGGATAAGTTTATTGTTATATCAGAACATTCTAGAGATGTGTTTAATAATACAGCTTATCAGGCTGTAAATCAGTCTACAAAAGAACAGTTTGAATTCCGTAATACTAAGCCAATAGATGTAGTTGGGTTTCCAGTTAAAAATTTGGTACCAGTTGTACCAGAATTAGAACTACCTAATGATTTTAATTTCTTGACAGTGGCTCAATGGGGACCAAGAAAGAATATAGAAGCAACAATTCGTGCTTTTGTTGAAGAATTTAAAGATGAAGAAGTTGGACTAGTAGTTAAGGCAAATTCAGTTAAAAATAATATTATGGATAAAACTCTAACAGAAGTTAGAATGAAAAATCTACTATCTACCTTACCTCAAGATAGAAAATGTAAAATCCATCTTCTTCACGGTAATATGACTGATGAAGAAATGGCTGGTCTTTATCAGCATCCAAAAATTAAGGCTTTTGTAAGTACAACGCACGGTGAAGGTTTTGGTATTCCTATGTTTGAGGCTGCATCAGCAGGATTGCCCGTCGCCGCACCATTTTGGAGTGGACAGACTGACTTTCTGAAAGCCCCGAAGAAAGAAAAGGATACCGGCAAGATTAAAATGCGCTCACACTGTGTTAAAATCGATTTTGAGCTAAAGGAAGTACAGAAAGAAGCAGTTTGGGATGGAGTAATTCAGGCTGATTCTAAGTGGGCATATGTTAAACATAGTTCTGTTAGGGAAGCTATGAGAGAATTGGTTAAGAACTATGCACCAAATCTTTCACAGGCGAAAAAGTTACAAGAACATGTATTGAAGACTTTCACCGAAGAAGTCGTTTTCAGGCAATTTGCTGAAAGTGTTTGGGGCGGCTCATTAGAAAATAATACCGAAAATAAAGAAATGATTATTGGTGATTTACTGTGAAAAGATTATTGTTTGTCTCCACATTCAGAGGACCGTCTGGATATTCTGTTGCAGCTAGAAGTTATTTAAAATGTTTAGATTCGTTTTTACAAATGAATCCGGGTGCTTTTGAATTAGGTCTTTATACTTGGAATTTTGAACAAGCCAAACTGTCCAAATCAGAAATACAATTAATTGAAAAATATGAATTAAAAAATAGTGATGAAATGGTAGAGTTTTGTAAAAAAGATTATGATGTTGCTTGGTTTTTAACACCAAATTTAATAATTGATCATTTAAAATTTGATCCCATTTTCCAAAATTCTAAAAAAAATACCAATATGGTTGTTTGGGAAACAGATAGGGTACCGGCATTTTGGTTAGAAAATTATAAAAAATATTTTCACCAAATTATTGTACCTTGCGATTGGAATAAGCAAGTTTTTGAGTCACAAACGGGACTCCCTACGTATAAGATTCCATATTTGATTGATTTTTCTGAACCAATCAGAAAAGAACAGAAAAAAGTATTTAATATTCTATCTATGTCTCAGTGGACACCAAGAAAAGGTTTTGATTTACTGATAAAAGCTTATTGTAGTGAGTTTTATCATCAAGAAGATGCTCTATTAACAATAAAGACATATGGCTTTGGACCAGCGACTGGTAAGTTCGAAGAAGACAGAAATCACATATTATCAGAAGTTAAAAATTATAAAAATTCAATAAGTCATTATCTAGATCCAATGAAATGCAAAATTAATGTAGTAACCGGTCTTTTATCAAAACAGGAAATTGACATAATAATAGATAATTCTAATTTATTTTGTTTGCCGACAAGAGGCGAGGGTTTTGGATTAACAATTGCTGAAGCTATAGGCCGAGAATTACCTGTGATGACACCAGATAAAGGTGGCCATATAGATTTTATTCATCCGGATAATTTCTTTATAAATTCCAGGTTTATGACCTGTACCGGTGCTTTTACTAAGGATTACTCATCAGTAGAAATGAAATTGGTTGAAACAGATTTAGATGATTTACGAAACCAGCTTAGGAAAGCATATAATTTGTGGAAAGAGAACCCTGAACAATTAAAACGAACCGGTATAGAATCACGTAAATTTTTGCAAGAGTATTGCAATCCACAAAAAATAACCCAAGATTTGGTCAATGTTTTATTGAATTGAGGAATAAAATGACAAAACAAAAAGTAGCATTAATAACTGGAGTAAATGGACAAGATGGTTCGTATCTTGCCGATCTACTTCTTTCAAAAAATTATAAAGTAGTAGGCTTGCTAAGATATACTGCATCGAATGACACAGCAAAATTAGCCGGTATACAACACAATTTAGCAAATCCAGATTTTTTGATTGAAACTGGAGACATTACTGATGCCTCTGCGATGTGGAGATTAATCGATAAACATAAACCAAATGAAATCTATAATCTTGCCGCACAATCACACGTTGGAGAGTCTTACCGTTCACCGATGAGTACAGTACATATTGATGCTGTAGGTCCAATGAATATCTTGGAAACAATTCGATGTATCGATAAAAGTATCCGCTTTTATCAAGCGTCAACATCAGAAATGTTTGGTGATATGCCTGGACCACAAAATGAAGATACTGTATTTTCTCCAATTTCACCATATGCTTGTGCTAAAGTTTTTGCACACAACCTAACTGCTACATATCGTAAATCATATGATATGTTTGCTTGTTCTGGTATTCTCTTTAATCACGAATCACCAAGACGTGGAGAGCATTTCGTAACTCGTAAAATTACAAAAGCTGCGGCTAATATTTTAGCTGGTAAACAAGATAAACTAGAATTAGGTCGTATTGATACAAAACGTGATTGGGGTTTTGCCGGCGATTATGTAGAAGCTATGTGGTTAATGCTTCAAAATAGTGAGCCAAGAGATTATGTTATTGGTACCGGTGAAACACACACCGTTAAAGAATTCGTAGAAGAAATCTTTACTCTTGCCGGCCTTGATCCAGAAAAACAAATGGTTTCAACTGAAACACTTTTTAGGCCACACGATGTTGCTTTCCTTTTGGCAGATCCAAAAAGAGCAGAACAGGAATTAGGCTGGAAACGTAAAGTAGGTTTTAAACAGCTAGCAAAAATGATGTTTGAGCACGATAAAACTTCATTAAAATAATATGGGAAACAAAATTTTAATTATTAATTGTGGAGCAGGTGGTGATATTTTAAATTGTACACCAATTGTAAAACATCACAAAATAGTAGAACCAGATTGTCAAATAACTTGGCTGACCAGTAAAAAATATGTACATATATTAAAAAATAATAAAAATATTGATAATATATTAATATATGAAAATATACACACAGGCGATGATTTGCATAGTTATGTAAATATGACCTTTTTTATCGAACAGAATGAGAAAGAGTTATTTTCAAAATATGATATAGTCAAGTTTGTAGCTCCATATTATTATTCTCTCAAGAACAGAATCGAACTTTCAAGACAAGAAGATAATTTATTGAATATCATAAAATATAAAACATCCGGAATTACAAATTTTGCTTGTGACTTTATTCCAAATATATTTTTAACTCAAGAAGAAAAACTAGAAGCACAACACTTTGTTAAAAGTATTAATAATGATAAAAATAAGTTTATTTTATTAGAATATGAAAATTTCTCTAATCAATCTCCATTTAATTTAAATTATATAAAAATTTTGTGTGATTTTGCTGAAGATAGAGGATATAGTATTATTTTTAGTGGAAAAAATAAGCCAGAATATTTTGATTCATTAGCAAAAAAATATGGAATAGATATCCATTTTTATAATGGTTCTTTTATGTCTAATGCAGAGTTGTACAATTTGGTCGATATGTTTATCGGCTGTTGTTCTGGATTAAGCTGTTTAACACATTCTGACTTTTGCGATATATCTAAGCCTAGAATTGAGGTAACACATGGCTTACATTGGAGTAGTTTTGAGTGGAAGCATATGCAAAATAAAACCATTGTTACAACAATTGATCAATTCAAAGAAAGTTTAAAAAATTGTATATGAAAAAAAAATATATATTTGGTACAAAAGGTTTTGCTAAAGAAGTAGAGTTCATAATTTATGAAAACTTTGGTAGCTTGGCAGATGTTGTTTTTGTAGCAGAAGATTCTTCTGAAGACTTAGGCACCCAAATTAATGGCAGATCTGTAATTTCAGAGAAAGATTTTTTTAATATTAATGAAGATATCGAGTGTTTTATAGCAGTTGGAAGTCCAAATATAAAACAAAAAATTTATTCTAAGTTAAAAAATAAAAATAATATTTCTTTTCCAAATCTTATACATAAATCTGTTGTATTAGATGAGCGATTTGTTAAGTTAGGTTTTGGAAATATATTATGTTCTCATGTATCTGTTACTACAAATATTGTAATTGGTAATTTTGTACATATTAATTTAAATTGTACTCTTGGTCACGATTCTAGAATCGAAGATTTTGTTACCTGCTCGCCAGGTTGTAATATATCTGGAAATGTAAATATACAAAATTTAGCCTATCTCGGTACAAATTGTATTATAATCGAAAATAAAAAAATTGCTAGTAATGTAATAATTGGTGCTGGAGCGGTAGTAGTGAAAGATCTTTTAGAATCTGGCACATATGTTGGAATGCCTTGTAAAAAAATTAAATAGGAGTTTAATATGGCGGATACACTAGGAAGTTTAATTGATAAATTATTTACTATAGATACAAAAATGTGGAATAATCAAGAAGAAATATATAAAATTCGTAAAATGGATTTTGAACAATATAAGACAGAATACTTTTCGAATGAAGAGGGCGCTAAACGTCTTTGGGACTGTTTGAAAAGAGCAACAGATCTTAATGTTCAAAGAAACCAGTTGATTGACGAGATTGATCAAAAAGTAATTCTAATGATTACCGAAGCTGCTGCAGGTAAAGAATTAGATGACGGTAAAAATATACAAAGAAAGCACAAAACATACTAAGGAAATTAAAACATAGTATTATATTTTAAAAATACTATAACTGATATATCAAAATATGATAAAAGTATACGATCCATTTATTAATGAAAAAACAAAAAAATATGCATATGAGGCTATAGAATCCGGATGGATATCTTCGCAAGGCGAGTTCATACAGAGAGCAACAGATAAACTTAAGGAAGTATTGAAAACAGAAAATCTGTTTTTAGTAAGTAATGGTACTACCGGTATGCATTGCGTCTCTAAAGCCATTCAGATTAAATATCCAAATATTAAAACACTAATAGTACCAAACAATTCTTATGTTGCAGCTTGGAATACTTTTTTATATGAAGAAAAATTCTCTTTAGTATCTGTAGATTGTAATATTGATTCCTGGAACTATGATTTAAATGAATTATTTGAACTTTTAGACAAATCAGACTTACATACAACAGCTTTATTGTGTGTACATAATCTTGGAAATATAATAAATATTGATTTGATAAAAGAGAAATATCCAGAACTATTAGTTGTTGAGGATAATTGTGAAGGACTGTTTGGAAAATATAATGGTAAATTTTCCGGTACACAAACTTTTGCTTCTGCTGTTTCGTTCTTTGGTAATAAAACTATTACCTGTGGTGAAGGTGGAGCAGTCATAATCAATGATAAACAAATTCTAGAATATCTAAAATCTTTTATTAATCAAGGTAATACAAACCAAAGATTTAAGCATGATAAAATAGCTCAAAACTATCGCTTGACAAATGTACAAGCGGCGTTTTTATTAGGTCAACTAGAAAGTCTAGATGAAATATTAAATCTAAAAATAGATTTATACAATACATATACAAATTCTTTTAAAGATTTAGATTTTGTACAAGTTCAAGTACAAGAAACCAACACAGAACACTCCTGCTGGATGTTTGGTCTAAGATTTACAAATGGAATTACTTACAATAAAGCTCTTGGTTATTTTAATAAAAACGGAATAGACATAAGACCTATGTTTTATACTCATGAGAAGCAAGAATTCTTAAAAAATAAAATAACTACGAACAGAACAAATCAGAATGGCAATTTAGTAAATAATTATTCTGTGGTTCTTCCTAGTTATCCTTCTTTACAAAAAGCACAGATTCAGCATATAATAGAGACAGTCAAAAATATCAATAAAGATATTTGAAACATTAATTGGAGTAAAGAAATGAAATTATCAAAACAAGCTATGGGCTCATTAATGATGGCTCTACAAAAGAGTCTACTAGAACAAAGCGATATAGTTCCAGTATTAGAAGAATTAGAATGGGAAAGTGTTGATGGTAATCTTTTTGTTAAAAATCCACCAGCTTTCTCTGTTAACCAAGTTGAACACGAAGTAGACTGATGCCAGTTTATACATATAAATGTAAAAGCTGTGAACAGCAGTTCGATACTTTTCATGATATGTCCACTCGCTTAACAGATTGTGAAAAGTGTGGAACAATAGATTCACTTAAGAAGGTATTAAGTTCTTCAATAACGGTTGCTCAAAAAAATAATAGTGGGCAATTAGTTCGAACATTTATTGAAGAAAATAAGGAAAGTCTTAAGGAAGATATGAAAAATATCAAGAGGCAGGACTATAATAAATGACAATTGTTTTACTAATTTTACTGGCTATATCAATTGGTATTAATGTATTATTTGGTTGGTATGCTTTTAGATTAGTAAAACGTATTGTTCTTATACAAGAAACATTTCAAATATTTGATTCACAAATATCTGATTTTACAGAGCATTTAACAAAAATTAATGAACTTGAAATGTTTTATGGTGATCCCACTCTTGAATCACTAGTTCAACATACAAAATTTATAACACAAGCCTATTCTGATCTAAAACAGGATTATATGGTTGTAGCTGGAGAAATTGATGCCACGTCCGAAGAAGAGCCAGAGCCAAAACAGTTTGAATTCAAACCAAACAAACGTAACCTTTAATAAAACAACTCAAGTAAGAACAACACAAGGAAAAATATATTTTTCAAAAGTTCATGAAGATGCAATCGTACAATATGCTCAAGTACGAGATCCAAAAAAAAGACAAGAACTTTATGTTGCTTATATCGGCCCTGTTTTTAATGAGTTGGTAGATAAAATAGTTTTTACTTATAAGTTCACTAGTTTACCAAATATTGAAGACCTAAAGAGCGAGTGCAAGGTTTGGTTAACAACCATATTGGATAAATTTGACCCATTAAAAGGCTCTAAGGCATTTAGTTACTTTTCAGTCATAACCAAAAATTGGTTTATTCATAAAGTCAAAAAGAATTCTCATCAAGCAAAACACGAAGTATATTTCGAAGATATCAAAAAAGAGAGCGAAGAAGATAACCTATTGGTTCATAACACATATGATTCAGATAGAGAGGGAGAAGAATTTTGGGGCGCTCTTTGGAGCGAGATGAAAGAATGGGATTCAGAAGAATTAAAACAGAACGATGATAAAGTTTTACAAGCTGTTAAAATTTTATTGGAGAATCCTGATCGTATTGAAATTTTCAATAAAAAAGCAATCTATCTGTATATAAGAGAGATAACGAATCTAAATACCAAACAAATAGCTTCAAGTTTAAATCGATTAAGAGATAAATATAGAGATTTTAAACTTGATTGGGAAAATGATATATTATGAATAATAAACAGATCGAAAAGTATCTTGAAGAAGCTATTGATAATATAAGAGAAGATCGTAAAAAAGCTGATAGTCTCTTAAGAGATATAGCTGTTTATATTGGTGGCAGTCAAGAACGTCATAGAGAAGTTGGCTTGACTGCTGCCAAATATCTTGAAACTCTACAGCGTTCAAATGAGCAATTAGTAAAAATAACAGACATACTAAAAAAATCCATTAAAAGTGAATATGGAGATTTAAATGAAAATGAGAAAAATAGTATGTATGATGAAATAGAAGCTACCGGTAAAGAAGAATAGATATCTAAATTATTTCAATTCTAGATATTTATTCTAGAGGTTTCTAGATTATGTCGAATAGAATTCTGAATCCAGAGGATGAGCCTTTTGGTCAAAATAATGCTTGGCCAAGAATAAGAAGAGCAAATCCGACCGACTCTGAACTCGAAAGATTAAAAAAAGATGAACATATTAGACCAGATGTTTCAAAGAACATTTCTGGTCCTTTGGTTGGTATTGCTTTAGAAAACGGCTATTATATTTATCCTCCATTTCCTGCTGAATATCAAAGTTCACAAATGCAGAATATTGATAAATTGATAGCAGTAAGAGCGCAAATAATAGAACAAGATAACTGTCCACATCCAGATCAGGGTATTAATTTTGATAATGGCGAAGAAATACCATCAGAAACATTAATGCCTCTTTTTGAAATATTTATTTCAGTATCTGATAAATTAGATCCTCCAAGTAAAGGTGATAAGATATTTGTTGATTATGAAAATCGTCTGTTTCGAACAAGACCAACTTATTATGGTATATCCAGAAAAGGATCAGAGACAGCAGGAAAAAAGAAAGACAAAAAAGCTTCACAGATTACTTCACAACAAAATAATTTAACAGATAGTACAAAACCACCTTCTGGTTTAAATCCAATACCAAGTATCCAGCAACAGTCTTTTCCTGCTTCTGAACAAAATGCTTGTATAGATTTAAAAAAAGCGAATCGGCAACCCGGTATATGGCCAATAACAACCGGTGGTCCACCTCCACCAAATGGATATGAAACAACAGAAATGGTTATAATACCAGGTAGTGCTTTTATATTATTTCCAAAGAAATATATAAAAGCTGTTGAAGCTATGATAGATGCATATAAAAAAGAAACCGGTCAAACTTTAGGTTTTACCAGTGGTTATAGAAATATAGATTTACAAAGGTGTATGTATCAAGACTGGCTAAGAAAAGGTCAACCATTTCCACAAGTTGGAAATCCAGATAGAGGTAATTCAAAACATCCAGCTGGAAAGGCTATTGACTTTTCAACCGGCAGAGAAGGAAATTTGTTGTTTAAGCAATTTACTGACAGTTCTAGTTTTAATTCTTTACAGAGAGTTGATCAAAATTCACAGAGTTTTGAAAAAACAAAAAATGGTGACTTTGGTTTAGTTGCTAAATGGTTAGCAAGCAATTCACAGAGATTTGGTTTTATTTGGACCGGATGGTCTTTTAAAGAGTTGTGGCATTACGAATTTGATGAAAATGCTGCAAGAAGTTTAGGTTTAATTGAGTAATTATGGCAAATTTAAAACAGAAATTAGAACTTAATAAATTAACTGAAAAAGCAAGAGATGGATTCTCTGACTCTTCTACAATAGTTTCTTCAGCCGGTATTGGTGGTGATGATATTGCAGAGCTATCTCCACGTTTTGCACAAGCACGATATGAAATATTATTACAAGGAAAACAAGACTCAACTATAGTTCTAGGTCGCGATAGAACTGGACCTTTTGATGGCTATGGTATTAATGGAAATACTTCCTGTGCAGCTATTGATATGGTGGTTGGTAGAAGAAGTGCAGATGAAAAATTCTTAATAGAACAAGATATAACCCATCCAGATTTTACTACAGATGCTGCAAGAATCTATTTAAGCCAAAAATCTGATATCGATAAAGCTCTTGGTATTCCTCCTGGAAATAGTGGTTTATCTATAGCTAGATCAACTGCGGCTTTAAAAGCCGATGCAGTTAGACTTGTTGGTAGAGAAAGTATTAAATTGGTTGTTGGCACTGATCAAAAAAATTCTCAAGGTGGAAATATCGTTTCCAGATATGGTATTGAGTTATTGGCTGGTGATTTAGAGGACGGTGAAAGACTAATGATCACTGAAGAAGTAAGAGAAGCACAAATATCGGAAATAGAAGCCGGTGGTTTGCAGCCAATTCCTTTGGGTATTAATACTGTTTTTGCTCTTGACCAATTAATTGAAAAGGTTGATAAATTGAGTGCTATTGTAAGTACTGCCACTATGACAGTAATTGACTATATGAATGAAATGGCTTATCATAAACATAAAAATCCAGTAAATGAATATTTTGGTATACCTGTTTTACCATCCGATGAATCTATCTATGCAAATAATGCAGCTGCTGCTCAATTATTAAGCTTTACAATAAATGATATTAAAATGTTTCGTATGGAACTAATTTCTTATAAGGGTGAACACTTAAATCCTGCTGGACCTTATTATATAAACAGCAGGTTTCACAGATTAAATTGAAAATGGTTGGTAAATAGATAATGGCTCAAGAAATAACAAAAGATTTGTTAATACCTGGTTCTGTAGAAAATATATTTCCTCTTCAAACAGAGGTGACATTAGAAATTTCGAAATTACCAGAGTATGTAACTCAAATTAAGAAGCTATTTTCTTTTTATAATCAACAATTAGTTGCTTCTGAGAGTACAATCGTTGGGTATAATCTAGATTCAGAAATTGGCGGCTTGGTTCGATTTTTAGTAGATCTAGAGGCGGCAATCAAAACTTCAAATAATATAAAACCAATCATAGCATCAGAACCAGAAAAGATATCTATTGCTGATTATGAATTTGTCACTTTGAGACTAATCGGTGAAAACAAATTAGAACCCAGAGTTTTTTCTGATGGAGTTTCTAGAGATGTTATTTTATATGATAGGATTGATTATGTCTATCTACAAAATAAAACATTTTCTAGGTCTTTAGCTGTTTTAACTACTCTAAAACAACCATTATTAATAAGTTCAAACACAACGTTATCACTAGTTTTTAATTTACTTGAGATTATAAGACAAATAAATGCTCCAATACCGAGCAATCTTTTGTTGTGTCAAGGAAGAGAAACGAGTCTTTCAAAACTAGAAGACAGTTTATCTCTGCTGGGCTTTGGTGCTGGCGTTACTAGTAAAGTCTTACTAAAAGATTTTATAAATGCCTATATCCATCCACAACAAAAGATTGAATCGCTTCCACAAATAAAACCAAAAGGCTGTACTCAGGAAGTAAGAGATAGAATCTCTACAACAAGGGCGCAGCTTAATTTATTAGAAATACAAACAGCTTTTCCGGGGTTTGGTGGAACACCGGATCAGAAAAAAGCCTTAGAAGAGTTAAAGATAAAATTAATTGAATTAACAAAGGTCTGTCCGGATCTTGCAAGTGAAATAATATTATTTGACAATGTAAAGAATTTTGACAAAATAGGAAAATTATTTACAGATTTTATACAAAAATATAATTTAGCTTGTGTTGTTGATGAAGCTATTAAATGTGTAATGCCTCAAATTCCGTGTGACCAGATTTTGAGAGATCTAACGGTAGATAATTTTGAGCAGAGATTAATAACAGCTTTCCCATTTCAGAAAAACATTATTACAGCTTTAAGTTTAAATATTAGAGATGAATTACAGAAACAAAACGAAGCAAGACAAGCAGAGGGTTTGGAGCCTTTAGATCCAGCTGGTCAAACACAATTTGTTCTTGATAGTATTGATAAAGTTATTGACTTAGAAGCTCTTTGCAAATTAGATATTAGTGCAATATTGGCTCTTTTGGATAGTCTTTTTAATATAAAATTGCCTTCTTTTAATATCCTGGATTGGCAATTTAGTTTTAAGATAGATTTTCAAACAGCTGTCATTGAAGGAATATTGGCATTACTATTAAATATTATTCAACAAGTATTGAATGAATTGATCGGTTGTAATGCTCTTGATGGTTTTATAGCTGGAATACTTAATTCTGATATCGAGGCTCCAACTGGTTTATATGGAGATTTAGCTGCTTTATTTGATGGTAACTTTAATTTTGAAAATACGCAAGGTGCCATAGGAAATGGAATGCAAAATTTCCTAACACAAAGTGGTGTACAACTAGCTAATATAATCTCTTTTGAATCAAAACTTGGAAACAACCTTCTTGGTACTACAGTTGTAACTGGTACTTTAGGTTTTGGAACAACACCAGAAAATATATTTCTTGGTAGCTTGGGTACACGTAGTACAAGTTTAGGTGGTCTTGTAAGAACATCGAGTGATACTACTGGTTCTTTTGGAGTAGCTGGTTTTACTGTAAATCCAACCATTTTTACAGGAACAATAGATGCTACAAGTTTGGCAACTACCGAAAAACAAAAACAATTTTTACAAGAAATTGGTAGATTTGTTTTCACAGCAGATGGCGAACAAGCCAACGTAGTTCGCATATCTGATGACTCTTTGGTACAATTGTATCAACAGACAAATTCTCCAAACTTCCAGATTGCTGCACCGGCTGTTATACAACAAGCGGAAACTGAAGATAACAGTTTCGCCAGATATGGCAGTTTAGACAGAAATAAACACATTCTAAAGGCACTCGTACAAGTCGGCGAAGAAGGTACAACCCGTCTGACTATGACACAGGATTCTTTAGTTCAACAGTTAAAAGAATATGTTAAGACTTGTTTCTCTCTCCTATCTCCATCAGAAACAATTAATTTACTTGCTGGTAATTCTAATACAGAAGTAAATTTGACTATAACAGAAATAGCAAGAATTCGCTTTCCATTGCTTAATGCTATTTTAAAATATCCTGAAAGACACGCATTATTGTTTGCATCTTTTGGTAAAATAACGCAACTAGATAGTCTTGGACCACGTTTACAGTTATTAGCAGCAACTCCATTAATTAATCAACAAGCTACTGATCCAAATGTTTGTTATCCATTTACAAATGTAACAGATTTTAGAAAAGCATTAGCTAATCAAGTATTGCCGGCAGAACTAGCTAATAAAGTAATCGATGATTTGCAGGAAGATGCAAGACAAAGAGCGAATAAATTAATTAATCAGCTTGGAAAAAAACCAACTGCTGCAGATATTTTCACAAGTCCTGCCGCCTTATCAGTTAATAAAACACCGGATGGCAAGCAAATACAAGAAATTGATAGAATTGTCAATAATACTCTATCAAATGTTTTTGATCAGATTAAAATATCGTTTGACCAAGAAATAGAGGCTTTTCCCGGTGCTACATCAGCACCAATAAAGACAATAGAAAAGGTTTTTGAAAACAAAACCGTACCACCAACTGCACTTCCCGGCTTTCAAACTACCGGTAGAGCAACATCAAAAAATCAAGAATATGTTGATATTGATAGTGTTGTTAATAACCCATCTGAAATCGGTGGCATTAAATACTATGAAAAACCGGTTCACGTAAACGAAATAGGTGGCTTAGTAGAGAAAGTATATTCTAGTATTGATACTAATGCCGATATAAAAACTGAAGAAACAGAAAGATTAACAGTTAGTCTAGAAGGAAAATTAACCACTGGCTTATCTGAGGGCTTGAATCAGTTTAGAACAGAAGAGTTCCTTTCTCAAGCAAGCGAGAATTCTCCAAAATGGAAAATGATTTATACAGAAAAAACAGGATCTTATGTTTTTAATGTAAGAACTACCGGTCAAGTTCTTGGTAATTCAGGCACAACAGAGAAATATTCTCAAACACTAAAAATGTCAGGCTCTGTTATTGAATTCAATAAGCAAACTCTTTTAAATGAAGCTAGAATAGCAGAACTCAATGTATCTAATGATAATTTAGAAAGATTTGATTTATTTTCTCAATTATTTACAAGATCTTTGGCAAAAATAATGCCGTATAATTCAACTAACTTTGGCTCAATTGAATTAACTGAAATATTTAAAAAAGAATCTTTAGTAGCATATCGCGATATATTGCAAAAGCAACTTCTAATCGTACCTACAGATTCAAAATTATTACAACGTAAAAAAGTATCCAACTTTGAACAAGAAGATACGAAAAAAAGAAATATATTTTTAGGTTTAATTGATTTTTCTCCATTACAGACAGAAAAGCAAAAAGTATGTGGTATTGATACTCACTTGCTGCAGTTAGAAGCGGTCAAAAAAAGAATTAATGAAGAATTTAGTTCTACAAACCCGGAAAATGTAGTTAGCACTAATTCTAGAATCAATACTCGTTATCAGGATAATAAACCAGGTCATTTATCAGATAAAATTATGACTGGTCTAGTTGAGACATTTATTAGAACAAGTGTTATTCATAATGTATTCAAAGGCTTGTTTGTTTTCGATAAATATGATTATGATTTTTATAATTTTAATATAAAAGAACTTATTTATTTATTTTTTGAACATACAGTCAGAAAAGATATAAAAAACTTTAAGTTTGAAGAAGGTATAGAAGTACAAATAGAAAAGATCTTCAGCATATATAAAAAGAATAATATAATAACCGATAATGATTCTAGTAATAAGCTAAGAAGTATTATAAGATATCAAATTGATGATGTTTTAAAGATAATTAAAAACATTGTCGATTCTTATGCCAGCGTACAAACACAGCCTCCTTCTGTTGCTCAACAATCTTCAATTAATACACGAAATACAGTAGATAATTTGATTGATGCTAGAAATAGGAGTATCGATACTTCAAATAGAGGTATCACGGGCACTTCTCAAAGAAATAATGACTTTCCGCTTCAACAGACAATAACTGTTGTTACACAGCCAGATGTTCTTACATCGCCTGCATTTGCGGATATCATTTCTAATCTTGGAATGGCAATCAATAATGAAGAATCGGCTATTAAAGCAAGAAATAACTTCTTTAATAATTTACCGGTAATTGATACGTATTCTAATTTTTATACAAAAACAGAAGAGACAGTATCGGTTGAAACTCCTCCGCGTCCAAATGTTGATCCAAATAATGATACTCCTTTAAGACCAGCAGCACCCGATACGAGAAATGTAACTGTTTATAAGCCGGATTCAGATAATTTGCTGAACTTTACTAGTTTCATAGAAGGACCGGGCTTATATAGCAATAAGCTAAGAGAAAAAGGCTGGCACATAATATTAGAAAAATATATAAGAACTGATTTTAAGCAAAATTCTCAACTAAATCAACAATTTAGAGATTTAAATAATTATGTCTTTCGAAATAGAGACATAAATGGTGTTACTAATTTAGTAAATTTTAAAGAAACAATGCTTAGAATTATTGAAGCAAGCCGTTCAGGTAATAATCTACAGAGAGCATATGTTTACTCTAAAAATTCATCGCCAGCTATAACACAGCAACTTTGGATGAATTCTGCACCATCCTTTGGATTAAGAATTAGTTTAATAAGAACTTATACAAAAGATGAAGAGCTAGCTAACTTATCTCAATTAAGAGAGAGTGATGGTTTTTATTCCGGAATAATTACAGAAGAATATCCAAATGGAATAATTTATAAAAATGAACAAGCTCGAATTGCTGGTAGAGCCAGAATTATGAAAAATAAAATGGGACTAATCCAGTCATTCACATCACAAGATTATTCACAAAATCCAGCTTGGAAACTTTTCGAACAACAAGAAAAATATTTAGTAATTCCTATTATTGAGGAAGAAGTAGAATTACCGCAAGATATGTATGATTTTGATACTCTATTTTTACCAAATGATGAGTATACAGACAGATGGTATTCTAGATATACAGATAATTTATTCAATATAGCAAAAGCAAAAATGCTAGCAAATCCTGCATATGATTTATTGGTAAACTATAGTCTATTAGATAGAATGGGAAGAGATTTCTGTTTATTTAATAGCTTGCTTGGAATGGCTAGCGAAGGTGTTTATACGTTATTGAATGGCACCAAACAGTTGATTAAAAAGAATTATGACTTGCATAAAAATAGTGGTAATTTTAAAACAAGAGATACTACCGGTGCATATGAAAAGCAGAAAGAAGAGGAACAAAATGGGCCTTCTACAGCAGCTTTTCTAAAAGCAGCTGCCACAATACCAATTAATTTATTGAAAGGTATTTCAGTAGCTGTAGACCCAAATATCTTTTTGGCTGATAAAATAGTTTTAGCTGGAAAGATGGGTCTAGTGCAACCAAGATTCAGAAGGTTGGAAGCTGGTGAGGTCGTTAAGATAGAAGGCACCAATCAGACAAAGACAATTACAGCTGCTGAAGCCGGAATTGCATATAACGGTTATTATAATTATTTACCAAGTGGTGAACTTGAAATAAAACAAAATGCTATTTCTCAAGGATTGCCAATTATTGAAAATACTGTAGTTGTACAGGTCGATCCACAGACAAATCGGGTTATTAAAACTGTTGATAATGAAGGTAATGAAAATTATGTAACAAGACAAGGGATTGGTACAACCGGTGTACCATATGATATAAAAAAGAAACAATTTATTAGCGATTCATTCAATCCAGAAGAAGAAGTAGATCAGTTTGATATTGTACCAAGTACGCCAATATTTCCAGGAGAAAAAATAAACATACCATATTCTATAGCTTCATTGGCATTAGTACCATTTCCAGTGTTTAGTCCGGGATTGACAACATATAATATAGCGATGCCGTTTGGACCACTATTCTTAGCTTTAGAACCACTTATTCTGGAAACCCCTGAATTTAAAGCATCTATACCAAGACTAGAACAGCCGGTATCTACAGATGAATCTGGAAATATTATTTGTGATGAAACAGAATAATAATTAAAAACAGTTTAGCATCATATTTATTACAATATGAGAAATGGCTTTACTGTATCTTTTCCTTTACAAATAGATCGTGAGGATAGCGACTATATTTTAGTCGACACTATTCCGGAATTAGTAAGGCAAAACTTAAAAAACTTAATTCTTACAAGTCCCGGTGAAAGAATAATGGATCCGGAATTTGGTGTTGGTATAAAAAGATTCTTGTTTGAAAATAAGACAGTTGCAACAACAAATACAATAAGATCTGCACTAACTGTGCAAATTAATAGATATATGCCATTTGTTTCTATTGTTTCAATAGATTTTGTAGATGATGAACAAGAGCCAAATTTATTAGGTATTGCAATAACTTATTTTATAGCACCAACCTCAACAACCGATCAATTACGATTAAGTTTCAATTTATTAACACAAACACTAACAAGATAATATATTTATAAGAGGTCAAGCTGATGCCAAAAAAGAATGTACCAATAAATTATTCTGCAAGAGATTTTGCTACTATTAAGCAATCTTTGGTGCAACACGCCAAAAGATACTATCCTGAGTCTTTTAAGGATTTCAATGAAGCTGGTATTGGTTCTTTGGTATTAGACACCGTATCTTATGTTGGTGATATACTTTCTTTCTATCTGGATTATCAAGCCAACGAATCATTCCTAGATACAGCTAATGAATTTACAAATGTAGAAAAATTAACAAGACAGATGGGTTTCAAAGAAAGTACTGTGCCAACTTCGCACGGTATTGCTACTTTTTTTATCTTAATTCCGGCCTCTCAAAACGGTTTAGGACCAGATCTTATATATGCTCCAATTCTCAAAAGAGGTTCAACATTTACTACTTCAAATGGAAATCAGTTTATATTAACTGAAGATGTGTTTTTCAATTCTGACACAAATGAAACAGTTGTAGCTCGTGTTAATTCTGTTTCGGGTCTTCCAACTTTTTATGCAGTAAAATCATATGGAAAGGTTATATCCGGCTTTTTTGAAGAAGTAAAAGTTCAGACAGGCGAGTTTGAGAGATTCAAAAGAGTTCGTCTACCTCTTACGAATGTTGCTGAAATAATAAAAGTTGAAGATCTTGAAGGTAATGAATATTTTGAAGTTGATTATTTGACACAAGATATCATTTATCGACCAATCGTTAATCGCGGTGGCTCCAATAGTGTTAGCAGTAATACTGCCTATTTACGACCATTTACTGTACCAAGAAGATTTATAATAGAAAAGATTAATGGTATAAATTATTTGCAATTTGGTCAAGGACAAGATAAGACAAATAAAAACCGTGAAAGCGTTGCAGATCCTTCTACTGTAGCTTTAAGTGTTTATGGTAAAAACTATATTGCTAGTGACTCTTTTGATCCTACCAATTTAATTGAAACAGATAAATTTGGTATTGTACCAGTTAATACTACTTTAACTATAACAGCACGTACCAATACTTCTGCAAATGTTAATGCATCAGCTGCATCAATTAAAAATGTAGCTGCAGCCAGATTAGAATTTCCAAATCCATCTGCAATAAGTGTTGATATTAAAAATCAAATAAAAAATAGTCTTGAAGTAACAAATGAAGAGCCAATTACCGGCGATACTAGATTACTAAATTCTCGTGAATTAAAAACAATAGCAAGTACTGCATATGCAGCACAAAGTAGAGCAGTTACCAAAGAAGACTACAAAGCTTTGCTATATAAAATGCCAGCAGAATTTGGGCGCGTTAAAAGAGCAAACGTTGTAAGAGATCAGAATTCTTTTAGAAGAAACTTAAATTTATATACAATTTCTAGTGATGATAAAGGTTTTCTTGTACCAACTAATTTAGTGGTAAAAGAAAATATTAAGATTTGGCTTAATAAAAATAGAATGATTAATGATACAATTGATATCTTAGATGCTAGAGTGGTTAATTTTTCTATTAATTTTAGTGTAATTGCTGATCTAGAAACCAATAAATATGATGTGCTAATTGCCTGCAAAAATGCACTTCAACTAGAATTTAGTAGAATTAGAGATATTGGTGAACCACTTTTCTACTCAGATGTTCTTAAGGTCTTAAAAGAAACAAAGGGTGTCCTAGATATAGTAAAAGTTAAATTTATCAATAACTATGGTGGACTTTATTCGAATGTATTTTACAATATGGACGAAAATACGTCTTCTGACGGAAGATACATTAATTGTCCAGATAATGTTATATTTGAAATTAAATTTCCAAATACCGATATCAAGGGAGTGGTGCTATAATGGGTATCAAGAGATATTTTGCAAATAAAGATACTACCATAACAAATGGGTTTTTATCTAATTTAAAGACACGTGCTTTAAATTCAAATATGGGCGAATCTGACGTTCTAGAAGTGTACTCGTTATATGCTCAGGCTTCAAATACTTCCTCGGAAGCCTCACGTATTTTAGTTGATTTTCCTATATCTGATATTATACAGGATAGGCAAGAACTAAATATTCCGGTGAGTGGCAACACACAGTTTGTTCTCAAGCTGAGTAATGCAGAACACGGTTATACTACTCCAAGAAACTTTGATCTAATAGTTCATCCCGTATCAAGTAGCTGGGAAGAAGGTTTAGGTTTAGATATGGAAGGTTATTCGGATATTGATGCTGCCAATTGGCTGTCTTCCTCTTTGACTTCTTCTTGGACTAATCAGGGCGGCGATTTTTTAACGGGTACCATATTTCAGCAACATTTTGATAGAGGCAATGAAGATCTAGAAATAGATATCACTTCGATTGTAGAAATGTGGATTACCGGTGCTGTAGAACCAAATGGATTAATAGTAAAATTACCAGATATTATAGAAAGTGGCTCAAGAACATATTATACTAAAAAGTTCTTTGCTAGAGGAAGTCAATTCTTTTATAAACGTCCTTGGATAGAAGCACGATTTGATGAATCTATACGAGATGATAGAAACTATTTTTACAAGAGTAGTTCACTAGCACCGGAAGCAGACAATATAAACAGATTATATATGTATAATCGTCATCGTGGTTTATTATCTGATATTGCTGGTAATCCAAATACAGAACTATATTGTAGTATCTATTCTGGTACTCTAGGACCAGCTGGTTTACCTGTACCACTAGATAATAATTTTGGACTAGGCTATATTGCAGCAACAAGAATAAGAAAAGGAATTTATGAAGCTGAAGTTGTTGTGAATACAGAAGCACAACTTTTGTTTGATGTATGGCATAATGGTGATAATATTTATTATTATACCGGTAGTGCATTTGATGTTAAATCTGGTGACGGAGATAACGAATCAGATTTTCAAATATCAGATTATTCCGTAAATATAACAAATCTAAAGACTGTTTATTCTGCCAATGAGCAAGCAAGATTTAATTTGTATGTACGTGATAAAAATTGGGATCCTACAATTTATACAATCTCAAAAGCAAATGCAGAAAATTTCACTATCAGAAAAGCATATTACAAGATATTCAGAATAGTTGATAATCTTGAAATTATTCCATATGGTGATAAAGACATAGAATATACAAGATTGTCATATGATGATACTGGTAATTATTTTGACTTAGATATGTCAATTTTTGAACCAGGTTATACATATGGTGTTAAATTTAAGTTTAAAGAATTTGGCTTAGAAATTGAACAAAGGGAAGTTTTTAAATTTCGCGTTGAGGAATGATAATGTCGATTAAAGATCTATTTGGTAAAAAATCTGGAAAAATACTCCCATTAACTGATCCCGAGACTATCGGTCAAGAGGTAGAATCAGTAAAATTAGTAGAGTCCGCAAGAATAGAAAAAGACAGATTCATACCAGATATTGATTTTTCAGAACCTGAAAACTTTGCAAAGTTTGGTTCTGCAGAAAAATATTATGCAGATTCAATAAAATTAATTTATAAAAGTTTTCCATATGATGGTTCTAGAAACGAAAAGACAGAGTGGTTTAATAGTAGTTCATTATTAACAAACTATACTTTTAATAATTTATATCCAAGAAACACTGGTTTTATAAAATTTGGCTTTGATTACGGTACCATCACCAGTACAAGTAATGGCTATTCTATTACTGATAAGCCTGAATATATATTAATCAAAGGTGGTCCAAATACTTATAGTCAGACAGACACTGCCAAAAATCTATTTGGAAAATCAAACTATTATAATGAGGACTTTAAAAGAGCCAGTAATCTTAGTTTGAACGGTGAAGATGGTGTAACAGTAGAATTCTATATAAAAAAAGAAGATCTATCCGGTTCTGCTAAACAAGTAATATTTGATTTATGGAATAGCGCTTCTTTTACTTCTTCTGATTATGCAAGATTCACCATTGAAACCCACCCAGGAAATATTGGTGAAGAAAATAATTTTTATGTCACATTTGTATCCGGTACAAATGGAGCAAACGATGTATTATTAGCAGCTAATAATATAACTGATTCGAATTGGCACCATATTGCTATAACTGCAAAAAATGACAATTCTACTATTGCATTTCAACTTTTCCAAGACGGAGAATTACTCTCACAAGAACTATCTGGTACAACAGTTTCACAAGTGCAGGGACCAATGATGGCTACAATTGGTTCACTGGTACATGATACCGGTAGTGCAGGTTTAGGATATGGTAAATTATCTGCTTCTTTAGATGAGTTTCGTTACTGGAAATCAAAAAGAACAGATAAGGATATTTTTAGATTCTATTTTACAGAAGTATATGGTGGTACAAATACCGATGATGCTAATACAGATTTAGGTGTTTACTACAAGTTTAATGAAGGAATATTTAATAATCAACAATTCTCTGCATATGATGCAAATGTAATTGATTATTCTGGTAGAATTTCTAATGGTACTTGGTTTGGTTATTCTGTTGGAAGCCGTGAAACCGGTTCTGCTTTAATAGAATCTGGATTCACTCAAGAAGAACCGGCCGATCCAATATTATATCCTAATCATCCCGAAGTATTAATCTTAATACAAACACTTCAACAAAAAACGATTTCATATGATCAGATGAATAATTCATCAATCTATAATTCATTTGCTAGCTGGATTCTAGAAGAGGATCAAGAAAAGGGTGAAGGTCTACTAGAAATAACCCAGATCATATCAGAATATCTAGATGAAATGTTCTATCATATTCAAAGTTTACCAACTTTGAAAGATGAGGACTTTAGAAAACAAAATCCTCTTCCATTTTCAAAAAGATTGGTAGAATCACGTGGATTAAGTACCGTAGAATTATTTTCAGATTCGACAATCCTAGAAACTGTCTTGTCGAGAAATGAACAAGATGTATATGATGAAAAAATATATCATATAAAAAATTCAATTTATCAAAACATATATAACAATATTTTATATATTTATCGTTCAAAAGGTACAGAGAAATCTATTCGCAATCTCTTGAGATGCTTCGGTATCGATACTGAGTTAATTAAGATTAACTTATATGCCGATGATCAATCTTTTACTTTCGAAGATAGATATGAATATACTTCTCAAAAAAGAAAATTTGTAGATTTTAATAATCCAGATAGATTTGAAGGAACTGTTTACCAAGTTACGCAATCTGGTGAGCCAAATAGTTTAGCATACATAGTTGGTGATATTGATTCAAAATATTTTGGAAATACAATCGAGATAGAAACAATATTTCCAAGAAAATATGATATAAATGAAGATCAATATTTTGAAACAAACTTTTTAAGTAGTTCTGTATTTGGTATGCATCAGCCACAATCAACTGTTGATTATAATACATGGGCTACAAATGATTCTGCTAGTATTCAAATCTTTGGAGTAAGACCAGAAAGAGAATCAAAGGATTCATACTTCCTACTTTCATCTTCCTGTTTTGGCGTACAATTAACGTCATCGCTCTTTAAAGATGTTTACACTGATCAAAAGTGGCTTTTTGCTATTAGAATAAAAAATGAAAAATATCCTTTTGATGGTGTTGTTATAGGTGCCGATAACGGAGATTATATTCTAGAATTTAGTGGTTTTAATACTGAATTGGATATACTAAAAGAGAGTTTTATAGTCTCAGCTAGTATCGATAAGACAATTGCAGAAGCATATTTTACTGCAAATAAAAGATTGTACGTTGGCTCACATCACCAAAATTTTACAGGCTCTGTAATAGTTGGTAGCGATAATAAACAGCAACTCTCTGATCTACAGATTGGTACAGTAAGATATTGGTTAAATTATATACCAGAAGAAGTATTAATTTCTCACGCATTAGATATAACTGATGCTGGTCCAGAATCGTTTGTACAAAATGTTGAAAATGCTCTTATAACGCAACTAAAAGATCAAACAATACCACAATCAGAAACACTTGTGTTACATTGGAGATTTGATAGCATTGAAGTTTCTGATAATGGTGCCGGTACTCCCACACTTGGTTTAAATGACGCTGGTTTTGATGTTATAGATTTATCTTCTGGCTCAATTGATCAACTTTCAAGATATGAAATTGTTTCTGATATATCAAGAAGATTATACCCAGGAAGAGGAGACTTCTTCCTTAGAAATAATGATAAAGTTGTTGCTTATGAATATGTAGCAAATGCAAAAAGAAGACAACCAGAGATCCTAAATAACGATGATCTGATCAGTATTTTACAACAAGATGATATTACATATGTAAGAGATATGGTGCCGGTTAACCATTTTCTTTCAATTGAAAAAAGTATGTATCAAAATATCTCTGAAGAGATGTTACGTTGGATTGGTACAATAAAACAATTTAATAATCTACTTGGTAAGCCGGCCGATAGATATGAAATGGAATATCGCGATCTATCTTTTTTAAGAAGAATGTTCTTTGAAAAAGTAGATAATACACCTGACTTTGAGAAGTTTGTTGAATTTTATAAATGGATAGATTGGTCAGTAGGAAAGATAATTCAAGAAATAATACCAGCTTCGATGGGTACAACTACTATTGCTTCAAACATAGTAGAAAGCCATATTCTAGAAAGAAACAAGTATAGACACAAATTGCCAACGTTGGAATTCAGAAAGAAAGATCCAATTGCTGCAATTCGTACAATAAACGAGCTAAAGTATAACTGGAAATTTGGTCACGCACCAATACCACTTGAAGAAGATACAAACTGTCTCTGGTGGAAAGAAAGAGATATAGATAATAGACAAGATAGAGAACAAATATTTAATGTCTTAAAATCGACCTATGATCGTAAATTTACTACAGTTTATGATTTAAATACAGATGCGATTGTGATAATAAATAAAAATCCAAAAGAACAAGAAGTTGTTAAACAAATAACAAAATTTGGTTCTGGAGAATATTTAGAAATTGATATTCCATCGATTGTCGATAAAAAAGACTGTAATGATAAATAAGAGGTTCCTGAATGTCTGATTTTAACCGCCGAGGAAAGCTGCCTTTCCAAATAGTAAGTTCATCTGTTAATACTGGCTATAATGTTGAATTGACAGCAGCTGTCGGCAGTAATTTAGAAATTGTAAATCAGCATCAGGATGAATATGGTGGACTTCAGGATGCACCGATGCAGGGTCCATTTACCGAACAATGGGTCGGTGGAAACCAACACAGACATATTCATATTAACAATGGTACCGATGATGCCTCCAATAGACCAGAAGCCTTTTTAGTAAGTGGTTCAACAGGAAAAGTCCGAGTTTACGGACCAGATTATTTTGATCCAAAAGCACCAAAAGCCCTTTTAACAAGAGATACAGTTTCAAAATCACCACTTAATATAAAAAATATTAAAAATGAAAATCGTAGACTTGGTAATTTTTCACACAACTATCAAGTTGTACAAACATCTGGTAGAGAGCTAAATCAGAGTCTTGTTCAAAACAATTTAACTGCTTCGGGAGTTTTAACAACAAAATTTATCGAAGGCGTTGAAGATTATTCTTTACCAGAAATAACAGGTAATATTAATAAAACTGTTTTTGTAGAAAGATTTAGTGCTCCCGGTGATCGTAAAGAAAGTTCAAGAGGCGCATTAGATAGAGAAAGTGAACAATATTCACCAAATAACTCACTAGTTACAAGAAATATAAAAGTTAGACAGCCTTTTTATAGTCAATTAACACAGCATGCTGCACAGTTCAATAGTGGTAGTTTAGAAGGTGTTACTGTACATGCTATTAATAGAAATACAATAAAAAGTGTTGAGTTGAGTGGAACTACGTTTGTAACAGCTTCGGATTATGACAATTTCTGGGTTCAACACGCAATACCATCAACAGATTTAAGATATAAATGGATTGCTGATTCTGTTATCGATTCTGGTAGTATTTTACAATATCAAAAGCCTTTTAATCCATCAGAACTAGTTTTCAATAGTGCTAGTTTAGTTGTAAGTGGAACAAATAAACAATTTTCAGTTGATAATGTTGGAATCAGAAGCCTTATAAAAGGTAGGAAGAGTATTAATTTACAGAGTAATACAATTACTTATTCTTCTCCAGGTTTATCTGCTTCTTTTAGTGAGATTGCCAATAGTGCCTATCAATATCCAGTTTGGAAACAAATTCGTACAGGAGAACATCCTGTTTCTAGAAAATTAAGAAATAATAATATAGTTTCTATTGAAGGCAGTAAATCTAAAGTTATTAATAATGTACAAACACAGTCAAAAAGAAGTGATAGTGTATTTGGCTATATAGATCCACCGGTTACTATCAAACACAAGCCACTTAAACAGGTTTTAGAATTAAAAGGTAGTACCGAGAAATATGTATTTAAATTTTCTCATACAAATAATTTAGGTACATTTGCTAATCAAGAATTATTAGCTGCTTTAAATATAAAAGAAGGCAGTCAGCAAACCTATGACTTACTCAAAAAATATTATTCTGATCCAAATAGATTAAATAATCCAGACAATCCAGTCATTAAATTACATAGCTACGCCTTTTCAGAGACTCTTTATCCAAAAGAGGTTAATACATACCTAGCAGAAACACGTGCTAGAACAGCCTATATCTTAACACAAAGCGGTTTCACAAGAGATGGTTATGACAGACAGCTTGGAACACAGAGAGCATTCTGGAGAGATAAATTATTAGATAGAATGAGAAGTATTTATGTATCACGAAATTCTTTAAATTTTCAAATTGATCGTCCAACAACTACTGAGCTTGCGACCCAATCTCCTTATATAGAATTGCCTGGATATGCTACATACGCAGGTAGACAGTGGAACGTTACTAATAGTTTTGCAGAAAACACTTTTAAATCAAATAACTCTATACATTCTTTTGATAATTCACCACAAATAACAGATATTTATGGCACTAATCGATTAACGATGGAGGGAGAATTTGTACAAGATCCGGGTACTGCTATCGGTGATTTAGCTATTGCGACACGTATAACAACTAATGCTAATAGTGGTGAATTAAATCGCGAAGTAATGCTAGATTATTTCTCCAGCTGCTCAGTTGATTTTATCAATTTCAATGATTCAAAATACCCAACTTTTTCTGATGGAGTACAAAAACAATTAACACGTGTCACTCCACATAGCGTTTTATTGCAGTATATACAGGAATTAAAAGATCTAAGCCTATCCGATAAATATAAATTTCCATCAACATATCCCAGCTATTCATCGATGACTCAGAGTTTACCGGTACCACAACCTAAATATTTGGCTTTCTTGGGAGGTTTTGAAAGCGTTTCAAATCGAAGTAGAAATTTCGAAAATGAATTAAATAATATTTTCGACTCTAAGCCATCTGGCACATTGATATCAACTCTTGATTCTGGCTTGAGATATGCCACTGAATCATTTGGTGATAAAAAACCATGGTTTGATTCTTATGAAGATTATTCTGATGACATTAGAAATATTGGCAAAGAATATTCTATATTACCAGAATTCAGAATTTCATCCCATATGCCATATTATGTCAAGGATAGTGGCGGTAATTTTAGAGCAATAAACAGGGCATTTTTAGAAAATGATGGGTCTGGTATAAGTTATAGAACTGCAATTGCTGCAAATTCTTCTTCTGATCAGGGTTATATAAAGTCTTATGTATTGGGTGAAGAAATTTCTAATGCTTATGAATTACAACAAGAGAATGCTAATGTAACCAAATTAGATAAAATAACGTTTACTCTTTCTGGTATTAAAAAACTGCTACCATATAATGGCTTCTATCCTCAAGAAAGAACATTACAGTTGGCTAACTTATTTAATGACTTTTTAGATACTAATGTTGGTGGTGGATATTTTTCCTTTATCAGAACGGTACAATCTGCCAGTACCGGCGCTGGAGATGCAAACGATGTATTGATTTACAATACAGATGATTCCGGAAGTTACTGGTCGAAAAATGTAGTAATGCCATATCTTTTTTCTCCAGGTATCCTTTTTAATACAATAAAAAGCGGTATTTCTGTAGACTTCCCGATCATAACTGCTAGTTTACTAGATATTCAAAATATTAATTTTACAGATATAACTGGTTCAAAAACTACCATATTAACTGTTAAAGAGCTTAATATATTCGATAAGTGTTCTATTTTATCTAAAAATTGTAATCTTATTAGCCTGACTGGTTCTCAAACATCTGCCACAAATAGATTAGATCCATATATCTTTGATGCATCTTATATATCTGAGAATAGAATTAATTCTCGTATTCCATTCGAATCATTAATATTTCCACAAGAATTTCTAGAAAAGCCAGATGTTGTTACGTCTTCTTTTATATATTCTAACAGTGTCGATATTACATTGACCGGTTCATTGCAGGTACAATTAGAGGATTTATATTCAAAATATATTTCTAATTCTATATTAAATATTAAATTTGACTGTAATCATCAGCCAGATCGTTATAGGCAACCTTTATTTACTTCTGGATCATCTGGATTTACTACAATTAATTCTCAATTTATCAATATTGGTTTTTATCAAAAAAATTCTGTACCATTTGCATATCTAAAAGATGATAAAATAATTGATCCATCTTATAGTCTTGCTATGAGTAATTTCTTAGCAGAAATACCAACATTTTTCCTTCGTGATTCATCAATGATCTCTTTCAAGAGTAGTGAAATGAAGGACTGGAAATTTGAAATTGGTAAAAAATACTACTTTGATCTTAAAATGAAAAAATCTTCTGATTTAGTAATGATCGAATCATATAGATCACAACATCATATTACTGGATCAAATAGTATTGAAAAAACAATGAATGGTAGATATTTTGGTTGGCCGGTAAGCAAACAATCTAATGAACGTACTGTAGAAGATAATTATGTAGTACATAATGATCCTGCATATGCACCATTTACGCCTCCATATTTTGAAGGTGAAGCAATATTACGTTTTGAGTTGAGTGCTTCTAGAACCTCTTATAGAGATTCCTCTTTTGCCGATTTTCAAAAAGATATTAATTTGGTCGAATTCTTTCCAGCAATAAGTGGAGCAATAGGAACAGGATCGGCAGCATATAGAAACAAAATGTCTATGCAAGACTGTATTAACCTATTTGGTTTGGGAATTAATCCTTTGGCAGATAGCACACCAGATGGAAAAGCTACTAGTATTCGCGGTACTACAGATACAGCAAATCAATTTTGGGTTATTTCACCAAAATTAGAAACACCGGTATTAGATTTTAGTGAACAACAATTTATACAACGCACCGGTTCTTATTGGGTAGCTGATGGATACGGAAGAGGTATGTGGAGTGGATATGGAAAAATTCCAACTGGTTCACAAGGTATTACTCTTGAACTAGCAGAAAGTTTCCCTCTAAATACTGATTTTAGATCTAATCGTATAAATACATCAGCAACCGGTTCACTACTTAAACAGGTTGGGTTTAAAGCAGAATCTAAAAAGATTGGCCAATTGGCAGAGAAAAAGACAATATCAGAAGCAATTGTTGCTATACCATTTGTTGATAGACCAATTGAAGGTGTTACAACTTTTGTTGATGGATATCATTTCTTCTCTGTTAACCCATTTGTTTTCGAATCACAGAAAACACAACTAGAACTAAACACGCTACCTAAAGAGACTTCTATTTCAAGAATGATACGTTTGATGAAACAATATGTTATACCACCAAATTTTGATTTCTTGACTTATTATAAGAATCCATTAACCAGAACGATTCGCGATAATCGTGAAGGAATTGATCCATTTGTTATGTATATGTTTGAATTTGCACACGATCTAGATCAACAAGATCTTGCTGATATTTGGCAAGGTGTGATGCCTAAAATCGCTACAACAGCAGAAAAAGAACAAATCACCTTTAGTCATGACGTTGGCGAAAATGAACTTTTTGGTGAAAACTTTAAATTACCACCAAATATGCGCTGGATGATTTTCAAGGTTAAGAAGAAGGCTGAGTGGAATTACTTTGCAGTTACAGAAGACACCCAAGATGACGTTCGGTTTAAATTTAACTTTGCAAACAGCCAAGAAGCACAAACACCAAAATATAACTATAACTGGCCATATGACTATTTCTCGCTAGTTGAATTAGCAAAAGTTGATGTTACATATGAATATGGTGAGAAACCAACAGCAACAGGAAGTATCGATAATACTATCATAGGTACCGGTATTGATACTAATAGGTTTGCCATAGGTAATAATCCGGATTTCCTAGATCAAGGAAAAGTTACTTCAACAACAGCAAAAGATCCAAAGCGACAGCTAGCTTCTGGATTTATGAATAAACAAAATAAAACCCGTGGAAAAAGAACAAGGTTATAATAATTAAAGTATGACCTTTTTCAATAGAAAAGAAGAAGTATTAGATATACAGCTGACTCAATATGGCAAACAGCTTTTAGCTAAAGGTATATTTAAGCCGGCTTATTATCAATTCTTTGATGATGATATTGTGTATGATATAGAATATGCAAATCTTCCGGAAGAAGCCCAGAAAGATATACAAAATCGTATCAAAGAGTCTCCAAGAATACATACTCAATATACCTTTATCAGCCCCGAAACTGATCTTAAAAAAGCTGTTGAACAGTTTAGATCCAAGAAAAAAGGCAGTTTTACCGACATATATATTCCCGATGTTATTACTCAGAAAATAATGTCCCAGCCTTTAGCTAATTCAGACTATGGAAATAGAAATGCTCCCGCTTGGAGTATTAATTGTTTAAGAGGAAAAATATCACAAGTAGTTACTAATGAAGCCGGTACGCTAATTACCGCAAAAAGAACTAGATTAATCTTAGAAGACAGTGATTATATCATAGAATCAGCCAAGAAATCAACTGTACAAAATTATGTACCTGGTGATGTATTGGATACAGTTTCTGATGTTGGATTGCAACCAACAAGTGATCTAAATAACTTATCCTCAAGATTCGTAGATGATTCTTTTATACAAGTTAGAGAAGATTATATTTTACTTGATCTACAAGAATTAAATGCACAATTTAATCAAGAGAATTTTGATATTGAATTGTTTGAAATAATTGAAGATGATAGTATAAGTGGCGAGTCTTTAAAACAATTATATTTTAATAAAAAAACACAAAATATAGTTAATAATATTCTTTTAGACGAACAGGATAAATCACCGGAATATAAGCCAGAAAGATTAGAAATGGCTGAATATTATTTTAATATTCAGGCAGATAGAGAAATTGATTCAAGAGTATTATGCAAAGATCTATCAGATGCAGAAAAGAAGAAGTTGGTAGCAACAAATCAAATTGATTTAGAATGCGAAGAATTATATGGAAGCCTAACTGATCCTAGAATTACTAGTGACGTTAAAGCTGAAGATCTACTGGAGAAGTGTTGATATGATTGTAACTAATGAAGATATAGCCGGCAGTCTTTTGCCAAATGTTAATATTTCTAGAATTATTTTACAATCAACAGAAGAAGATAAATTACTAGCGAATATACAGTTATTATTCAGACAATCATTCTCTAATGATGATGTATCTTCATGGTTAGAAGACAGTACTGCTTTACAATATTTAAAAATATTTGTAATTCAAAGTACAAATCCAAAAGCAACAGAGAGATTAAAATTGGCCTTTGATAGTACCAAAGAGCGGGGATTTTTTAGTAATGCAGATCAATTTTCTCAATATAAACGTATTTTGCGAAATGAAAATATTATCTCTAATTTTTCAGAGATAGAATATAAAGAAATAAATCTGTTCGATTTAGCTGGTCCCGGTGCAAAAAATAAACTACAAGAACTGGTTAAAAATGGTAAAGCAGAAAGAATAGTAGATAATAATGGTAATAATATTTACAATATTTATATCGATATTGATTTTGAAAGGATTGCAGAAGAAAATACCGAGCATCTTAGTTTTCTAGTTGGCACAACATATGATTTAAGTTCCTTGATAGGACAAGTAGAACAACAAGGTGCATTTGCAATTCAGGTTGGAGAGATATTTGTAGAATCTGTTATCAGTAATGGTTTGGTTGAACAAACATCAACTGTTTATGTTGACGAAGCAGAGCAATTATGGCCGGGTCCGGTTCATTTAATTAATCGTAATGGCCAGACTGTTTTCAGATCCGGACAAACAGAAACAGCTAATTCTGTTGATCTTTTTGTTAGAGAAGTAGAAAATTATAAGATTCAAGATCTAAGACAACTAAGAGCGGTCAAGAATTTTCTTAATACAATTGTTGTACCCGATTCTGAAGAATTAGATAACGTAGAAACAGCTATTAGAAATCAATTTAGTGATTACGATAACTCTTTTATATCTGAGGCACATACATCAATTGATGCTTTAGGTAACGCAACTATAAATTTCTTTATTGATCTTAAAAAGATGTTTATAAAAAACTCAATTATAGGGTTGGTATTATCAAAAAGTGCAAATACTAGATCTGCAGATCTAATTGAACAATATTATAAATATATGTCAATTGAAGCAGTTACTTTATTTGCAAAAAGAATTGATATTGATGAGTCACTTACACCAAATAAAACAACAGAAAAAATAGTATGTCAACTTCTAGAAAGACAACAAATTGAGGCAGCTATAAAAAACATTTTTTTACCTGGTAATATTAGAGCCGGCCAAAATATAGAACAATTAATAATGCTTTCGCTCTTCCACACAGAACAGCTTAAACAAGGTTCATATGAATACAGATTGGAATTAGAGATCAAGGAAGATTTGGTAACTCCAATAAAAAATATAAAAACAAATCTAGAAATTGAAAAATCAGCAATAGTAGAATATTACAATAATAGTATATTACCGGGCAATTTTAACGAAACTACAAATCGTTTTAGAAACGGTGCGTTCAATAACGTTCAGGTACCAACTGCTCAGAGTTTTAGGACATTATTACAAACTTTACAAAAAATATTTAATTTAACAACAGCTACTAGTAGCGATCAAACAACGATATCTCCAGAACCATTATCAAGTATATTAACTAAATGGGCCAATCCAATACAAGGAACTCCAACAACTATATCGTATATTTTAGATACATATGATATAGTAATAAAGGCTTTGCAAGATTCAATCGAATCAACATCAGTAGTTAATAACAGTTTAAATGAAAAGGGTGATGCATTTGCTACACAACAAAGAGTAACTGCTGCAGCTAAAACTTTAAAAATACAAAAGAACTTTAGTTCAAATATAAATTTTGAAAGTGAATATCTTTTAGAATATCTAGATCATACAAGAAGAGACACAAGTGGTATTAATTCAGAGGGTTCTTTCCTGTACGATGTTATAAAGACAGATCTTATTTCTAAAAAATATGATATAAATAGCAAGAATACATCTACTAGAAATCTAAATGAACAAAACGAAGTTGTATTTAATAAACTTGGTAAAATTCTTACAGATTTGGCAGATCTAGAAGTAGAAATATTTTCAGAGCCTTTGAGTAATCAAAATATTAATTTAGGTGCCGTAAGAGAACTGCAAACATCTGTAGATAGTAGAATAGTAAATCCATTTAGAGAAGCTGTTTCTGATAGAAGTAGGAATTTTACTATTAATGACAAAAAAGTACTAAATACTTTATTTTCTACATTAATTTCACCAACAGTAGATAAATCACCAAAACAGCTAGAAATTATATTTGATACATCGAACGATGATAATATTTTTGAAAAAATTACACCCACTTCAGCCACAATATTAGGTGGTACCGATGTAATAAATTTGATTAAAAATACTAAAACTTCTACAAGAAATCTAACTGTAATTCCAAATCATATTAAATCTTTAATTAAGAATAAGACAGAACAAACAGGCATATCATTGTCTGATGCAGAAGTTCGTCTTAAATATGAATTAATTAATACCGTTATGTGCCTAACCGGTTTTGAATTTGATCAAGAAACAAAAACATTTAAAGTACAAGAACCAAGATGGGCAAATGTTAATAGATCTATAATTTTATCGTTACCAGAAACAACAGGTCAATTTCTTTTTTGCAAGATGCAGCCATATGATTTTAGTGATATATCTTATAAACACAATCAAGCATTAACAAATACTTTTATTAATGAATGTTTTTTAATAAGTGCTACTGAAATTAATCCAAGCCCCAATTCTATTACTTCTATAAGTAAACAAAGATATGAAAATCGTTGTAACTTTGAAATCCAAAAATATTTCAATAATGAACAAGAACCAGAAGTAAGCTATTCAATAAATGGTAGAAATGTATTAAGAAATGACTCATATGAAACAACAAAATATAGCTTTCTTGCTCCACATGGTATACAGATAAGTGGCGTATTTAGAAGTCTGTCTTTAACAGAGGCAAGAATAATAGATAATGACAATATCACCATACGTCCTCCAAATATCAGTCCGGGTGATTTGGTACCAAAACTTCCTCGCCCACCAATTATTTTACCACCACAATTAACAACTGGTATGCCGATAATGGTAAATCAGACTGTAGCTGTTGCTGGTAGTTTGGCTCTATTTTCGCGTAATAATAAATTTAATGGGTAAACAAAATGGGAATTATAATAGATTTTAGTAATCCAATTGAGACAGTCGGAAATAACTCTGGCAGAATAGCTATAGCTATTCTTAAAAATATTGTTACAGATATATTAAATAATTATGACACTTCTAATACGCGAGAAGTATCAATAAAAGTAGACGAAGATGTAATATCTTCGACACAAATAGAAGAGCTAACATATAATATTAATAGTGATTATAATTTTTATACAGATTTTTATGAAGATATAACAAAAGAAAATATAAGGATTGCCGAATCTGGTTTACCTAATTTATATATTTATGGTGATGATTTAAACAATGAAAGTGCTTTGTATAATGATATAATCACAGTAAAAGATAATATACAAATTAAAGCTACGAATAGTGGAAATTTATTAGAATATTTTGACAATTATGCCGAAAAGTATGCCAAATCATTAAATAATGGTACCACAGAATTTTCTGATATAGCTACTTTACAACAGGAAATATATATTAGTAAAAAATTATTAGTAAGAATTGATGATGTAAATAAAAATAGTAATACATTGCCATTTAGTATAAAACTAGATTTTCAAAAACCTGCTATTGGTTCATTTGCAGCTATACTAGAAGGTACAGATTTTACTGATGATTTTTGTAGCGAGTTTGTTGCTTATAGTAAAAACTATTTTGAGGACATAGAGCTAAAAATTACATCCGATATTATTTCTGAACAAGAAGGAACAGTTTCTATAGGAACTCAGACCAACACAGAAACTGTTTTAGGAAAAAAGTTTGACAATTATGCACAATTTCAAACACAGATAAACCAATTAATCAGAAATTATGATATTAATTCCATTTTTCGTTTGGGAGAAATACCTCCACAATCGCAGCAGACAAATAATAATCTTTCAAGAGCAGCAGCTGCAATAGCTAAAAATCAATCTTCTTCCATATCTCGTTCAATTAAAATGGCCATTTTGATGGCTAGACTGTCTCAAGTAGTTGAAAATGCTAAATTAACACCAGAACAATTTTTTGGAGGGCAGTCATTTTATACAGAAATGTTTATGACAGAGATAAATAAAGATTCACAAGAAGGATTAGTACAATCTTTTTATTTACCAAACATAAGCGAAAGAAGTGAATATACTTTATATGATACGCAAGTTAAGTTTGGTAAAAATTATATTTATTCATTTAATGATTTTTATTTTTCACTAGAACAGAATTTAAATACTGCCTTGATAAATTCTTTGACAAATGAACAATGGTTTTTAATTTTTCAAGAAATGGTCAAACTCAACCCAAAATATGGCAAACAAATAATAGACATTTCTACCGAAACTTCAGATACAATTGTTGATAACGAATTTCTATCTACTTTAGTTCAGGCTATGCTTAATTTAGGCTTCGAAGCTTTTAACTACTATCCTGTATTTTTTAAGAAACAAAGCGTTTCTGATAATATGGCTGTTTTTGACCATCCACCACCACCTCCAGAAGTACAAATAGATGGATTGATTGGTATAGATAATAAAATATTTATTCAACTTAATTCTTCAATAAGTGAATTTAGAGCTGTACCTGTGTTGATACAACCGCAAGATAGGGCAATATTTGAAAATAATATACTAAGTCAAAAGTTGACTTCCATACAGGATCAGCTGATGTTCGATGGCGATGATAGGCCATTATATTTTCAAATATTTAGACTGGATTTTCATCCAACCTCATATATTCAGTTTAGGGATACTTTTGTAACAGCTTCAACAACAGTACAAAATGTAACAGATAATATAAGCAGAGAAATATGTTCAACTCTAAAAACAAATCACTCAACCTATTTGGATCACATAGAACCAAATACAAATTATTATTATATGTTTAGAACAGTAGATATTCATGGTAATATTTCTAATCCATCACCAATTTATGAAGTAGTAGTAACAAACCAGGAAGGAACAATCTATCCACTTATAAAGACTGTTGATTTAAAAAAATCAGATGACAAGACTCCGTTTAAGTCTGTAAAACGGTTTTTACATATAATTCCAAACGCACTACAAACAATTGTTAATGAACAGGAAAGTAGATACTACAATGAAGACGGTTCAATAAAAGAATCAGCAGAATTAGTTAAAGAAGATGTGGTTTTAGGATTAACAGAAGAGAAAGTTTGGAATAAAAACTATAGATTAAAAATTAGATCAAAAACAACTGGCAAAATCATAGAAATTGATTTTAAATTTAAACATAAAACTTTACCAAATCCTGCTATTTGCAAGTAAAAATAAAACAAGCAATATACTTATAAAAGATTATAGGAGCAAAACAGATGGCTTTTCTTGATAATTCAGGCGATATAATATTAGATGCAGTCCTTACTGATACAGGACGTTACAGACTTGCAAAAGGTGATGGTAGTTTTAAAATTACTAAATTTGCTTTAGGTGATGATGAAATAGATTATTCTTTATATGATAAAAATAATCCAAGTGGTAGTGCATATTATGATTTAGATATTTTGCAAACTCCTATTCTAGAGGCTTTTACTGATAATGCCTCTGCACTTAAATCGCACCTGATAAGCATAAATCAAACTGATTTGCTGTTTTTACCGGTTATAAAACTAAATGAATTGGGTTCAAATACAAAAAGTTTTAACGGTCAAGGATATTTTGCTGTTGCGGTAGATAGTAGAACAGAATTAGATTTTGCTGCACTTGCTAAAGATCCTGGTATATTTTTTACTAATGAGAAACAATCAACAAAGCAGAACCTTATTGTTGTTGATCAAGGATTAGATACACCAAAGATTTCTGCTACACAGCCACTCCCTCCAGATTTGGTTGAAACTATTTATATGGTCGAGATGGATAATCGATTAGGCTCTTTGTTTGATCAGTCCGGTGCAGAGATGAATCGTTCCTATATAGATGATGATCAAATAGCGACTTACCTGCTATCAATCCAAAAAAATCCAAATGAAATCGAACAATTACCAACAGCACAACCAAATGATGCCGGTGTTGCAACTCCAATTCGTGGTCCAAGAGGAACAAGTCTAAAACTAAAATTAGCTGCTACACTAGAACTACAAACAAGTACCTTCTTATTTGAAGAGATCGGCACTGTCTCTGGTAGCTATAATATAATTGATACCAACATAAGAGTAGTCGGTGCTACAACTGGTTATAAATTAGATATACCAGTTAGATATATCAAAAAAATCTGATAAAGAGGAAGAATAATGGCTACAATATATAAAAATTTAACAAATGATGATGTTGTTTCTACAAGGACTCTACTTCATGAGGCAATACCAATAACAGGTACGATTGTTTCTGGCACATATGTTGAATCTGGCGTTGAAAAGAATATCAAAAACTATTCACACGGTAGATTTCAAAGTGTGTATGATTATCCTGTACTAAGTTCTTCTGCTAATCACATTTTTGACTTAAGTGTTGGTTTAGCACCAGACTCCTCTTTAAGTGCAAGCGGTGTAACAGATCTATCAAAAAAGACTCAAACATATAATCAAATGGCTCAAGTGTTGGTTGGTCATGATTTAACTGGCTCGATTTTACGTTTTGATGAAGATGGCAATTTAATAAATACAGCTACAGATAAAATGAGAGAAGTTGTTTTTATTAACTTTTCAAGACTTCTTACAAAAGATGAAGTTAAAAAAGGTTCATTTCAGATTAAATTAGGTACTGGAGCAGATACAAATGCTGCTTCAAGATTCTCTACAACATCTTCAATTGCTGATGATGGCGCTCAGAATGATTATCGTGTAAATTCACCAGCTGGTGAATATGGCATACTTTATACAAATGGTGGTTCTACAAAAGCTGGATTAATATTTTATCAAGCCGGCGTTGCAGTATTAACAGCATCAGTATTCACAACTTTTAGTGGTTCTAATAATGCTGCAGCTACCATGCAAACATCATCTATTCCAGATGTATGTGATTCACTAAGAAGACGCTGGCACAGCTGTCAGTTTAATAATACAACAGAATTAAATTCAACAATCTATTTCTGTCGTGTAAATCATAACGAATTTAACTACAGTTCAAATCCAACTTACTTATCAGAGAGTCAGATAAGAGTTAAAGAAACCTCAACTGATGCTCCTGTAAGTTATATCACAACTGTTGGTCTTTATAGTTCAGCAAATGAGTTATTAGCTGTAGCTAAATTAAGTGAACCATTAAAGAAAGATTCTAGTAATGAGATGATTATTAGATGCCGTTTAGATTTCTGATTTTTGTATATAGGAAGAATTTATCTAATAATAAACAAGCCTTTCGAGGCTTGTTTTATTATATTAACAATTTTGAAGAAACGCTTGTTTTAGACTAGTTAAAGAATCAATATGTTAACTTCAAGTGTTTATCCTTTCATAACAAAAGAAGGAAGCCTCTCTTCCTTTAAAACAACAGATACAGATAGTTATAATACTGATTTTCAATACGGTGATATAATCACCGGTTCGAATTATCAACTAACTGCTACATTAAGTTCGGAACATTTTTTATCTGGTGAGCCGGTATCTAGCTATCCGAAAAGTCATCTGTTGGCTTTAAAAAATACATTTGATTATTATAAATACCTAAGCCCACATTATGCTTTTAATAGTCCTCTTGGTAATAAAAGAACACAAGAATGTAGATTAATCAGTATACCATCTATTTTTTATGGCAAGAGCATTAAAAAAGGTTCAATAAGCTGCAAGTGGTATGTTACCGGTACTCTTATAGCAGAACTACAAGATATAAAAAGAAATGGTGAATTAGTAGAAGTTTATGGTCCAAATACTGGAAGTGTTGCCGGTGTTGTATTATATTCAGAAGGTTTTGCATTATTAACCGGTTCTTGGGAATTAGATAATTCATATGTCGATAATTTTAATATATTCGAACCAGTAACAACCTATGCTCCAAAATGGTTCTATTTTCTGACAACCGGTTCAGAAGGTGATAACATTGTACCTTCTTCTTCTTTTGATTTTTCTTTTGATGGTATTGAAGAAATACCAACAATAACTATGTTTGCGCATGCTGAAAAAGGCGAGTTTAACCATTCAAATAATCCAACATATGTTGAGTATGGACAACAATATTTAAAAGTAACTGGCTCTACACAATTTCTGGAAAACTCAGATAATTCTATCAAAAATATTGTACAAGTAAATTATAATGAAATTGAACCGCCTTTTGAAAAAACAACATTTATTTCAAAAATAGGAATCTATGATGAGATGGGACAGCTAATAGGTATAGCCAAATTAGCTACTCCGGTAAGAAAGAGAGAAATAGATAGCATAGCATTTAAGCTGAAATTAAATATGTAGAGATATTTAAATAATGGTGATGTAATTAATGAAAAAGTTTAATGACGGAGACATAATATATAATAAAATAAAAGCTTACCCAAAAGTAAGATTTTTTGTTAATTCTGGCTCTATATCATATAATTCTACAGATACTGATGGAAATGCAGCACTGTTTGATTTCTTAAGAGTACCGCAGCAAACTGTAATTGAGGAAAGCTGTTTTATTTTAGCTGAAAATTCAGACGTTTTATTAGCTGAGAATAATGATGCCCTTATTATTGAGAGTTGTACAAGTACAGCACCACCACCTTGATAGTGGAGATATATATTTATTACCGAAAGGTATTTATAAACTATATATAAAAGAGGAAAAATAATGGCAAATGTCAAAATATCTCAACTACCTGCAGCATCTCAAGTAACCTCTGATGATCTGTTTCCGATTGTCGATAGCGGTAGTTTGACAACTCAAAGAGCCACAGCAGAACAGATACTAGATTATATAACCGGTTCAATATTCGATACACTGACTGTAACCCAATTAACAGCTTCTAGTATTTCTTCTTCAAATTATATAGGCTTACCATCTTCAGATCTAACAAAATTAATTGTTAGTTCTTCTGTATCTTTGTTGACGACAGAAAGAGCAGTATTCGCTAAAAATAGTGATAGTTCGTCGATCTCTATTACTTTACCAAGTGCTTCCATAGCTAACTCCGGAGAATACTATGTTATTAAAGCCGATGCAGTTAGTGGTTCTGTAATTGTACTGCCAAGTTCACCAAATTTAGTTAATGGTGCTTCATCATTTGAATTAAATGGACCTTATCAATCAATTACATTAGTCCACGATGGAACAGATTGGTATGTATTCTAAACTATAGGAGTTTTATAAAATGGCTAATGTAGCAAATGTTAAAGTATTAGCGGGAAACCAAGTACAAGTAAGTGGTACCGCTGTACAATTGACGGGTAGTGGTGCTAGCTTAAGTGTTAGTTCATCACAAGTAATTGTAACTGGTTCAGTATTCACAAATGGTAATGTAACAGTTGGTGGCACATTAACTGCTGCCAATTTAGTTGTAAATACAATTACATCAGCATCAACTGTTTTCACTAGTGGTTCAACACAATTTGGTGATAATCTAAATGATTCGCATACCTTCTCTGGTTCTGTTAATATATTTGGACTAGTCAGTAGTTCAGTAGGCTTTAGTGGTTCCGCTGCTGGTCTAACTGGTTTAGTCAAATCAGTTGTTGCAGGTCCAAATATCTCGGCTAGTGCTCCAGATGTAAATGGTGCCGTAACAGTAAGACTATCAAGTTCAATTACTAGTGATTTAACAACATTAACCGGTCTTACAAACCTCTCTTCATCAACCGGTTCATTTGCCGTATTAAGTGCAAGTGCTGCAGAATTTAGTGGCAATGTCCTTATTTATGGAACAGCAAGTCTTTCATCAAATCCAGACGCAGCATATGTAAGATATACGGGCTTACCAGAAGATAAGATTCTTATCTATCCGGGTCTAAAAGTATCTGGTAGTACAGTTATATCAGGTAATTTGGATGTTACCGGCTCAGTAAGTGCTTCATCGTTTACTGGCTCTGGTGCTGGCTTAACAAATCTGCCAGCAGCTAATTTAACTGGTATTGTACCATTAGCAAATGGTGGTACAGGAATTAATGCTAGCGGTGTTACTAGCGGTCAACTATTAATCGGATCCGGTAGTACATTACAACTTGGTGATTTGGTTGCTGGTTCAAATATCGGAATTACAAAAGGTTCTGGTTCAATTACGATTGCTGTAACTGGTAGTTTAGGTGTCTCGCAGGTATCAAGCAGTGATCCAAATATTATAGTAACTAACGGATCAGGTCCAACCGCTTCTCTTGATTTGGCTGCCAATATAACAGTAGATACAATCACTTCTAGTGTTGGTTCTTTCTTAAGTGGTAGTGTAAGATTTGGTGTAACAGAAGTAACCGGTGCTTATACTGTTGTAGCTAGTGATAATGTTATTCTTGCTAATGCTACAGCTGGCACTTTTAACGTTGCAATACCAAGTACGCCACAAGCCGGCCGTGTACTAATACTCAAAAAGAGTGATGGTACAGAAAATAGTGTCAATATCGTTTCTGGTACTATTGATGGTGAAGCTAGCTTTGGTCTTAATGGTCCATATCAGTCAATCACAATTGTTGCTGGTACCGGTAACAATTGGAATATAATCTGATAATTACTTAAATTAAACAAGAGGGTGAACTGTGGCCTACCAAAAGAATATAAAAATAAATCAGAACAATATAGTACAAATTAGTGGTTCATTAATAACACTAACCGGTTCTGTATCTGGTTCTGAAATTTCTGGAAGTAGGTTGCAGTCCACCATTGTTTCTGCATCTAATCTTTTTGCTGGTGGTATATTATATCCAACAGCCGATGGTGATGCTGGGCAGGTAATGGTAACAAATGGATTGGGAACATTAACTTTCCAAGATCCGGTTGCAAACGATTTAATTATAAGAGTAAAAAATCGTGAAGTAACAACAATCTTAAGAGGCACACCTTGTTATATAACATCAAGTGGTACTTCGGGAAATATTGCTGGTATACTTCGTGCTGATGCAAATAATCCTGCAAGAATGCCAGCAGCTTGTGTAGCTTTTGAAGATATACCTGCTGATACAGAAGGAATTGCAATCCTAGAAGGTTTTATTAATGAAGTTAATACGAATGGGTTTGCATCCGGTGAAGCTGTTTATGTTGCAGTTGGTGGCGGATATACAAATATAAGACCTACTGGCAGTGCATTAGTACAACCTCTTGGCTATGTTGAAAAAATAGGTACAAATGGCTCTGGTGTTGTAAAAGGTCCGGGTCATCATTATATTCTACCAAATATAACTGCAAATCATATTTGGGTTGGTGGTACGAATGGTGTACCGGTAGAATTAAATAAAGAAGTTTTTGCTACAACCGGTTCTAATACATTTATAGGAAGCCAAATTATATCTGGTAATTTAACTGTAACTGGTTCAATATCAGAACTTTCAACAAGAAGAATAAAAACAAACATAGTAAGTCTAGATGATGAATTAACAACAATTTCAAAACTAAATCCTGTATCATATACACGTGTTGACGATGGTAGAAGGGAGTATGGATTTATTTCAGAAGAAGTAAGAGAAGTATATCCAGAATTCGTAATAGGTGAAGGTATTAACTATCCAAAAATGGTAAGCATTCTTGTAAGTGCCGTAAAAGAATTAAGTGAAAAAGTAGAAAAACAAAGTGTAGAAATAGAACTACTTAAAAATAAAAAGAAAACTACCCGAGGTAAAAAATAATGGCTACACTGCAAACTACATTAGTATCAGGTAATTTAAATGTTACAAGTTCACTAGCTGTAACAGGTAGTACTACTTTCTTATCAAATGTGTCAGGTACAACGGCACAGTTTACAAATTTAACAGCCTCCGCAATCAGTGCTTCTGGACCATCGGTAATTGATGTTTCATCTTCTAGCACAGCTCTACGAATCACACAGCGTGGAACAGGCGAGTCTTTTCGTGTAGAAGACTCAGAAAACCCAGATAGCACTCCATTTATTTTAACTAATGATGGCAGAGTAGGAATACGTACCACTCCTACGGCTCTTTTAGAAGTAAATGGTGGTCAGCTTAATGCAAATAGTACTGCTGTTGAAATTATTGCAAACAGTCTAAGAAGTAACGCCGGCCGCTTGGTTATCAGTACAGAACTTAATACATATGGCGTAGCGATGATATCTCAATTGACAAATGGTATCGACGGAGGACTAGACTTTCAGTATATCACAAGAAGTACCGGTGCTACCGAGTCGACACCGCTGAAGATCCGAGGTAACGGAAGAGTTGGTATTGGACTAAACGCCGATGAACCCGTGAACCCATTGCATGTTAAAGGAAGCGGAGAAATAGTAAAAATTCAAAGTACCGGCTCTATCGGAAATAATTATCTGAGTTTTCGAGGCCCAAGTGCCAATTTAGGTTATATAGGTTATACTAGTTCGGTAAACAACCATTTAAGTATTTCAAATGAAGCAACATCTAGCGACATTGCGCTATTAACAAGTGGGTCAGAAAGAATAAGAATTACTTCTACCGGTAATGTTGGTATAGGTACTAGTAGTCCAACTTCTCTATTACATGTTAATGGCAACACTCTTGTATCAGGTAATTTAAATGTAACCGGTTCACTAACTGTAACAGGTAGTGCTACTTTCTTAGATGTATTACAAGGCGTAGAGTTGGCTGGCGGATCTCGTCGAGCACCATATATACGTAGTGCAGAAACTGCTCTTAATCAGCTTCAGGCTCCATTATATAGTTTTGTGAATAACACAAATACCGGCTTAACATCTACTGATGCTGATACCATCACTCTTGTTACTAGTGGTTCCGGCCGTTTACATATAGATACAACTGCAGTATTTGCTCTTCTGCCTCATCGTGGTACTAATGGTTCAGCAGCCGCACCGGCATATAGTTTTACTGCTGCTACCGGTTCAGGTATGTGGCGAAATGCAAAAAACCTCATTTTCGCTACTGATGGAGAAAGTATTCTCAGTCTGAACCAGAATGCGGTGGGCAACCAAGTGCAAGCGGTACCGACCGGTAGCGAAGGACGACCAGCCTATACTTGGTTAGATGATACGCAGACAGGATTTTTCTATGATGCCACTGGCACTTATATTGGTTTGACCGTTGCCGGCACAAGACGTGCCCTATTTGATACATTCGGAGTAACTAGTGGTATTGTTGGTGGTCCTACGATAAAATGGTCAGCTGGTACAGCTGCATCACCAACATATGGTTTTTTTGCTGATTCAGAAACCGGTATGTATAGTCCATCAATTGATCAGATATCATTTGTTACCAGTGGTTCCGATAGAGTAAGAATTGATAATAATGGAAAAGTTGGTATTGGTACCACTGCACCAAGCAAAAGATTGCACATAAATAATAGTGGTTTATTGATTGATGGTACAAATACTATTGAAAGTTCTCCTCTTGCCGCAAGATTGATAGTTGATTCCGGTGCTAGCACAGGTCATACTTTGGCCGACTTCAGGAATAGTGGTGGTTCAACACTTTTTGTTGGGGGAACAAATGTTGGTATTGGTACTACCACACCCGGAGCACGCTTAGAAGTTAATTTTGCTGGTGCGAGTTCGACAACCGAATATGCAGCTGAATTTAAATCATCTGGTGGTACTACAAATGCTGGCAGAGTTCTTTTTAGTCAAGATAGCACTTTTGCTATGGCTATTGCTCCTGCGGCAACTAGTTTAAGCACCGGCAGAATTGATTTTCAATATATCACAAGAAGCACCGGTGTTGTCTCAACTACACCTCTAAGTGTACGTGGTGATGGGAGAATTGGTATAGGAACAACCGCACCTAGTTTTCAGCTTCAGCTAAGTACTGATAGTGCTGCAAAGCCTTCAACAAATACTTGGACAATTTCATCCGATATAAGAATCAAAGAAAATGTTCAAAACTATACAAAAGGCTTAGAAACTCTAGTTCAGATTAATCCAGTTACTTACGATTATAATGGAAAGGGTGGATTTAATCCAGATATTAAAAATAATGTAGGCTTAATAGCGCAAGACATAAAAGATATTCTTCCCGAGAGTATTTCTGTTTACAAGACCAAACTCAATCCAGAAGATACTGAAGATACAGAATTATATAATTTTAATTCTCACGCTTTAACATATGTTATGATTAATTGCATTAAACAATTATCATCCGAAGTAAATACTCTAAAAGCAAAAATTGATATGCTAAGTGCAGAAGTGGCAGATCTAAAAAATAACCAGTGATAGATTTAGGTGTAGAAGTAATTTGCTCTTTTTCAATCAAATAAATGAGTTTTATATTAAATAAACACTAATTAGGTTATTGATTTAATCCGGAGTATTATTAATGTCAACCTATAATCACGTAAAAGCAGGTCTTTCAAATGTTGGTTCATACCAAGCTTCTGGAATACCTTGGGCCAGTTCATCTTTAATTGCACCAGCTAGCGGCAGTACACCTTTGGAAGTTGATTTTCCATTGGTAACAAAAAGCATAATTGTTAAAAATGTAAGTGCTACTACCGGCAGTTTAAGAGTTGGTTTTAGTGAAAACGGTATAAATGGTACTAACTTTTTCCTACTAGATCGTGGTGAGAGTTTTGCCTGTGATCTAAGAGTATCAAAAGTATTTTTAATGAGTAATAATGGTACCACATTAAGTGCCTCAATCGTAGCAGGATTGACAAATATTCCAGCCACAGAATTGCCAAACAATTGGTCTGGTTCATCAGGAGTAGGTTGAAATGAGTTTTAATGACGGCTTTACAAAAAATTCTATACCAGTTCCAGCCGTACCTCCTGTTAGTGGTAATGCACTAGTTTATGATGGTACTAGTTGGGTTGCTGGTACAGTAAGTGGTGGCGGTGGTGGAACAGGAGATATAACTTCTGTTACAGCTGGCACTAATTTAACTGGTGGCGGAACCAGTGGTGATGTTACTGTTTCATTAGCCAGTTCTGTAACCGGATTAACTAGCTTACAAGCAACAAGTATAACTGGCTCTTTTAGTGGTAACTTGGCTGGAACAGCAAGTTTCGCAACAAATGCTGCTTCTGCTTCTTCAAATGTGTATGCAAGAGAATGGCACGTCTCAACTGGCAGCGGTAATGATATTACTGGTAATGGCACATTATTGAGTCCATACAGAACGGTTGCTGCTGGTATCGCAGCTGCATCAACACAAGGTGGAGATCAAATCGTCATACACCCTGGTACATATATTGAAAATGTGACGATGGGTAAATTTAACACCACTATTTGTGCGGCACAAGGAACAAATGGTGGAGAAGTAAATATCTCCGGAACAATGACCGTTTCACAGTCAATTGCGCCGGCTTCTTCAATAAGATTATACGGCATATCTCTTGCAAATTTGGTGCATAGTGGTGTTGGCGCTTTATTTTTAGATAATTGTAAAATAAATGACACTTTTACAAAAGCAACAACTGCTTATTTTAGAGCAACTGATAGCGATTTTAATAGAAATATTTCAGTTGTTAGTGGTGGATTTACAGAATTTCAGGGAGGTACACAGTCTTCATCTGGTTCAAATTTCACAATAAATAATCCAACTGCATTTGTTACAGTCAGAGATAGTATAACGCTATATTCTCCAGTTCTTATTTCTGGAACTTTAGGTATAAATGATTCTACTATTATTGCCTCAAGTAGTGGCGGTACGGCTATAACTTCAGTATCACCATCCAGCGTAATACAAATGGTAGATTCAACCACAGTAGATACTAATGGATTACCGACCAGAATTATAATAGGCGGAACACTCAGTTACTCAAATTCTGTATTTAATAAAACAACTTCAACACTTGGAACATCTCTTGGTGCTATAGCTGATTTCCAAACGATAAGAGCAGATACTGGTTCATTTAGTACAATAGCTTATACACCAGCAAACGGCGCTCATTGGACAGATCCCGATCCAACAACGATTAGGCAAGCAATTGATAGAATAGCTGCACGATTATTTGCTATATCTGGCTCAATTCCGTGATATAATATTTAAATGATCCTTGGTTTAGACATATCCACAACTTGCACTGGCGTAACTATTATAGATTACGCTGGTCGTGTTGTATTGAATACTTGCTGGAAGTTCAAGCAGGAAGAAATGCTTGATAAACTTCAAGCAGCAAAAGAAAACATATTAGAACTAAGAAAAAAATATCCAATAACAGAAGTTTTTATTGAAGAAAGTCTTCAAGCATTTCGTCCTGGTTTTTCATCAGCAAAAACAATATTGTCACTGGCAAAGTTCAATGGAACCTTATCGTGGATGGTATGGGAACATTTAGGGATAAAACCACAGTATATTGGTTCTGGAACAGCAAGAAAATTGTGTGGAATAAAAGTAACAAAAGGAACTCCAGCCAAACAACAGGTAATGGATTGGATGCTCCAAAATCAAACTTGGTTTAAAGTTGAAAATAAAAAAAATAGTGAAAATATAAAAGATCACTATTATGATATGGCAGATAGTTGGGTGATAGCGCAAGCTGGATATCTACAAACTAAAAACTAATTATATTAGCAATCTATATAATAAGAGGTAATAAAGATGGGTTTATTTTTTTATAGACAAAATCTTTTAAAATTATTATTTAGCGAAGAATTTGAACAACCAACTTGGAATGGAACCTATAACACGGCATCGCTAGTTTATCCAACTTTTACAGAATCTGCTTTAATTTTAGAAGCGTTTGAACAACCAACTTGGAATGGAACCTATAACACGGCATCTCTGGTTTATCCAACTTTTACTGGTTCGGTGTTGCTTGCAGAAGAATTTGAATCTGGCTCCTGGCCAAATATATAATATATAAAGGAAGTAAAAATGGCACAAATTGATTGGACAACAATATCTACCACTGCAAACGCTTATTCAACAAGTATTAGTGGAACTGCAGTGCAACATAGCACTCTATCAAACCCCATAACTTCTTCTGGAACATGGTTTCGAAATTTTCAATCCAATGCCAACAACACGAGCGCGATTGGAGGTTTATTACCAATTAACAATTCACTATTAACAAGTTCCCTTGGATATCCATATGGTTTTACATATTCATTGAGAGCCTTGATGCGAATTGATAATTCTCAGTCTAGCACCAGCCGGCATGCAACAGGGGTGATAAGTTTTAAAAATAGTTCATCATTATCAGCTCAAACTTGGGCTACTACCTTCACTGCACATCGTTTAAAAGGATATCGCATAATGTTAAATGCAACAACTGCTACTAATCCAGAATTGGTTCTTCGGTGCGCAAGAGATGAAAATGTCTCCACTTATAACTCTTCTTTGGACGCCGCAAATAATAGCAATGCTTACGCTATAAGTTTATTATCAATACCAGATGCAACATGGACAAGAGTAAGAATGGATGTTATGGGACTCCCAGATGCCGACAGAATAACCGTATTTACTGGAAGCGGAGCAGACATTTGGTCACAAATACACCAAGTTGATATACAAAGAACAAAAGTTGGTGCATATGTTCCTTGGTATAACAATCCATCGTATCCTGGTGACAATATAGGTTCTGCAACTGCTGGATATATGGGAATATTATATCATTCATCTCAACCGGTTACCCCAGTTCGTATTGACCGGTTTGAAGTTTATAGAGAAGCTATAACGTTATAAAATAAACAATATGCTAAAATATTATGGTATATTTTCATTTTTTATTATCCAAAATGTAGAAGTAAAAGAACAGTACAAAAAATAAAACTAATTATATTAGTTGATTCTATATAATAAAAAGCAATAAAAATGGGTATATTTTTTTATAGAGAAAATCTATTAGCCGGCCCAGAACGTCCAAGTGATTCTGCAAGGTATATATTTGATGCATCCGATATCTCATCTATAACCACGACAACTCATAACGGGGTGCCAAATAAAGTAATCAGTTGGGCCAGTACCGGTATCAATACTTCAAGTGCAACACCGGGTGCAGGAAATACTACTAATGCTCCAATATATGAAGCAACAAGTAATTCAATTAGATACTTTAGTGGTAGTAATATTGCTTACTATATGCGTTTAGGAACAACGGCTCCAAATTTATCAACTCCAAATTGGCATATGTTTGCCATTGTAAATCCAGCCAATATTACAAGAAGTGATGTTAATGCTTACAGTAATCATCAAATATTTGCTTTTGCCCAATATGGTGGCATTTATTTGGCACTAAGCGGTACTACAAGAGTTGCACAAGCACATGTATATGATGGTACTCACAAAACCATTTCTGCCGCAGGGGTAAATTTAAATACTAAAATATTGGTAGAAGGCAAGGCAACTGGTACTTCCGTTTCTGTCGCAGTAAATGGTGGAACTTTTGTTTCTCGCGCAGCAGGAAATACACTTTTGTCGTCTGGCTGGAAAACAGAAATAGCAGGCAACTGGTCTGGAGCCGGAAGTCTAAGTGGCTCTATTCACGAAATTGTTGTATTCTCTGATGATCTTGCAGATGATAGAAGAGTTTTGTGGACCGACTATCTAAAAGCAAAATGGAGTATATAATATGTTTTTTTATAGACAAGTAAGTGCGCCATCTCCATTGCCTACAGGATATACTTATCGTTATGATAGTAGCGATATCGCCACTATTACTACTGCAAATGGAGCGGTGAGCAGTTGGGCCAGCACCGGGACTATAACATCTTCTATTGTACAACCTGGTTCTTTCAAACGACCAACACATAGTAGTAGTCCCGCAGGCGTTACATTCACTTTAGATCCCGATATAGCAAGAAATGATTTTATGGAAATTGCTAACCGAGACTTCCGTGGCAGCAATACTGAATGGTATGTTGCGACGGTTGTTACTGTTAACTCTACACTATCACAGACTGCGGGTACGGGTGTTAATTTTGCCGGCGAAGGCGCATATACAAATGGTGGCATATGGCAAACTAGTTCTGGTTGGGCTGGGTTATTATTGTACACTAGTGGTAGTATATCATATGCTGATGCAAATAACTATCCAAATAGTGCATCTACTCCAATCCCGCTAGCGACAAAAATATTATTACGTGCCAGATTAAAATCAGGTAAGGTTGGTATAGCACTAAATAATAATAGCTATACAGAAAAAAATACAAGTGCCAGCGGAGGATTTCCGGCAGCAAAAATGTTCGTAGGGAGTAGTGCATATAGATACTTTGATGGTATTATACATGATTTCGTTGTATATCCATCTGTTCCGGCTAACGAATCAGCACTAGTGTCTGCCTTGTCAACAAAATGGGGTATATAATATGTTTTTTTATCGATCTATAGAAACACAGCAACCGGTTGAATTAGTAATAACACCATCAACAGCAACAATAAATGCCGGTTCTTCAGTTTTTTTTAGTGTTCAAGCACTCAACGTACCGGAAGGCGAAGGCTTCACGGCAATTGCCAGTATTGGTAATCCAGGTTTTTCTATTGATAACCCAAATTTAATATTTTTTGGAGATCCATTAACGGCAGGTTTTACTCTATCGTATAGTGGTTTTTTAGATCTGACTGATACTTTGGTAGTTTCCGGAAGTGGTGTCCAATTAGAAATAGAAATTGAAGGTCGAGGATTTCCTGCCTAAACACTAATATAATAACCCACACGACTACTTGACACCCCGCGCTTTCTGTGGTAGTTTGTTAAGGTATGTCACAAGAACAGAAACAGCAGATCTTAGTTGATATTTTAGGTAATCCCCTCCGACAAGGTGGGGAATTACTTTTTTACTGCCCAAAGTGTAAAAGTGAAAAGAAAAAACTTTCTGTCAATATTCAAAAAAATGTATTTAAATGTTGGCTTTGCAATTATAAAGGCACAAATCTAAGCAGATTAGTTCGTAAATATGGTAATTTTTCTCAAAAACATACTTGGGAAACTTTAACTGGTGAAGTAGAAATCAGCCAATCACTTGTAGATATTCTTTTTCCAACCAAGAAGATAGAAGAAAGTCATATTTCTTTACCAAAAGAATTTATTTCATTAGCAAATAACAATTTACCATTTTCTTCTAGAGAACCTTTAAAATACCTACAACAGCGTGGCCTAGAAAAAGAAGATATTGTTCGCTGGAAAATTGGCTATTGCAAGGAAGGTATGTACAAAAATAGAATAATTGTACCTTCTTTTAATCGTGAAGGATATTGCAATTATTTTATTGCCCGCTCATATACAGGAGAAAGACCCAATTATATGAATCCAGCAACAAGCAAAGATATTATTTTTAATGATTTGTTTATTGACTGGAAAAGTGATCTTGTATTGGTCGAAGGAGTATTTGATGCCATTAAAGCAGGCAACGCCGTACCAATATTAGGTTCAACTCTTAGAGAAGATTCTAAACTATTTCAGGAAATAACAAAACATGATACTCCGATCTATATTGCACTAGATCCAGATGCAGAGAGAAAGACAAACTACCTTATTCGTAGTTTAATGTCGTATGATGTAGAACTTTACAAGATAGACGTGACGGGGTATAAAGATGTTGGTGAAATGTCAACACTTGAATTTTCACGTCGTAAAAAACGAGCAACCCTAATGACACAAGACTCGTTTATTCAAAAAGCATTCAAGTTGGTGATTTAATGTATAAAATTGCACATATTTCAGATAGATACTAATTAATATAGGAGTATCTGATATATGAGCAAATTAATATATGGAATAATTTATAAAGCAACTTTAAAAATAGACGGAAGACTTTATATAGGACAAACCGTTAAACATTTAGCAAGAAGAGTTTCCGAACATAAACACGCAAGTAAAAATCCTAAATATGACTATTTTCACAGCGCCATAAAAAAATATGGAATTGAAAATTTTGAGTGGGAAATATTAAAAGAATGTTATTCCAAAAAAGAATTAGATGAAGAAGAAGATAGATTCATAATATTTTATGAAACAAGAAATTTAGATAAAGGTTTTAATCTAAAAGGTGGTGGTTCTTATGGAAAACATAGCGAAGAAACAAAAAAGATAATTTCAGAAGGGAAAGTAGTAGAAAATAATGGAATGTTCGGTAAGGATCCTTGGAATAAAGGTAAAAATCTAACAGACGAACATAAAAATAAAATAAAAACAAAATTTAAAAAAGGACAAATTCCTTGGAATAAAGGTAAAAAAGGAATTTATTCAACAGGTAAGAGAAGCGAAGAAACAAAAATAAAAATCAGTAATGGCAAAAAAGGTGAAAAAAACCCTCATTCTAAATTGAATTGGGAAAAAGTAGAAGAAATAAGAAGATTGGCGAAAGAAGGAATGATGCTAAAAGATATAGCATTAATTTTTGATACTTGTGCCACAAATATTTCGAATATTGTAAATAATAAAATATGGAGAAAAGATGATTAAGATCTGCCATCTATCGGACACCCACATAAGAAACCTAAAATTTCATAAAGAATATCGTGAGATTTTCTCACAAATTTATAGCAAGCTACGTGAACAAAAAGTAGATTATATTGTTCATTGTGGTGATATTGCACATACCAAAACACAATTAAGTCCAGAATTCTTTGAACTTGCAACAGAATTCCTTAAGAATCTGGCAGATATTGCACCCACATATGTCTTATTGGGTAATCACGACGGTAACCTTAAAAATGGCGGTCGTCAGGATGCAATTACACCAATTGTACAAGCATTACAACACAACCAACTTCATCTTTTAAAAGATTCAGGTGAAGTATCTATTAGTGAACAAATTACTCTTAATGTTCTTTCTATTTTTGATGAAGGAAATTGGCAGAAAATTAGTGATCCATCAAAGATCAATATTGCTCTTTATCACGGCTCTGTATCTGGTGTTCTAACAGATATGGGATATGTTATGGATCATGGTGATCATGATATTTCTGCTTTTACTGGTCACGATTATGTAATGGCTGGCGATATCCACAAGACATTTCAGGTTGTTCAAGAAATGAGCATAGAAGAAAAAGAGATTGACGAAGAAGAGCTACCATTGTATATTGAACAGGGTTGGATTAAAAAATAAATTATTAATTGCTTCTAGTTATACTATTTATGAATAATACCTAGGAGATCTATGCCGAAACAAAAAATTAATAATATTAAAAACAATCTGTTTACAGACAATATCAATGAATATACTTGCTATATTCTCGGTCTACTATGGGCAGATGGCTCAATGTGCGGTAATATGATTTCTCTAGAGAGTGTTAAAGAGGATATAGAATCTTTAAGAAAAGTTTTTCTAGATACCGGAGAATGGAATATAAGATATCGCAATAGAGAAGACTGGAAACCGCAAATGGTTTACCACATATCTAATAAAGAATTTTCAATGTTTTTGAAAAATAACGATTATGATAAAAAATCATATGCAAGTGCGGATAAAATTTTACAAAAAATACCAGATAATTTAAAAAATTATTGGTTAAGAGGATATTGGGATGGTGATGGCTGCTTCTATTTTAATAATATCAGTAAAGCAGTCCAGTGTACAGCAACAAGTACATACGAACAAGATTGGACTTTTTTGGAAAATATATATAAAAACTTAAATATTAAATATTCTATTAGAAGAGTAAAAAAACAAAAGTCCTCTTATTCACAAATAAGAATCACAAATCAAAAAGATAGCCTGAAACTTATAAATTATCTTTATGCTTTTGAAGATGACTTGGGCTTTAAAAGAAAAAAAGAAAAAGCAAGTTTGATTTTGAATACTTTAAAGGATTTCTGAATGTCTAAAATTAAAATTATTAGAAAAAAACCATATTTTGTATATCCTGGCTCAACTGTTCAGCAGAACTTTGGTGAAACAAATGATAAGGGTTTCTTAATTTGGGAAATTGAGGATAAAGACGCATTCTCAGTAAACCATGTTGCTATTCCACACCCAACACCGTTTATTACAGTTGAACTTACACCAGATGGTAATATTCCAGATGATATTGCTATTCAGGAAGGCGCTAAACTGCGTTTGGTGTCGAATAATCACATTTCCCTCCAAGCACTCAAGAAGTCTGTAGATATCGCTAAGAATCGATTTAAACCCGAATCAGTAACGGTTCAGAATAAACCCGGCAAGCGTATTTCTGTTGAAGAGTTATCAAATGAAGTTGAACACGAAAACCTTCGCGATCTTGCAACCCAAGAGAAACTTATTGGTGAATATCTAAAAGACTACAAGCTAAATGATACTGTATTAGAAAAGGTATTTGAATTCAACCGTAAATACAATACACTTGCCGAGCAAAGTGATGATATTGCTCGTAACGTGCATTGGAAAATTAAAAAAGTTGAATGGAATAATCTTTTTAACTACGGAACCGGTAATAGTGTTGACTTTACTAATATCAATGGTGTTCTTGGTATCTTTGGCAAGAATTACAGCGGTAAATCAAGTGTTGTAGATTCTATTCTTTGGACAATCTTTAATTCTATTTCAAAGAATGTTCGTAAGAATGTTGATATTATTAATCAGAATCGTGATGAAGCATCCGGCTACGTTGAGATTCAGATTGATAATAAGACCTATTGTATTACTCGTGAAGCTAAGAAATACACAAAGAAATTACACGGTGAAGAAACAGTTGAAGCTAAAACTTCACTTGATTTCTCAGTTATTGATAATGCAACGGGTGAAAAAGAAAGTCTAAATGGTCTGGATCGTAATGAAACAGATGCAAATATCCGTAAAGTATTTGGTACAATTGATGATTTTCTTCTGACCTCGATGACAAGTCAGGTTGGTTCACTTGCATTTATTAATGAAGGTTCAACAAAACGTAAAGAGATTCTTGGTAAATTCCTTGATCTTGAACACTTTGATAAGAAGTTTAAATTAGCAAAAGATGAAAGTGCCCTTTTGAAAGGTGCCATCAAACGTCTTGAAGGAAAAGACTTTGATGCAGAAATTTCAAAGACACTTACAGATATTGTTGATAATGAAATTCTTACAGAACGTAATAAAACAAAATGTGGAGAACTGAAAGAAGAACTTCATAACCACCATATTCACCTTTCAGAACTAAAAGGTAAAATTGCTTCTGGTCCAAAACAGGAATTTATTGATATTGCTAAACTTATAAAAGATATCTCCTCTAAAAAGGATGAGATAGAAACAATTAATAATAAAAATCTGGAATATAAGAAGGAAATTGATAAGCGTCAACCGGTTATTACTCAATTGAGTGAATCTTTACTAAAATATGATTACGAAAAGCTCAAGAATGATAAAAAAGAATTAGAGAAACTTAATAAAAACGCTGTTCTTCTTGAATCTGCCGTTAAAATGCTGCAGAAACAACAGAGTGAACAACAGAAAAAGATTTCTATTCTTGATAACGTTCCGTGTGGTGATAAATTTTTATCCTGTAAGTTTCTTGTTGATGCAGCAAAAGAGCGAGAAATAGTACCAGAAACAGAAAAAGAATTGCTTCAGAATGAAACTCTTTTAAAAGAGGTTGAAGAAAAGATTAAAAATGATGAAACCCAGAAACATATCAATAAATTTGAGCAATTAAATTCAAGCCTTAATACTTTAGAAAAAGAAATTTCTGATTTCCAGTTAAAATTGGAAAAAGCAAAGAATCGTCTTGTATCCTGTGAAAAAGAGTTGGTAGATTTAGAAAATCTACAAAAAGTATACCACGAAAATGAAGCTTGGATGTTGCAATTATTAGAAATTAAAAAGGAGCAAAAAGAGATAGATACAAAAATTATTTTATCTCAAATATCATTAGAAGCTTGCGAAAATGATAGTCAAAAACTTTATCGTGAACACGGTTCATTGGTAAATAAAAAGGAAACACTTGAACGTGAAAAGGTTGAATTAGCCAATTTGCGTGATGAATTCCTTGCTTATGATCTATTCTTAAAAACTATGCATAGCAATGGAATTGTTTATGATATTATCAAGAAGAGACTTCCTGTTATTAATCAAGAGATAGCTAAAATTCTATCAAATATTGTTAACTTTGAGATCTTCTTTGAAGACGATGGCAAGAAACTTGATATCTATATCCGGCATCCAAAATATGATCCACGTCCAATTGAATTGGGTTCAGGAGCAGAAAAGAGTATTGCCGCAATTGCTATCAGACTTGCACTTATTAAAGTAAGTAACTTGCCAGTTGGTGATTTATTTGTGCTTGATGAACCAGCAACGGCTTTGGATGAAGAGAACATGGAAGGTTTCGTAAGAATAATTGATATAATTAAAAATCAATTCAAAGCAATTATTCTTATTTCACATCTTGATGCACTAAAAGATATTGTTGATGAACAGATAATTATTGAATCATCCGGTGGCTTTGCCAAGGTGAATATTTGAGGTGCTTAATGATGTCAGATGAAACAAAATTAATGATAAGAAACGCTGTCGTTGACAGAGGTTTACAGAAGATTATAAGTAGAAAGTTACTTGTTTGGTTTATTGGTACAATTGGTGTACCACTTGGCTATATTACTGGTGAACAGTGGATGCAATTGAGTATGGTATATATTGGTTCACAAGCAGCAAGTAACTTTGTAATTAATTATTTAAAAGCGAAAGGTGGCACGGTGCAAGAATGAACCGATGGAATATAATAGAAAGAAATAAAAGGCTTTTAGCCTTTTTTTCTGTTGGTGTGGTTTTTTGTCTTATATTGTTTATATTATTTTTAGGTGTTACGTTAAATGAACAAAATAAAAAAGTAAATGCATTAACTTTACAGTTAGAAGCTACTAAAAAAAATCATGAACTAGAAATCTTAAACTTTAATAAAAGTTTAGGTTTGGCTGATTCACAGTTAGTTACACAAAAAGAACTAACTGAACAGTACAAGAGACAGTTAACAGATAAAGATAAAGACTTTGAGAAGGAACGAGAGAAGTATAATTTAGATATAAGAAGTCGTGATCGTACAATTGCCACATTACGTGGCAAATTGAATGGTGGTAATTCTGGTACCGGAACAGTTGTTTGTCCCGGCTTACCATCAGAAAAGCAACCGGTTGTTGATTATTTCTGGGAGGATACTTTAAAACGTTTCAGACTTGATGATCCAGATATATTTGTTAAAAACAACGAAAGATTCTCTTATTCTCAGAATATAAAAGTAAAAGGCGAAGTATTCAAGGATAAAACAGGAAATATTCAGGTTCGTCGAGTATCAATAGATGAAGTAGATAGCGAAGGTAATTTAATACCAGATTCTTCTGTTTCTATTAAAGAAAGTGAATTTAAATACGTAAATGAGAAGTTGGAAGAAAAACAAAAGAAATTAGTTGATGTGTTTACATTTAGACCATTAGCAACATTTGATATTGCATTACAGCCAGGAATTGGTTTTGAAGTAGCTAATTTAGGTAGATATATTGATTATGCTAATATTGGAGTATATGGAAAAGTATCAGCTGATGTTTCAGAACCATTAAAGGGTAGTTTACAAAATTCAAGACTTGGTGTTGGATTAAATTATCATTTTGTTCCACCATTTGTAAAAACTAACTTTGCAGTTGGTGCTGCAGTTAATTTACCATTTAACAAACTGGACAGTCCTGTATTAACTGTAGATGCAATCCTTTATTTAACAGAGGATTTGAATCCGTTTATGGAGAAGTGATGGAACCTAAAAAAAGTATAGAATATATTGGTAAGCTAGAACAAGCTATTAAAAAGCAGTATGGCGAAGAAGCAATCAAGAATCCAAGACAGGATTGGACACCAGAAAAAGAGAAAGAATATCAAGAACAAGCAAAAGAAAATGCACAAAAGCTATTTAAACTTGAAGAAAATGAAGATAAAATAGAAAAAGATGGATTTTTAATTTCAAAAAAACTAGTTAACAAGAAGAGTGATAAAAAATGCTCTTGCTGCGATAAGTACATACTTAAAGCAGAAGATGAGCTATATATTTTAAAATTTGACTGCTGTAAGGAATGCTACATACAGTATGTTGAAGATAGGGAAGAGAGGTGGAAAAATGGTTGGCGACCTACAAAAACTAAGTGAAGCATTACAAAAACTAATCGATGATCTACAATTGTCGATGCGTGATGCAGAGAAATTTGATAATGGCAATGCTTCTGCCGGTGTTCGTATACGTAAAAAAGCTCAAGATGCTATTAAACAATTAAAGGATATCAGAAAACTAGTTTCAGAAACTAAAGAAGCTAGAAACGCTGAACAGGAGTGAACTTTAAATGGCAGCTATATCTGTTGAAGAATTAGTTAAAGGTATTAAGCAGGCAGCTGCTAATGCTTATGATGGTGCCAAGGATAAAGATGGTAAACCATTAAAAACCGGTCTAGATCGGGACAATGAACTACTTGATCCTCGTACCATGCGTACAATTGACGGTTTTACTGTTAAGGTTCGTAGTCCAAAGGAATTATGTGTCACCTATCATCTACAAATGATGGCTCGACATAAATTAGCTGCTTTGGAAAACAAACTAGAAGAAGAAATCGAAGATCGTATTCAGGAAATAGTCGCCTTCTTAAAGAAAGAATTTAAGAATATAACCGGTTCTACTCTTACTTTAAAAATGAAGGGTAAAATCCAGTATGAAGTTGAAGCTGTTTCAATGGTTCGTACAAACCTAAAAGGTATGTGCAATTATGAAATCACAGGTGGCGAGGAAGTAAAAACAGAAGAACCTTTATTAAAAGATCTAGACAAACAAGTAGATAAAATGATGGCCACCGGTAAAGATAGTTTTCCTGGTACCAAAAAGCCACAAAACGATACTAGAAAAAAGTCCGGAGAAAATGAGAAATGAAAATCACTCAGCAACGTTTAAAAGAAATTATTAAAGAAGAGATGGAAGCTCTTCGTAAAGAAGAATCCGCACCAGATATGTTTGGTGAGCCAGACGAAGAAGGCGGAATGGCAAGAGGTGAACTTTTTAAAATTGGTAATTATGCTGTAGAATTAGGAAATATGCTGCAAAATGATGATCAATTACCAGCTTGGGTTCAATCAAAGATTACAAAATGCGCTGCTATGATGGGTGATGTAAAACATTTCCTAGAAGGCCAAATGGCCGAACAAAGTGATCAAATGACACCGGAACAAGAAGAAGTTGGTTTAGACGAAATAGAATCTATTGTATCAGAAGAATTAGATGCCGTTTTACAAGAAAAAAAAGTAAATCCTTGGGCAGTATGTACTGCACAAGTTGGCAGAGAAGATGAAGCGAAATACGAACGTTGTGTGATGGATATTAAGAAAAAAGAGGGTATCAAATAAAACCCCTTAAATTAAGCTAGAAACCCAACTATTTAAAATAGTTGGGTTTTTTATTTTATGGCATATAAATTAACAAAAGAAGCCGTCAAAGAAGAAATACGTAAATGTGGAAATGATCCAATTTATTTCCTTAAGAATTACGTAAAAATTACACATGCATTAAAAGGTCAAATACCATTTAGTACCTTTGATTATCAAGATGAATTATTAAATGATTTCAATGATCATCGTTTTAGTGTTATTTTAAAAGCCAGACAGCTTGGTATTTCAACAATTGTAGCTGGCTATGCTACTTGGCTAATGTTATTCCGTCGTGAAAAGACGGTGCTTGTACTGGCAACTAAATTTAAAACAGCTGCTAACTTAGCTTCAAAAGTCAAGAAGATGATGAAAAGTATACCAGACTGGTTACGTATAGCTCAAATAACAGTAGATAACCAAACTTCTTTTGAACTTTCTAATGGCTCAAATATTAAAGCATCAACAACATCAAAAAGTGATGCCGGTCGTTCTGAAGCTCTTTCATTATTGATTATAGACGAGGCTGCACACGTTGAAAATATGGAAGAATTGTGGACTGGTATTTTTCCAACAATTTCAACCGGTGGTCGCTGTATTGCTTTGAGTACACCAAATGGTGTTGGTAACTGGTTTTATAAAACATACACTGATGCAGAGAATGGAATTAATAATTTTTATCCAATAAAATTACCTTGGAATGTACATCCTGATTATACACCACAGTGGTTTCAAGAGCAGACAAAGAGTATGTCTCGTCGAGAGATTGCTCAAGAATTCGAATGTGCTTTTAATGCATCTGGCGATACAGTTATCCATCCAGATAATATGGTTGAGCTTAAGGACGAAATTATAGAGCCAGTATATAAAACAGGCTTCGATAGAAATTATTGGATATGGGAACAGCCACAAAATGGAGTTTCTTATACAATGATTGCAGACGTTGCACGTGGTGATGGTGGTGATAATTCAGTATTTCACGTTATACGTTTAGATACTATGGAACAGGTAGCAGAATATCAAGGAAAACCTGTACTTGAAATGTTTGCCTCGATGCTTAATTCTGTTGGCAGAGAATATAACAATTGTTTATTAGTTGTAGAAAACAATAACGTTGGTTATAACGTATTAGAAAAACTTATAGAGATGGAATACCCAAATTTATATTTTTCTGTTAAGTCAACCCATGAGTATGTTGAACAAAATACAGCAGAATTTCAAAATAATACAGTTCCTGGTTTCACGACCAGTTCCAAAACTCGTCCATTAATTATTGCAAAAATGGAAGAGTTTGTTAGAAATAAAGTTATTAAAATTAAGTCTGGTCGACTATATCAAGAATTTGAAACGTTTGTTTGGAACAATGGAAGACCAGAAGCTATGCGTGGTTATCACGACGATCTTGTAATGTCAATGGCTATTGCTTGTTGGATTAGTGATACTGCTTTAACAGCAAATAAACGCGAATCAGCCTATACAAAAGCCATTTTAGGCTCTATTATGAAAGCTAATTCAAAAATGACCACCTTGGTACAAGGACAAGCAGGATATAAACAGAATCAAGCTTTTGATCCTTATTCCGAGGACTTAAAACAAAAATACCGAGATCTACTTTGGTTAATAAAGGGATAAACAATGCCGAATAATTCGAATAAATATAACTATACCGGTGGTACCGTTAAAACAAATAACAATAGAAATCCAGAATCTCAATTATTTAAGAGATTAACCAGACTTCTTTCTGGTCCTATAGTTAATAAACGTGCACAGTTTTATCGTCAAGAAAAACGAAAAGACTTAGATAAATACGACTTTAAATCGGCTTCTGGTAAAGCTTTTCAAAAAACAGATTATAATCCATTTGAATTCATTCACACAAATATGATGAAAAATCATAATCGTGGTGAAAGATATGCAGAATTTGATCAAATGGAATTTACCCCAGAATTAGCTTCGGCATTAGACATATATGCAGATGAAATGACCACTTGGAGCAAGCTGCAGAAAATGTTGATTGTTGACTGCGATAATGAAGAAATTAAAAACATTTTAATTAATCTATATCATAATATTTTAAATGTTGAATTTAACCTATTTGGCTGGTGTCGTAATATGGTTAAATACGGCGACTTCTTCTTATATCTTGATATAGATGAAGAAATTGGTATTAAAAATGTAATTGGTCTTCCGCCTCATGAAGTTGAAAGATTGGAAGGTCAAGATCCAACAAATCCAAATTATGTTCAATACCAATGGAATTCAGCTGGTATGACTTTTGAAAATTGGCAAATGGGACATTTCCGTATTCTTGGTAATGACCGTTATGCGCCATATGGAACAAGTGTTTTAGAGCCGGCGCGGCGTATATGGCGACAATTAACTCTTCTGGAAGATGCGATGATGGCTTATCGAATTGTACGCTCTCCAGAAAGACGTGTTTTTTATGTAGATGTAGGAAATATAGATCCAAACGATGTTGAACAATATATGCAAAAAATTGTTTCAACTATGAAACGCAATCAGGTTATTGATGATAAAACCGGTCGTGTTGATTTACGTTATAATCCTATGAGTATTGAAGAAGATTACTTCTTACCAGTTCGTGGTGCTACATCAAATACAAAAATAGAAAGCCTTCCCGGTGGTACTTATACCGGTGACATTGAAGACGTTAAATATCTACGAGATAAACTGTTTTCAGCAATTAAAGTACCACAGTCATATCTCGCACGTGGTGAAGGTGGAGAAGAAGATAAAACAACACTTTCACAAAAAGATGTAAGATTTGCAAGAACAATACAAAGACTACAACGTTCAGTTGTCACAGAACTAGAAAAGATTGGCGTTGTACATCTTTATGTACTTGGATATCGTGGCGATGACCTATTGGGTCACAAAATATCACTTAATAATCCATCAAAGATTGCTGAATTGCAAGAATTAGAACACTGGAAAACCAAATTTGATGTTGCTGGTTCTGCAACTGAAAATTTCTTTAGTAAACGATGGATTGCCAAGAATCTATTTGGTATGAGTGAAGAAGACTTCCTACGTAATCAACGTGAACTGTTCTATGATCGAAAAGTATCAACTATGTTAGATAAGGAAGCGGAAGCAGTTGTTGATGAATCTGGTGCTGGATCTGGTGGTTCTGATTTAAGTCAATTTGCACCAGAAGAAGGTGCAGAGACACCAACCGAGGAGCCAACCGCTGAACCAGAGGAAACTGCAACACCAGAAGAATCCTCTCCTGAATCTGCAGAAACAGGTGAAACAGGCGAAGAACCTGGTCCACTATTAGTAACCCCACCAGCAAGACGTGAAGATGAGCCGGTCAAGGTTCTTAAATTTGAAGCAAATGATGGTTCTACAACTACCAACAAATCAAAAGGAAAATGGTATGAACCAGAGCCATATGATAAAAGAACTGGTCGTCAGCAAAGAATGCATTCTTTGGGCAATACCAATCTAGCTTCAAATACTGTACGCAATGTATTTAAAGGTTATTCAGATATGAAAAGTTTAACCAAAGTACCTTTCGAGGAAGGTATTAAAAATGATTCTAATTATGATAAACAAGAAGAAAAACTAATATTAGAAAATAATAAGAAAATAAAAGATCTAATTACAGAATTGGAGAGAAAAGATGCAAGAAAAAAGCAAACTAAAGCACAATAAAAAGCGTAATACAGCTTTTTTATATGAAAGTTTAGTAAAAGAATTAACTAGAGCAGTTGTCAACAAAGATAATAAAACAAAAAATACAATTGTATCTATTTGTAAAGAGTTTTTTGCATCCGATAAACCGTTACAAAAAGAACTTCAACTTTATTCTATATTAAATGAAAGTTCTGACTTGGAGCCTAAATTGGCCGAAAGGTTAATTCAGGAGGCTGTACGTCTATATTCTCAGCTAGATGAAGAAGAGATTTACAGCGAACAATCTAAATTAATAGCTAAAATAAATAAATCAGTTACACCAAATGTTTTTAATAATTTTTTACCAGATTATAAAAATTTAGCAACAATTTATCAAATTTTCAATAAGAGAGCACCTGTTAAAGAAAGAATTTTACTTGAACAGACTTTGTTAACTTCTTTAATATCTAAAAATAAAGAGGTCGCTGATTCAAAAAATATGCAGTCTGTTGATAATATTGTTTTCACCTCTTTTGCAAAAAAATTTAATGAGAAATATGGTGAAACATTAATCAAGGAACAGAAAGAACTTCTTTCATTTTATGTTATGTCTGGTACTGATGATGGAGTTAGTTTAAAGGTTTATTTAAATGAAGAAATTGGTCGTTTAAGGAATAATATTGAAAATCTATTAGTAACAGAAGAATTTAAAAATAATAATTTTCTTACTGACAAAACTAATAAATTATTAGAAAAAATAGAGACTTTTAAAAAGAAACCGGTTGATCACCAGATGTTGACAGAAGTACTTAAAATACAACAATTTGTAAATGAGGCAACTAAATAATGGCAATTACTGTTAAAGTTGGAGAAGAAGAGCAAGAAAATAATCAAGCACAAACTTCACAAGAACAAAAAGTTGATCAAAAACCTAACGGTAAATTAGGTGCTAAGCTAAACATAAGAAAAACTCTAGATGGCAATTTTTACATATATGATCACCACTATATTGATATCATATTAATGCCAGAGAAAATGAAAATTCTAACAATTCCATACTCTGAAAATAATAAAATTGCCTTTAGTGAACTAGTTTACCATACTCAGGATAGATTTTTTGATCATATGGCTCGTAAAGGTATTATAGCCCTAGAAACTGTAAAAGGTGGAAATATATTTGGTTCTATGGAAGCTAATATATTAAAACCAAAAGACACAGCAATACCATTAAATGAATTAGTATTATTAAATATAGCTTCTTGGATCGATAGTCAAAGACCTGCTTTAGAATTTGATAAAAAGTATGAAGAAGAATTTGATGATAGATTATCAGAACCAACTGATGAAGAAACGACAGAATTGGGAGAAGTTCCTCAAGAGAGTGAAAAAGGTTCAATTCCTAAATATCAAAGCCGCCGTTATCTAGGTGGTTGGTGGTGATATATGCAAGAAGACCAAAAAGAAGAAACTGTTCAAGAAGAAAGTAAACCGGAAGAACAGAAACTTAATAGAAAACAACGTAGAGCTATTAAATCAAAACGTGGTGGTGAATCACAGGATTCACAAGGCTCAGGTAAATCACACGCAAATCGAATTTCAGAAAAACCAAAAGCTCGTCGACGATGAATTTAATAATTTTTATATTGGTTGCATACGGTCTTACACAAATATTATGTTATGGAAAAATATTTGATAGGATAAGACCAAAGACCGGATTTTTTGGTGAGTTATTATCCTGTTCAATGTGCACGGGATTTTGGGTTGGATTATTGCTATGGTTGGTTAATCCATTAACAAAATTATATCATTTTGATAATTTACCATTAACAGGCTTTTTATTGGCCTGTTTAAGTTCTGGTACGTCCTATTTATTAGATAAAATAGTCTCTGATGAAGGGATTAAATTTAACAAGGAGTAGTTATGAATCCAATAGTCACAAGAAAATGGTTTCTGCCTGTTTGCCGTAGATGCTGCAAAGGCAGCTAACTGAAGCAGCTTGCCGCTGCTTTTTTAACCGTCGCGAGGCGTAAAATCTACAAAACTTAATGTATTTGATAAAAATTCAACTATTTATTTTTTGAATAGTTGATTATGGAGCTATATTATGGCAATCTCTAGAGAAGAATTAAAAAAATTAGTTATTAAAGAAATGCTTGAGCAAGATCTCAAAAATGAAGGAGTAAGCGATTGGCTAAGAAGTAAAGCTTCTTCTGTGTTGACTACTACCGGTAAGAAAATGACTCAAGCTGGTGAAAAAGTAGCTCCCCCACCACAGCTTGATGATAAAACTCTTCGAAAAGTGGGCGATTTCTTACAAATGGCTCAAAGAGATCCAGGAATTACAAAAGCAATACTTGCAACAGAATTTGGTAAACAAGTATTTGGTTCAGATGAAGAAGATAATTTAAAAGAAGCTCTTGGTGCAGATTTCATAAAAATGATTAAAAATAAAAAAGTTACACCACAAATGTTAACTGATTTTATTGATTCTATGAAAAAAAACGAGAAAGCCAATAAAATGATGACTAGCCTAGGCTTAATACCAAAAGGTAGTAAGCCAGTTGAAAAATCAGATGTACAGCAAACACAAACTGGTGATACCGAAGTATCAGATAGTGATATAGAAAGTGAAGAACCGGCTTCAACTCCAGAACAAGATGCTGCGCCAGCACAACCCGCAGCAGCAAGTTTAACAGCAAAACCACCACCACAACCGCAAGCAGGCGATTTTCAAGGTCAAGAAGACGCTCGTAGAATTACAAAAATAAATGATATGCTAAAAGATCCACAAAATTCTCAGAAAGTTAGTGCGGCTATATCACAAGGCTTAGATCCTAGAACTGGAGAACAATTAAGTGCTCGTGCCGCACAATCATTAAAACAACATTATGGTTTAGCAGAACCAGCACAACCAGCAGCAGCACAACCAGCAGAAGTACCAGATGTAGTTTCTGGTACGGAAGTAGCTACCAAGAATGCTAAAATAAAATTTCTTGCACCGGTAGATGAAGAACCACAAACAGGACAACAAATTGCAAAAACCAATGCTGATAAATTGGGCGTACTTAAGAAAAAATTTGATTCTGGCGGTGTTCTTAATGCAAAAGAAAAAGATGAACTTTTAAGACTTTTGGGTGCCCTACCTCCAACCAAGACTAAAAAACCAATAGCAAAACGACCTACAAGTAAAACTAAAAAACAAATAACATCTTCATTACAGAGAGGTATGCAGAAATCTGGTGGAAGATTGGGCGAGTCTCTTCAAGAAGCAATTGTTGAAGAAATATTTAACCTCCTAACAGGTAAAACCAAATGAGTAAATATGTTTTAAGAGAATTCTACCAACTTTGTGATGGTGGTAAATGTGAAGACTTATTAACCGAAAGTGAAAAAACACTTGTTCGTGAACAAAAGGCTTTTTTCTTAACAGGTGTTATGCAAAGAGCAGATGCACAAAATGGTAATGGTCGCGTTTATCCACAAAAGACACTTGAGAGAGAAATAGAAAACTATAAAAATATAATTGCTCAAAATCGTGCTGTTGGTGAGTTGGATCATCCTGATGATTCAGTAATTAATCTTAAAAACGTTTCACACATTGTAACAGATGTTTGGTGGAATGGAAAAGATGTTATGGGTAAATTAAAAATATTAGATACACCAGCTGGTAATATTTTAAAAGCACTTATTAGCAATGGTGTAACACTTGGCATTTCTTCAAGAGCACTTGGTTCAGTTAGAGAATCACAAGGCAAAACAATTGTAGAAGATGATTTACAACTTATTTGTTTTGATATAGTATCTGAACCGTCTACAAAAGGTGCCTTCCTTAACTTAAGCGAAGCAAAAAAGCCTGCTGAGATGACAAAGAGCGATAAACTAGTCAGACTCATTAATGATATAATTGATTGATACGAGGCAAGAATGAAAAAGAGTGAGTTAAAAGAGATAATTGAACCAATTGTAAGGGAATGTGTTAATGAAAATATTCAAACCATTCTTTTAGAAAGTGGATTATTATCTCAAGTTATCAGTGAAGTTGTAAAAGGCTTACAACCTGTATTAGTTGAAAACAAACAACCAACAAAAATACAACCAAAACAGCAATTCCTTGAAGAAGAAAAAGGATTTGATCAAGATTCACATATGCGCGAGATCCTAAAAAGATCACAAGCTAAAAAAGTTTTAAGTAATAATAGAGAAGCATTAGATAATATTGGCAGAACAGCATACAAAGGTGTTAACATTTTTGAAGGTATCAACGATACTATTCCGGATGAACCGGTTCAAACCGGTCCAGTTAATCCACTTCAAGGAATAGCACCAAATGATGCTGGAGTTGATATTAGTGGCTTGTTAAATCCAAAGTTTACACAAGCATTTATGAAAGGTACGAAGAAATGACAGCGGTAAAGGTCGGTAGAGATGAAAATGTAGACTTTGCCATTAAAAAATTTCTTAATAAAGTTAAGAAAAGTGGTTTAATGGACAACCTACAAGAAAGAAAATATTTTAAAAAACCTTCGGTCAAAAGGAATGAACAAAAACGCAGAAGAAAGAGGGTGTTAGAGAAGCTTAAACAAGAAAAAGCTTCGGAAAAAGATTGACCAAATTGTCAGATGTGTTAGATAAGTCAGATATTCCTAAATAAGTTAAATAGAATGTGGCAGCAATGCCACATTTTGTTTTGTCGACGAGGATTTATAAAAACAGAGAGACTACTTAAGATTTTTAAAAAATTTTGAAACTAATTATATATAATCGAAACTTTTATAATTGGGCCTGGTACAATATAAAAGATCTTTAACTTATTTAGGAGATTTAAAAATATGAAAAAAGGTTTAGCAGTATTTAGTGGCTCCGCAGTAGTCCACAAATTAATGCAAGATGGTAGAGTTGAACTCGGTACCGCTGTAAATCCAGCAGCAGTAACAGTTAGTGGTAACATTAACGTAACCGGTCAACTAACCGCATCAGCCAACAATATTCTAGTTGGTAATGTTGGCGGTGAATTCTCAAATACCACACTAGGTGGTATTTTAGTTGAATTAAAAAACGAAGCAGCAAATGGCGAGGCGGCTCTTTCAAGTTCGCTAAAATCATATATTGATGCACAAGATAGTGCAGAAGCTGCAGCAAGAGAAGCTGGCGATACTGCAGTTGCTAATGCAGCTGCATCAGCATTAAATGCTTATACAGCTTCAAATAACACAGCCGTTTCATCTTTGACCGGTCGTGTTGGCACACTAGAAACAACAGTTAATACATTGATTGGTGATACAGGCAGCATTTCTGCTGCATTAACAACCATTCAAAATCTAGCTGAATATCTAGACGGTGATGGCAATCCAGTAACTCTAGTTGCTGACTTGAGTACCGAAGTAAGCCGTATCAGTGGTGCTTTGGTACAAGAAGCAACTGATCGTGTTTCTGGCGATGCAGCAGTCCAAACAAATTTGAATAATGTTTCAAGTTCATTAAAAGCAGCTATTGACGCAATTCAATCAGGTGCTTCTGGTGATACTTCAGCACTTTCAAGTTCACTAAAGTCCTATATTGATTTAAGAGACGGTGAAGTTTCAAGTTCGCTTTCTTCAGCACTAGCTGCTGAAGTTACCAGAGCAACCGCTGCTGAAGCACAGGTTCAAAGTAACCTAGATTCAGTTTCCGGCTCTCTATCTGGTGCTATTAGTGCCGAAGCTTCTGCACGTATTGCAGCAGATCAAGCACTATCAAGTTCAATTGATGCACTAGATGTAAGATTAGATGCTCTAGAAGCATATAATGGTAACGTAGTACACGTTGACCCTGTTGGTGGTTTAGACGCAGTTGGTAATGGTACACTATTAAAACCATTCAGAACAATCAACTACGCTTATTCACAAGTTCAGTCATTAGGTAATTCTTCGAATACAACATACAATGCTAATGTTGAAAAATTCGTTACTGAAAAACTAATCTTTAAACTAGCTCCTGGTACATATGCAGAAGATGTTGTACTAGGATTTAAGCGTGCCCGTGTTGCCCTAGTTGGTAATGGCGCTAGAATCGCCGGTACCGTTAAGATGGATGTTAAGAAGGCAGACTTCCCAGCATCAAATCTAGAAGCATTTAAGGCGCAATATCCAGCACCATGGACCGGCTTCTCTGCTCAAATGAGTTTTGAAATCGCTGGTGATGCAGGTGGCGGTCTTGAATCAGATCCAACAGCGAACGTTGTTACAGTAACCGGTAGAACATCACTTGAATTCGAAAATGGTGGTGCAAACTATAATTGGGATTCAAACTTCGGTCAGTTCTATGTTTCAGTTGATAATGCAGCCATCCTCGGCGGCGTAGTAATGATTCATGACAACACTGTCACATCAGCACGCGCACCAGCGGTTGTTCTAGAAGTTGAATCATCCAGAATCGGTAATGCTGATTCAGGTTCAAGAACATACTGCGGCTTTGTTCCATTTGGAGCAAGTACCACAGTACCATCTTTCGGCTCATTAACACTTAAAGCACACAACTCAACATTTGCATCAGTAATTGGTCCAACAATGACCATTGGTGAAATTGATGGTTGCCGTGTTTATGATATTGACCGCACAATGGGTGGTGTTGTTACCAACGGTTCAATTGGTGGCAGTACATCAACTTCATACTTGGGCATAGTTAACACCCAATTTAGAGCAATAACTGTAGCAAGTCAAGGCGGTGCTTCAGTATACAAGATTGGTCCAACAACCGGTACAGCAAGATATAAGATTGACTCTGTATCTCACACAACTCTAGCATTTAGTAGAGCAAGCAATGGCATTCTAACTGCCAGAGCATTAGATACTGGTAGTGGTGTTGTTTATGATTTCTTGGATAATGCAGGAAGCCAATTCGTTTCACATGTTCCAGTAAATTACACAATGTCTGGTACAGTAACCAGTTCATTAGGTCACTTTGCTGGTATTGATGCTGCATTAGGCGCTCAAACAACTGCTAGAAATTCACTTTCTAGTTCATTTAATACTCGTGTTGGCTCACTAGAAACAACTGTTAATGCAATAGTTGGTGATAGTGCAACACTAGCAACAATCACTTCTTCATTGAACAGTATTCAAGAAATCGCTGCTTTCTTGGATGGTTCAGGAAGTGCTGCACAAGACTTGACATTAAGAGTTGCCGCTATTAGTGGTGCTCTTGTACAAGAAATTACTGATCGTGCTGCAGCAGTAACAGATCTATCTGGTGCTGTTTCCAGTTCGTTAGCAGCAGAAATAGCTGCTAGAATAGCGGGTGATGCAGCTGTACAGTCAAATTTGGACAGTGTTTCAGGTTCATTGAAAGCTGCTATTGACGCAATTCAATCTGGCGCATCTGGTGATACATCAGCTCTTTCAAGTTCACTTTCTTCAGCATTGGCTGCAGAAATTGCCAGAGCAACAGCAGCAGAAGGATTAATACAAAGTAACCTAGATTCAGCATCTGGCTCACTAAAGGGTTATATTGATAGTCTTGATTCGGCTCAAACAAGTGCTAATTCTTCACTATCAAGTTCTTTTGCAACTGCACTAGCTGCTGAAGCATCTAGAGCAGCAACAGCAGAAGCACTCGTACAAAGTAATCTTGATTCAGTATCAGGTTCATTAGCTACAGCAATTGCAGCAGAAAAAACCCGTGCTGAAGGCGCTGAAGCTGGTTTACAATCAGCAATTAACACTGAAAAAGGTAGAATTGATGCAATTCTATCAGGCTCAAGTGTTGATCTCGATACATTTAAAGAAGTTGTTGACTTTGTTAACAGCATCGATCTAACCAATGATAATGCTCTATTAGCTGCTGTCACAAATATTGGTGCAGATATCAGTACACTAAGTGGCAACTTAGTTTCTGAAATCCAACGTGCAACCGCTGCTGAAGCTGGTCTACAAGCACAAATCAATAGTGCATCATTTAGTGTCAACGGTATGTCTGTTGATCCATTTGGTGGTGCATTCTCGATTGTCAGTTCAAGCAATATCGCTGTTGCAAGTGCAGCAGGCGTTGTAACTGTTTCTCTAAAAGATTCAGTTAGTATCGCCGGTTCACTATCAGCCGCTCAACTCTCAGCTAGTGCTGGTTTGAGTGTCACTGGTGGCGCAACAGTAGCTGGTGGTTTGACAGTTTCAACCGGTGATATGCAAGTATCACAAGGCGCTGTCTCAACCAGAATGACACGTGTACAAGCTGCCGCCCGTACAGCACAAGATGGTGATATGTTCTATCTCACCGATGTAAGTGACGATCCAACAGGTACTTTCCCACGTGGCAAGTGCTGGTACTTCCGTCAAGATGGTGAATGGTTTGATGCTCCATTCTATATGGGCTGATTTAAACTGATTTAGGTTGGTTTAGGAAGGGCTGCTGGTCAGCCCTTCTTTTTTTTAATTAAAATTGGCTTTTTTTGTGTTATAGCTATATTTATAATATTGTAGAGGTTAATAATGGCAGCAAAAGGTCTTGCCGTATATAAAGGCACCACTGTAATCCATAGAATATTAGATAATGGAACTGTTAGTTTTAGCGGTTCTGTTGCGGTTACTGGAAATTTATCACCTAATGGAAATGGTATTACAGATCTAGGTAGTCCTACATTTCGTTGGAAAGATATATATGCTGTACAAACAACAGTTGGTGCTATATTCGAATATGGCCTCTCAACGCCATCAATTGCTATGTATAGTGATGGCACTGTGCTTGTTTGGGGTGAAAATGGTCTAGAACCCTGCAGAAAAGAAGAAGATATACTTGTTATGGGTGTTACTAAAGACAACAAAAGTGAACCGGTTGTTTTTGGAGCAGAATTAGTTTTAGTAACTGGTGAAGTTAAACGTGGTGATTTTATCTGTACTAGTAATATAACAGGCCACGGAATGGCAGTCAAGAAGAAAAAATGGAGTGTTTTTAAAAGAGATTTAACCGGTATTATAATTGGTCAAGCTCTTGAAGATGCATCCGGTGACAGCAATTTAATAAAATGTATGATTAACAAGCGTTAAAAGGCATTTTATACAACTAGTATACTAGTTATATTGAATTTCTATATTTATTTGGGAGACAAGAATGTCAAATTTGCTAGAAGAAGCCATAATTGATGCAAAAGCACTTAAAGAAGCTGCTTTAAAGAGTGCACAAGAAACAATATTAGAAAAATATAATCCAGAAGTTAAAAAAGCTGTTGAAGCTCTTCTTTTAGAGCAAGATGAAGCTTCTCCCGGTGATATAGGAACTGAAGAACCATTATTAGATCCAGATATGGATACTTTAGGTGCTGATCAAGCACAAGGTAGTTTAGATAAACAGATACCTATGGCAGCTACAAATGGAATGAATTTATGTCCTTGTCCAGATAATGAAGAAGTTATAGAAATTGATTTTAATCAATTGCAAAAAGCTATGATGCAACCACCAGAAATGCAAGTTGCACAAAGTACACTTCCAGCACCAATGACTCCTGCTGAAGAATCTCCTGCTGCACCAGATGTAAATGCAAATATGGCACCAGAAGTACCAGAAGAAGAGCCATTAATGCAAGAAGAAAATATGGATGAAGAAATTGAATTAGATGAAGAACTAATCAATAGTCTTTTAGAAGATGAAGAATTATTCCAAGAAGTAGAAGATTTAGAAGAAATGTCAGATCGTGAAAAAGATCTAGCTGCTAAAGCTCCTCCATTTAATAAGGTAACAAAAAAAGATGTTCTTGTTGCTCGTGGCGTTGAATTAGATGATGATAGCAAAGAGTCAGAAGATTCAGAGGATCTAGAAGAAGATGCTCGTTATCCAAATCGTACTAGTTCAGATAAAGCACAAATCGAAGGCGATGTTGGCATAGAAGCAATTAAAGATAATAAATTAATTAATGCAATTGCAGCAGAAGTTGCAAAACACTTAATCACAGGCCAATTGCGTGAAAACAAAACTGCCAAAAACAATGAAAAGAAAATGCTAAATGAAGCACAAGTTTTGGCCCAAAAAACTTCACAACTGCTAGAAGAGCATAAAAAAGTTCAGAATAAGAACAAGCTACTAGCAGAAGAAAATGCACGTTTATTAAAAGAGCATAAAGAAATGCAAATAAGTGCATTAGAATTTGCGAAGCAGGTTGAACAAATGAATGTTCAAAATGCTAAGTTATATTACAAGAATCAGGCACTAAGTAGCGTCTCCTTGAATGAGCGACAAAAAAATCATATTGTCGAAGCTATTTCAAAAGCTGATTCTGTAGACGAAGTTAAAATTATATTTGAAACACTTCAAAGCACGGTGGGTTCAGCTAAGGCAACAAAAGAACCAAAATCACTAAGCGAAGCAGTTTCACGAAATAGTAGTTTTAGTATTCGTTCTAGAGAGAAAGAAGAACCAGCAACTACACCAGCTTTTGATAGATGGAGTAAACTTGCAGGTATCAAGAAATAGTATTTATTAATTCATTTAAGGAGAATTACAATGTCAATTTTAAAGCGTTTAACAGAGAATATCGTTGACCGTGACCTTACAAAAGAAGGTGCCGCTCTACGTGCAAAATGGGAAAAGACCGGTCTATTAGAAGGTCTTCGTGATGAGAGCCAAAAGAATGGTATGGCCGTTCTATTGGAAAACCAAGCCAAACAACTACTCAAAGAAAGTAGTGCAATGAGTGCTGGTGACGTTGAAGGTTTCGCAGCTGTTGCATTCCCAATCGTTCGCCGTGTATTCGGTTCATTGATTGCCAATGAACTTGTTTCAGTACAACCAATGAGTCTACCAAGCGGTCTAATCTTCTTCCTTGACTTCCAAGTCAGCGGAAGCCGTTTAGGTCTAGATGCAAATGATTCAGTATTTGGTGGTGGTCGTGTTGCTAGCCAAATCACAGGCGGCGTTGATTTAACTGGTGTTAACCTCGAAAAATCATTCTACAGCTTAAACAACGGTTATAGCTCACCAACCGGTTCAGTAACTGCCTCATTGACCTCGGTACTTGGTGGTGGTCAATTAGTTGGTGCTGATCCAGCACTTGATCGTGCTCTACGTTTCGATCCAGATCTAGTTTCAGGTTCAGACGGTGTTATTGCTGTTGTTGTTCCAGTAGCTTCACTAGAAGTTGGTGGCCAAAAACTAAACAAGAGCAATCTAGTTGCTATCAAAGTTACAACTGCAGTCACAAATGGTACACAAGTACGTCGTTTAACTGCTAAGTGCGATGCTAGCGGTGCCGATGTTGGTGGTGATACTTATACTCATTTGCGTTTAGTATTTAAAGCAAACAGTGCAGCTGTTCTTGGTGCTTTACAAACTGAATTAACAAGTGGTACTAAATCTATAACCTTCCCAATAGATGATAATCTAGGTGTTGGTGGTGCTCTAGGTTCTGTATTAGCACAACAACTTTGGGGTCTTGAAGGTAGTTCTGAAATTCCAGAAATCGATGTAAAAATTGATTCAGTTTCAGTTAGTGCCAAAACCAAAAAACTCAAAGTCAAGTGGACACCAGAACTCGGTCAAGATCTAAATGCTTACCACAATCTCGACGCCGAAGTCGAATTGACAAGCATCATGAGCGAGCACATCGCTCTTGAAATCGACCAAGAAGTCCTAGAAGACCTCGTTAAAGGCGCTACAGCCGGTGTTTATCACTGGTCACGTCGTCCAGGTCGCTTTGTCAACAAAGCAACTGGTGCTCCAATCAGTGCTTCAGCAAATGAAGATCTACTTGGTGCAGACTTTACCGGTAACGTTTCAATGTGGTACGAAACACTACTCGAAACCGTTAATGATCTAAGTGCTCAAATCCACCGTAAAACATTACGTGGTGGTGCTAACTTTATCGTAACTTCACCAGAAGTTGCCAGTATCCTCGAAATGACTGCTGGCTTCCGTGCTTCAGGTGTTGTTCCAGATGAAGCCAAGGGCACAGCCGGTGCAGTTAAAGTTGGTTCACTCAGCAAGAAATGGGATGTTATGGTTGACCCATACTTCCCACGTAACTTGTTGCTAGTTGGTCGTCGTGGTACACAATTCCTCGAAAGCGGATATGTCTACGCTCCATACGTACCACTCCAAGTCACACCAACCATCTTTGGTACCGAAGACTTCGTACCACGTAAAGGCGTTATGACCCGTTACGCTAAGAAGATGGTACGTCCAGATATGTTCGGTCTAGTTGTTGTTCAAGATCTCTTGGGCTGATAACAGATTAGACTAATATTCTAGCAGAACCCGCCAGAAATGGCGGGTTTTGTTTTATAAATTTTAAAACTATTTATATCTGTATTTGTCGTTGGACGACAGGAGACACTAAATATGTTTTTTTATGGCGAAGCAGAATTTTTAGAAGGTAGTGGTGGAATAACTGAACAATTTTCACTTGATGGAAAAACCTACAGAGTTCATAGATTTTTACAAAATGGTACTTTAACAATTGAATATTCGGGATTAGTTGAATATTTGATTATTGGCGGCGGCGGCGGTGGTGGTAGAGGTTTTGAGGGGTCTGTTGGTGGAATTCTTGGTAAGTATGATGGTAATGGTGGCGATGCCGGTCAAATGATTAGCGGCTCTATAATTTTAGCTGCTCAATCTTATCCGATAATTGTTGGTGGATTTTCTGTAACTTCTGGCAATCCATCATCGGCTTTTAATATTACTGCCGCTGGCGGTGCCTTTAAAGGTTCAGCGAGGAATCAGATCAACGGCGTAGGCGCAAGTGGTGGTATTAATGGTTTACAATCATCTATAGATGGAACTTTAAAATATTATGCTGGTGGTGGTGGTGCTGGTGGCAATGCTAATGGTGGTCTTGGCGGCGGTGGTCGTGGTGGCCTAGCTTCATTTGGATTCCCTGGAATTGCAAATACTGGCGCTGGTGGTGGCGGTGGAGAACGAGATCGATGGGGGCATCGATACTATAGTAAAAATGGTGGTGCTGGAGCATCTGGTATTGTAATTATTAGATATGAAATTGCCTAAATTTAGGTGCATTCATAGTGAAGCAGCAGACCCAATTTAATCAGTAGTCATACCCGATACATATTTTATAAGTGTATCGTTATTGTTAAAAGTAGCTGGTGCTTGATAGAAGATAATAATTTTTTAAACCCACCTGAAATATGGTGGGTTTTGTTTTTTTAAACTATTACAAAACTATTTACACTTACTAATAAGCTAGTAAAGGATGGGATACAAAAGATGTTTTTTTATAGAGAAATAATTGAAAATATAATAAAAAATTGGAAAGAAAAGCAGATTTTATCTGGTACTTTGGCAACCGATTTAACTGACAATTTTGGATATTCAGTTGCAATGAATTCTGCCGGTGATCGTGTTATCGTTGGTGCGTGGCAAGATGAAAGAAGTGGCGGAAGTGGTTCTTCTGGGCTTGCTTATATATATGTTAGTGGAACCGGTGGGTGGAATGAACAAATTGTTCTAAGTGGAAGTTTTGCAATAGATTTAAATGATAATTTTGGCAATTCAGTTGCAATGAATTCTGCTGGTGATCGTGTTGTTATTGGTGCTCGGCTAGATGAATTGGGACCAGCCAGCATCACACAAGGTCTTGCTTATGTATTCGTCAGCGGAGCCGGTGGTTGGTCACAACAACTTATCCCAACCGGAACTTTTGCAACTACTAGTGATCAATTCGGTAGTGCAGTTGCAATGAATTCCGTAGGTGATCGTATTATTGTTGGTGCCCAATTGGATGAAAGAAGTGGTGGCCAGATTTCAGAAGGACTTGCTTATATATATGTCAGTGGAGCAAGTGGATGGGTAGAGCAACATATATTAAGTGGAACTTTAGCAGTTAATTCAACTGATCAATTCGGTAATTCAGTTGCAATGAATTCAGCTGGTGATCGTGTTATCGTTGGTGCTGGGCAAGATGAAAGAAGCGGAGGCCCTCTCTCAGAAGGTCTTGCCTATATATTTGTAAGTGGAACTGGTGGCTGGACTCAGCAGCATGTTCTAAGTGGCACCTTGGCAACTAGTTCCAATGAACAATTTGGTAATTCAGTTGCGATGAATTCTGCTGGTGATCGTGTTGTTGTTGGTGCATATTTGGATGAAAGAGTTAGCCAAGCAACTAATTACAACGAAGGTCTTGCTTATGTATTTGTAAGTGGAACTGGTGGTTGGTCACAACAACCCATCATAAGCGGAACTTTTGCAAATAATACTGATGATTGGTTTGGTTGGTCTGTTGCAATGAATTCTGCCGGTGATCGTATCATTGTTGGTGCTCGTCTAGACGAAATAACTGGTAGTGGTGGAGTTGGTTCTTCTGGTCTTGCTTATATATTTGTTAGTGGAACAACCGGCTGGACACAGCAGCAGCCTATCCTAAGTGGAAGTTTGGCAACCAATGATGATCAGTTTGGATATTCAGTTGCAATGAATTCTGCCGGTGATCGTGTTATCGTTGGTGCGTGGAGAGATGAAAAATCAACAAGCGGCAATGAGTCTGGTCTTGCTTATGTATTCAATGAAGAATAAACAGTAAGTATAATTACCAACACAAACCCACCTGAAATATGGTGGGTTTTGTTTTTGAATTATTCTAAAACTATTTATATCTATATTTATCTTCAATGACAGGAGAAATAAAAGATGTTTTTTTATAGTGAAGCAGAAAATCAAACAACTGGCAGTGAGCCTACAAATATTCCAACAACCGATCCTTATTTTTCAAATGTATCACTATTATTGAAAGCAGCCGGGGCTAACAATAGCACAACTTTTGTTGACAGCAGTGTTAATAATCTTGCCATCTCAAGGTTTGGTAATACCCGGATTGACTCATTTAGTCCGCACAATAAAGAAGATGGTAAATGGAGCATTTATTTTCCATCACAAGCCGATAGCATAAGGAAAAACTATCTACTAGTCAACGGCGCTATCGTTGGTGGAAATATAGGAACAAATTGGACATTTGAAACATGGTTCCGTGGCAGTTCTAATTCCCAGCGAGCTACTATAGCGGCAAAATCAGACATGCATTCTGATACAGGAAATTCTTGGGTGGCCAGCGTGATGGAGTCTGGAACCAACGTTGGTAAGTTTTATTTTACCGTGTATCACGGTACGGGATGGCCGGTCAATATTAAGTCATTCTTTTCTGTTTCTCGCGTAGATGACGGCAACTGGCACCATCTAGCCTTTGTCAAACAAGGTACAACTTACAGAATATTTGTAGATGGAGTATTGGAGTTACAAGAAGTATTTAATACACCGTTAAATAACGGAACAGCAGAAAGCATCACAATTGGTGGTTCAACACCAAATCCCAACGGAGGCGACTATGGCAGAACCGACTGCCACCTATCAAATCTAAGAATTTGTGGAACTTCTGTTTATACGTCTGCATTCTCCCCGCCAACCACTGCACTACAATCTATTTCTGGAACGATATTATTAACTTGCCAGGGACGTATATTCAAGGACAACGGACCTAATAACTATTCAATAACAATAGGACGTGGTTCACCGCAAATCAGCGACGTGTCGCCACTTGCTAATATCGTAACAGCAATCACTGGTAGTGCTTATTTTGACGGAACTAACGATTATCTTTCTCTTAGTAATTCAAACCTTAAACTAAGCGGCTCTTATACTATAGAAACCTGGTTTTATCTTAATTCTTATGGAGATGCTACAAATGGTAGTGGTTTATTTTATAATGGCACCACAACATCAAATATCAATAGAGTTCAATTAGCTGTAAATTTAAATGGAAGTATGACAGCAAATGGATTTGGAAACTCTCAAACTCCAATATGGCAATTCGCAACGGCTGCCGGTCTTGTTTCTCTAAACAGTTGGAACCATGTTGCACTTTCTAATGATGGAACAACTGTGAGATTATTTATTAATGGTATATTAAGAGGCTCAAGTTTAGCTTCTTCTATAGCTACACTTCCTACAACTTTTTATGTTGGTTTTCATAGAAGCAATAGTGCTTTGAGATATTTAAATGGTTATATTGATGATCTTAGGCTGACTCAAGGTATCGCAAGATATACAACAAACTTTACACCGCCAGATTCACATCCAACAACTGGTGTTTGATAGAAGATAATAAATTTATAAACCCACCTGAAATATGGTGGGTTTTGTTTTTAATAAATATTAAAACTATTTACTAAATAACTTAGGAGTTATATTAAAATGGCATTACCTGTATTAGCACCAAAAAGTCAAATAAGTGCAATTGTATTACCGGCTATTGGTACAGCTAGTCGTGTTACTGCTAGTTTACCTTTTGGTATATATGCAACAAATTCTGATTTTATAACTGGCGCTGTTGATCAGGTTGCATTTACATATAAAATGCTTGGTGGCGATGTACTTGATATAGAGTTAACTGAACAAAATGTATACGCAGCTTATGAAGCAGCTGTATTGGAATACAGTTATATAATCAACGTTCATCAATCAAGAAATGTGTTGGCTAACTCTCTTGGCTCACCAACTGGTACTTTTAATAGTGATGGTGAATTTTCTTCTGGTAGTGCATTAGCTGGGCAAAATCCACAACTATTATTACCGTCTTTTGATATTGGTTATGCAAAAGAAGTTATGACAAGAACGTCTGAAATGGCAGGAGTAGGCGGTAATTTAACAGTATTTTCAGCTTCAATACCAATTGTGGGAGATCAACAAGACTATGATGTTCAGACTGCATTAGTAACTGCCAGTCAGATACCCGGTTCTCCTTTTGCTGGTTTAATTGATAAAAAAGTAGAAGTAAGAAAAGTTTATTATAAGTCTCCAAGAGCTATGTGGAGATTCTATGGATATTATGGTGGTATAAATACTGTAGGTAATTTAAGTACTTATGGTCAATTTGCTGATGATAGCACATTTGAAGTTATTCCTGCTTGGCACAACAAAGCACAAGCGATGGCTTATGAAGATAATATTTATACACGTATCTCACATTATTCTTATGAGATTAGAAATAATAAATTGCGAATGTTTCCTATTCCAACCGGCACAGATTTACAGTCAATCTGGATTGAATTTACTATTCCACAAGGTGTGTTTAGTTATGGTGAATCAGGTCCAAGTGGCTCAGCATCGACTCAAAGTGATAGAGCCGGTGGTGTTAATAATATTAATACACTTCCTTTTACCAACATTCCATATGAAAATATAAACTCAATTGGTAAACAGTGGATTCGACGTTTTGCTCTTGCAATTTGTAAAGAGATGTTAGGACAGATTCGTGGCAAGTTTGATAGTGTTCCAATTCCAGGAGAAAGTGTTAAATTAAATGCTGATTCTTTACTAGCTCAAGCAAAAGAAGAAATGACTGCTCTCCGCGAAGAAATGAAAACTATCTTGGCAGAAATGACTTATGATAAATTAGCTGAACAAACTGCTAATATTGGCGAGAATGTTCAAAAAACAATCGATAAAGTACCAATGGTCATATTCACTGGTTGAGGCTAAAAAATGGCTAGAAAAAAGAATTCTAAATTTAATAAATGGGAACAGCCTTCAAATCCTCCACCACCAATGTTCCTTGGAGAAAAGGAACGCGATCTTGTTAAACAAGTTAATGATGAGGTAATTGAACGAGTAATTGGTCAAACAATTCTCTATTTTCCTATAAGTTATACACATACTAATTTCCATCCAGTTTATGGAGAGGCAATAGAAAAAAACTTTCTACCTCCTGTTCGTGTGCATGCTTTAGTTAAATTTGAAGGTATTGAAACAGCCACTGATCAGTTTGGTCTTGACAAGAAAACCAAAATAACTGTTAATTTTCATCGCAGAAGATTAACACAGGATCAGAATTTATTTGTTCGTGAAGGCGATTTTGTATTCTATGGTGGTCGTTTTTATGAAATAGTTACAGCTAATATCCCTCGTCAATTGTTTGGACAAGCTGAACACAGATTTGAAATAATATCACAATGTATTACAGCAAGAAAAGGTTTATTTGAATACCCGGCAGAAATTGATCAGGTTCTTGAAATATTCCGTGAATTGACAGAAGATGGTAAAGTTGTCAATATGGGAGATGTTGTCGAGGGCTGTCGTGGTACAATTAGAAAAATTAGTGCTGCAAATAATTCTCAAGATCTCCCACAATTTATCGATTATAATGAAAATCCACAGAATTATAAAGGATGTGTCATTTATCTAACAGCTTTGGGAGATTATCATCCACCACCTTTTCAAATAGCTAATAAATTCTACTATAATGAAGGTGGTATTTGGTACACATCACCATTTGCATTTGAAATCTTTGAAGATGGACCATTTGGTAATGGTATTTTTGAAATTACTGAGGAATAGATAAATGAATAATCAAAAAGAAGGTAATGGAAAATTTCCTCTGGATCCATCTAAGATAGAAAATATTGATCTAGCTGTCTATAAATGGCTAGATGAAGTAATGAATCTATATACCACAACAAATAAAGGATGGGCAAAAACACCAGTTATATGGGTTTCCGGTGAAAGATCTTTCCAGATTAAAAATAATAAGGATTTAAGACAAAATGATGGCAGTTTTATTCTACCAGTAATTACTGTTAAAAGAACCGCAATTAATAAAGATCTAAAAGTAAAAGGTATATTTCCTGGTAATGTTGTCCCAAATCTTTTTAAAGATGATTATATTTTAGTAAAACAAATTAATCAAGATAAGACTACTAATTTTGCTAATGCAGATTCACAGAAAAAGACTGGTCAACCAAACTCCAAAAGAGAAAATAAAAAAATAGTTTATGGCTTTAAATCTATTAAATTTCCTGTACAAGCCAATTTTGAATACCAAATTGATTTAAGAACAGAATATCAACAACAAATGAATGAATTAACTCAGCCATTTCTTGTATATACAGGTGCTGGAAATTATTTTGTTCTTGAAAATGAAGGTCATCGTTTTGAAGTCTTTATTGATTCTAACTATGCCATTGAACATAATGGAGATAAGTTAGAACAAGAAGAAAGAATGTTCAAGACAACTATAAAATTAAATGTAGTTGGCCATATGGTTAATTCTGGTAATAATGAGAATGAACCAAACATAATTTATAGAGAAAATGCAGTTGAAGTTAAAATTCCAAGAGAGTATACTTTAACAGATGAAAACTCACTATATAAAAAGAAATGGTAAAAACATCAGCTTTTGACCACAAACAGCACTATTTATTTTAGAAAAGTTAATTTTAGAGGAGAATTGTATAATGACAGCTAAAAGATTTCGCTTCGTATCACCGGGTGTAAAAATTAATGAAATCGACCGTTCCGTATTAACAGCCAATATTGGTGCAATCGGTCCAGTTGTAGTTGGTAGATTTCAACATGGTCCAGGTATGGTACCGGTTACAGTTGAAAGCTATATTGATTTTGATAACACCTTTGGTAGTCCAACACGCGGTGTTGTTAACAGTACAAGAAGCGATGTATGGAGAACTGGACAATTACAATCTCCAACCTATGCTGCATATGCTGCAGAAGCTTGGTTAAAAAATTCTTCACCTTTAACAGCTGTACGTTTGCTGGGTGTTGAGCATCCACAAAGAGATAATATCGAAGAAGCAAAAGCTGGTTGGGTTGCAGGTTCTGGTGAAGCTAGTTCACAAGGTGGCGCTTGGGGTATTTTCGTTGCTCCATCCGGTTCAAATGTAACCGGCGCTTTGGCTGCTGTTATTTATTTAGCTACAGGTTCTCTAGAATTAGTTGGTACCGATCTTACTGGTAGTAGTATGGTATCTGGTACAAATGTATTTGTCAAGAGTACCGGTGATGACTTTGAGTTTAGACTTAAAGTTATGGATGGTGCCTCTACAAAAGTAGATACAGCTTTTAATTTAAATAAAGCAAGTGCTAAACATATTCGTAAAGTACTTAATACAAATCCAGTACTCACTAACTCAGATATCAATCCACCAGCAATAGTAAAAAACTACTGGCTCGGTGAGACATTTGAAACCTTTGTAAGAGAAGAAATTGGTACCGGTTCAGCAGCTGCCACCGGACAAGTAATGGCTACATTGGTTGCTCTACAAGATGTTTCTTCTGCAAATCTTGGTGATCATTTAGGCGTACAAGCTCAACCAGCTAAAACCGGTTGGGTTATAGCACAAGATCTAGATGCTCCAACTAACTCTTTCGATCCATCTTTAATGTCAAAACTGTTTAGATTCTCCACTCTTGGTGGTGAAGAAGGCGATAGCAGTGGCGAATGGGAACAAAAGAATGTTAAAGTATCTATAGAAGATATTAAACCATCAAATAGCAGCTTTAACAAATATGGTTCATTTACTGTTAAAGTTCGTAAACTTTATGATTCAGATAAAAGACAGGAAGTTCTAGAAACATTTACAAATTGCAATCTAGATCCAACATCACCAAACTTTATTGCCAAACTAATTGGTGATAAAATGACAATTTGGGATGATGTTGAAGCAAAACACAGAACAATTGGTAATTTTGATAATAATTCAAACTTTATTCGTGTTGAAATGGACTCACTCCTTGAACAAGGCGCTCTTGATGCACAATTGCTACCTTTCGGATTCTTTGGTCCACCTCAATTTGTATCAGCCAAATTAGCTGCTGGTGTAAATTCAGAAGTAGCTGCACTATTTAGTGGCTCTGTTTCAAACCCAGTTGATGTTGAACTACTTTTCCCAACTATACCAATGGTTGAATCTGCAGCACAACGTGGTGCTACTACACATTTTGGTATTAATTGTTCACTTGGTGCAAATGGCGTCTTTAATGAAGATGTACTAGATCTATTAAGAGCTAAACCAGCTGGTTTCGATTCTTACGAAGTTGATCCACTTGCTACAGGTTCACAAAATTCACCAGTATTTACATTGGATGATGTAAGTGCTTCTGTAGATTCAACAACTTTGGCGGTTTGGGTACCCGGTTCACGTGCTGCTGGTGACTCATTCACAGCAACTGGTTCAGATGTAAGTTACAAGAACGTTCTTAATGCCGGCTTTAATCGCTTCACTATGCCACTTTTCGGTGGTACCGATGGTGTACGTGTAACAGAAAAAGATCCATTCCGCAATAGCTTCCTAGCTAATGCAGGAGTTTCAGATATTGAAGGTAAAACAAATTATGCTCTTTATTCCCTAAGAAGAGCAATTGCAGCAGTTGCTGATCCAGAAACACTAGATATGAATCTAATGACAGTTCCTGGTGTTACAGATGAAAAAGTAACAAATCGTGTAATAGAAGTCTGTGAATCACGTGCTGATGCACTAGCTATTATTGATGTTGCCGGTGGTTATATCCCAGATGCAGAAACAAATCTAGTAGAAAAAGATAATCTACAAGAAAGACTAGGTTCAGTAACAAACACCATTAATGCTGTTAAGGCTCGTGACTTTAACTCAAGTTATGCTTGTGCTTACTATCCTTGGGTCAAGATTAAAGATCAACGTGAGAATGGCGATCTTTGGGTACCACCATCTGTTGTAGCACTTGGCACTATGGCTTCTTCACAAGAAGTATCAGCAGTTTGGTTTGCTCCAGCTGGTTTCAATCGTGGCGGTCTAGACCGTGGTTCAGCTGGTTTGACTGTAACTGACGTTCGTGAAGTTCTAAAAGCAACACAACGTGATGATCTCTATGAAGTCAATATCAATCCAATTGCAAGATTCCCAGCAGAAGGTATTGTTATATTTGGTCAAAAGACCTTGCAAGCTACACCATCTGCACTTGACAGAATCAATGTACGCAGACTTGTATTGTTCCTCAAGAAACAAATTTCAGGTATTGCTTCTGGTCTACTATTTGACCAAAATATTAAAACAACTTGGCAACGTTTCCTTAACCAAGTCAATCCATTAATGGAGAGCACTAAGTCAGGTGGTGGTATCGTTGATTATAAGGTTGTTCTTGATGAAACAACAACCACTCCAGATTTAATTGATAGAAACACTATGTATGCAAAAATCTTTATCAAACCAGCTTACGCAATTGAGTTTATTGGTATCGACTTTGTTATTACAAATAGTGGCGCTTCTTTTGATGACCTTTGATAATTAAATTAATATACTAATTAAGTGTGATAACAGGAGATTTATAAAATGGCAAATTTTTGGACAGATGGCAGAATAGAACCAAAAAGACAAAATCGTTGGGTTGTACAATTTGACGGTATTTATAATGGCAATATGTACTTTGCAACAAAAGTTGGAAGACCATCAATTGAAGTAACTTCAAAACAACATAAGTACCTAAATCACACTTTTAATTATCCAGGTCGTCCTGAGTGGAAACCTATTACACTTACTATGGTTGATACAGCTGGTGGTGCTGTTGGTGATTTAGCAAATAGCGGTAATGATACTATGAAATCATTATTGCAAGTTTTAACAGATAATGGCTATATTGTTCCTTCAAATGAAGGCAGTCTAGGTACTATCTCAAAAGCAAAAGCAGTTGATTCTCTTAGCTCAGGTGCTACCGGTCCTACTGCTGCTGCAGCAAATGGTGTTACCATAACTATGGTAAATGCAGAAGGTGTACAAGTTGAAAAATGGACATTAAAAAATGCATTTATAACAAAATATACACCAAGTGAATTAAGTTATGAAGATGATGGTATTGCTACAGTAGACATTGAAATTACTTATGATTACTGTGTATTTAATGAAGGTTCAGATAACCTCTTTACACCACGCTGATTTAAATCTTAACAAAAAGAATTTATGGGTATACTATATTTAATGGTATACCCATATTTCTTTTTAGAGGTGTTAAATGAGAGATAATGAAGATAGATTAGGTGCATTGATTCAAACAGATGCCCCAGCAGCACAAATGCCGGTTCAAACAACACAAAATAGTCAATTAAGTTTTGTGGCACCAACAGAGTTTGTTGATTTACCATCAAAAGGTGAACTATATCCAGAAGGTCATCCATTAAAAGGTAAAGATAAAGTTGAAATTAAATTTATGACAGCGAAAGAGGAAGATATTCTTACCTCTCGTTCACTTATTAAAAAGGGTGTCGCTATTGATAGAATGTTAGAAAGTCTACTTGTTGATAAAAATATTAAAGTAGATAATATGTTATTAGGTGATAAAAATGCACTTATTGTCGGTGCTCGTATATCTGGTTACGGTTCTTCATATAAGACTGCAGTTACCTGCCCAAATTGTGGCACCAATGTTAAACACGAATTTGATTTAGAGAAACTTACTCACAGCCACTGTGATTCGTTATCTGATCTAGGAGTAACACTAACACCAAACAAGACATTTGTTTTTTCATTACCAAAAACAAAAGCAACCGTTGAGGTTAGACCTTTGACCGGAAAAGACGAAGTAGAATTAGCAGAACTTCTAGAAAAAAAGAAAAAAGCTAATTTACCAGAAGAAGCTTCAACTTCACAAATGAAAGCATATCTTGTTTCAGTCAATGGCAGCACTGATAAAAACTTAATTAAACAGTTTGTAGAGAATCTGCCTGCTTTGGATGCAAGACAATTACGCCTCCTATATCGTACAATAGTGCCAAGCGTTGATATGACACAGCAATTTACCTGCCCATCTTGTTCTTTTGAACAGGAAATGGAGGTGCCCTTTACTGTGGACTTTTTTTGGCCTAAGTGATGAATATATAGAGAATGTTTACGAACAGTTTTTCTTATTAAAATATCACGGTGGTTGGAGTTTTACAGAAGCTTATAATCTTCCTGTTAAAATAAGAACCTGGTTTCTTAAGCGTCTTGTTAAACAAAAACAAGAAGAAAAAGAAGCAATAGAAAACGCATCAAAGAAAAGATAAATATAGGGCTTCATCGGCCCTATATTTTTATATAAAACTACTTATTATGCCGAGGTATAGTTATGTCAGATAAAATTGTGCCACTTGTTTTAGATTTAAATGTTAAAAACAATAAAGAACTTAATGAAAGTTATTTACGAATATTTGGTGGTCTTATAAAATCACTAATGCAGAGAATGTTTGGCATACCAACACCACCAATTGTAATTCGTGGCACACAACAACAGATTGATGTTTTAAAGAATGCCTTATCATATGAAAAAAAATATATGGAAACATTCTATGCTCTTGGATTAGATAATCCACAAACTTATCGTTCAAAAGCAGAATTAGATAAAGCTACTGCATCTTTTGAAAGAATAACCGGCTTAAAATGGCCATTTAAATAGGATTTAAATTATGGCTAATGAAACAACCTCTGCAGAACAAGAACTAATAGTAAAATATAAAGCCGAAGCAATAGAGCTTCAAGGTAAATTAAAAGATCTTGAAACAGAAACAAAAGAGATTATTGCTGGTTCAATAGAAGAAGCTGAAAAACTGCTTGAAAAATTAAAAGCAGAAGAAGCAATTAAAATAAAAACTCTTGAGATACAGAGGCTTGAGTTATTACAAGCACAGCAAAAAAATGGATTAAAGGATGAAGAGTTAAAAAAATTAAAAGAAATTGAAGTTTCTCTAGAACAGGCAAAAAAAGATGCCACAGAAAATATCAAAAATCAACAAAATAGAATTAAACTTCTTGAAAAAGAGGAATCACATCAAAATAGAATCAAACAAAATGTTCTTGGTCTTGTAAAAGCAGAAGAACAAAGAAGAATTAAATTAACTGAGATTTGGGCTGAAACACAAAAGCTTAGTTCTGCAGATATATTTGCAACTTTGACAGCACGTGCTCAAGAAGCCGGTATGGTCATTTTTGCTATGGCAGAAAACTTAAATTCTGTTTCAGCAAATTTAAATAAGCTGACAAATACAACTGGTCAGTTTGATTCTATGTTGGCTAGTGTTAGTGCTACAAATATAAGATTTGGCATTAGTGCAGAAAATGCAGCGGCAGCAATTGGTGATCTGTTTACAGAGTTTTCACAATTCAGTAGTTTAAGCGTACAAACTCAACAGGATTTAACTGAATTTACAGCCAAAATGGAAAAGGCTGGTATCTCTTCTCAAGCAACAGCTAAATTTTTAAATGTTGCTTCAAAAAGTATGGGAATGGGCGCAACTCAGGTAATGAAATACCAAAAAGAGTTGTTTGCATTTGCTAAAGCAAATAGCATTAGCACAAAAGCCATTAATGATGGCCTAGCTTCTGTTATGCCACGATTGGCTGCTTTTGGTAAAGAAGCACCAAGAATCTTTAAGGACTTAGCATTTCAGGCAAAACAGATGGGTACCGAGATGGATAAACTACTTGGTATCACTGAAAAGTTTACTACTTTTGAAGGTGCGGCAGAAGCAGCTGGTGAATTAAATTCTATTCTTGGTGGAAACTATATTGATTCACTTGAACTTTTAAGAGCAGCTAGTGATGATCCAATAAAAGCAACAGAAATGTTGCGTGGTGCCTTACAGTCAACTGGTAAGAGTTTTGAACAATTAAGTGGTCAGCAAAGAAGATTGTTTGCTGATATTTTAGGTACTGATATGGATACTGCAGCTGGCTTTTTCCAAAAAACCGGTGCTGAAGCAAAAGCTGCAGCTGATGCTGAAAAAACTTTTAACGAAACTGTTGCAGCATTTGTGCCATTAGGTGAAAAATTAAAATCATTATTTAATGCTATAAGTCCAGCAGTTATGATTCTAGCAAAAGGCTTAGGATTTGTTGTTGATATACTTACTCAGATTGTTCAATTTGCTCCAATAAGATGGGCACTTATGTTTGCAGCTGCTTTGGCAGTATTGGTTGCCGGTGTGACTGCCGTACTTGGCTTCTTTGGAACTTTTGTTGGTACAGTGGGGATGTTATGGAAATTATTAAAAGATACTCCTAATATCTTTGGTGCTGCTAAGAATGCTGTCGGGAATCTTGGAGATACAATATCTGGTGCAGTAGAAAAAGCATCAGAAACTTTAAAAAATTCTTCAAAATCAATTGGAGGCTTTGTAAAAAATTTGGCACAAAGTGTTGGTAGTGGTATTAAAACTCTATTTACTGCAGTTGGAGAAGGCTTTAAAGCACTTGGAAACGCTGTTAAGAGTTTAGCTGCACCACAAGTGCTTGCTGGTGTATTGGTAGCCGGTGCAATTACTCTTATAATTATGGGTCTTGCATATGCATTTAAGATGGTCCTAGAAGCACTAACTCCATTTATTAAAACTTTAATAGATGCCGGTGCATCATCTTTAACTGCAGCCTTAGCATTTGGAATTCTTGCTATTTCATTAGTTGGTTTAGCTTTTGCTTTAGCTCAATTAGGTACAATTGGTGCAATTGGTCTTGGTGTCTTGGCAGCACTAAGTCTTGCTGCTTTGGCATTTGGCGCTTCATTCTTGATGGTTGGTCAAGGTATGGCAATGGCCAAAGAAGGCTTTGATGCTATTACCAATTTTGAAATTACTAAATTAGAAAGCATAAGAAATGTGATGAAACAGATGGCAGAATATATGGAAAGAGTAGCTGCTTCTTCAGCTGCTATGTCCATAGCCTTAATGAACCCTCTTATGATGCCTATAATGGCCGCTGCTGCAGCAACAGCACCATCTACCAACTTGACTGCTGGTATGCCGGCAACTGTCACTACAAAGGCTTCTGCAGCTGGTGAATCAACTATGACAGCGAATATAACAATTGAAATGCCTGTAACTCTAGATGGTAAAGTTCTAGATAAGAAAATAGTTAGTAAGGTAGTTCAATTAAAACAGAATCGTAACGAAATGTCAAATACTTTTGGTTCCACATCTACTGTTAATGGATTTACAACAAATAGTTGATAAGAGGTAAATATGGCTTTTTTTGATGTAACTGACAATATGGCAGGACAAAATAGTGAATTCGGTGCAGCATCAGAAAAAAATGGTGCCATAATTCAATTTTATCATATTGCAACTTTTCGTAAATCTGTCGATGCCGGTATAGATAACGGTAGTCAAGCAACTTTTAAAGCATTTTTAACTGATTTTAATGATAGCTTTAAAACAAATTGGAATCCAAAAGAAACTATGGGTCGTATGGATCCTATCCAAACCTATAAAAATACACAGCGGCAAATAAGTATAGCTTTTGATGTACCATCCCATTCAGAAGATGAGTCTCAATTTAATTTTATTCAATTACAAAAATTGATTATGATGCAATATCCTGTTTATGAAACAACTGATTTAAAAAATATCAGTAGTACTACTTCTACTCAAGCACAACCTATTGTTACTACAGAAACAACACCCAATTTTACTATTACTAAAACAATATTACAGCCATCTAGAACAAATAGTCAAAATTCTGTAAGTAATCCTCAAGGACGCTTTATTACTTCTCCTCCACTTTTATATATTAAATTTATGAATTGGGTTTCAGAAGACATTGGACATGCAACCGGAGAAAGAGATTTTTACGGTTCAGACGCATTAGTTGGAATAGTAAGTGAAGTAAGTTTTAAGCCAGATCTAGAACAGGGTTTTCATTTTATAAACAATAATCTTGTTCCAAAACTGTTTACAGTTAGTTTGAATATCTCTGTTGTTCATACACAAGAACTTGGATGGACAAAAAATGTCATAGGAAGTGGACAAGAATTAGAAACTCATCTATTTGGTCAGCCTATTGCTATTCCCGGAAAAGAAGAAGGTTTTGCTACCTACCCAATATTTCCATATAAAACAGATACCTTTTATTATAGGAAGAAAAAATGACATACTCAAGATACAGGAATAGAGAGAAATTTAAAAATAATCTTGAAATGTTTAGAGAACATTTTGATGCTAGAGATGTTTCCTATATTAATCAGTATACAACACCGGTTTTTGGTACGAATGATATAGAAACATTCTCAAATATACAATTTGTATCACATACCTGGAAAGCCGGCGATAGATTATTTAAATTATCATATGAACATTATAATGATAGTCAATTATGGTGGATAATAGCTTGGTTTAATAAAAAACCAACAGAAGCTCATTTTAGAATAGGCGATCAGGTTTTTATACCAAAACCTTTAGATAAGATTTTACAAATAATAGGTGTTTGATATGGCTGAATCTGGTAGCTTAGAACCGATAGTTCTTGATGAGCAAGGTATATTATTACATAATATATTTGAACTAACTCACAATAGAAGTGAGATTGGTATAGAAAATACCAATCTTGCACAAAATTCAGAAGATATTGCATCTTTAAAAACTAATGCTTTGGGTAATACTAGTTCAAAATTACCGAATATCTGCCTTATTGATACAAACCGGCCAACTACTTTTATGAACATCCTTAAAACAGATATTGAAGATAATGATATTCTGTTGAGACTGACAACTTTTGAATTATCTAGTCTAGTACCATTAGTCAGAATATTTAAAGTATTTCGAAATCCGTCAGATGGCAAAGAGATTGTTCTAGAATTACCATTCGATACCAAACAGATTGGTATAGATGATATTTTTAAGTCAAGCGAAGGTAGAGGCACCGGTGCAGGTATTACCTCATTTAACTGGAAACAAAACCCAAAAAATGAAGCCGCTACACCAACGTTTAAAGTATCTATGAATATCTATATGCAAAATATTCAGGAATTCTTTAGAGAAAGAAATTCTGTTATGTTTGGTAATGAAATTTTAGCTGCTTCAATTCAAGATTTGTTATATCAAAAAAAGGATTGGCGTCAGCAAACAAATCAAGGTACCGGTACATATAATCCAGAAGATTATGTTATTAAAGCCATAGTTGGCTGGAGTATTAGCGAAGAAGGATTACAAAGTATTAAAGATAATAATCCAAGAGAAGATACAGAAAAATTCTTGAAAGCATTAAAGAACCAAAAAGAAGTTCTATATTTAAACTTTGTCAGCCACACAATTGATTTTGAAGATACCGGCGGCGTACAACTTCAAATCGATTTCATCGGTAGAGCAGATAATACAATATCAGATATTCAGAATGCCAATGTACTAACACTTGGTACAAATTATGAAATTGTAATTAAAACAATTAGACAAGAAATACGGAACCTTAATCAACAAACCGAACGATTACAGATTGAAGATCAAAAACAACAGCAAGATCAGTGGGGAGTAACTAAGTTTTTTGGTATCGATACAACTGCCAAAGATGGTCTTCAAGCCAATTCTGAACAGATTAAAAAATTAGAAGAAAAATTACAGACACTTATATCATCATCTAGAAAATTAAAATATAGCTATTTTATAACAAGACTTGCACAAAAAAAGCAATTACATTTATTTACATATAAAAAAGAATTTATCGACATTCTTTCGAAGTTAAGACCATCCAGAGAATTGTATAATTCTGGAAACGAGAAAGATATACAAGATTTTATATCTTCTCAAAAAGAAAAACAAGCAATACAAAAAGCCGGCTCTACTGGTACCGTAAATAATTTTGCAATAACAGATGCTGCAAAAGAAGCAACATCTGTTTTAGGTGATAGTTCTCGCTTTAAAAGCGATATAGATCAATTAGTTAATATTGGAACAGATGAAGAGCAAGAAAGTGAAATCTTCAAACAATCAGATAATTTATTTAATTTAATAGAAACCGATGATTTTATCAGAGACGGTCAAGTTGATAAAAAGAATAGAAATGGATTTGCATTTTTTTATCTAAGTTCGCTTATTGATACAGCTATAGAAGCAATATTAAATGAAAACAATAATAATCCTAACTTTATTAACAAAAAACTAAGAATATTACTTGGTCCTATGTCTATTATTGATTATGGCTCTCTAGAAGATAGTGGACAAACATATCGATTAACAGAAAAAACAGAATCAGATACCGGTACCGGTCAAAAATATGTAAGAATATACAACGGAAAAACAAAATCAATAAACATCGGCGATATTCCAATATCTCTCAAAGAATTTCAGAGATGGTTTAATGAACACATTGTCAATAAAAATATTGAAAATATGACAATAAATGATTTTATTTCACTTATCTTAAATGATCTTGTTATGGCTTCACTTAATAACCAGGTTTATTTGGGTGTACCAAAACAAAAAGCAAAAATAAGATCTGATTTGTTTACTTCTATAACTAGTGAACATAACGAAAGAGCTTTTTTAAAAAATATTAATGGCTATGAATGGGAAAAAGGATATAAATATAAAAAATTCAAACTAGCAGGCGGTGGTTTTAGATTATCTCTAGATGCCCTAAAGACTTTAAAAACAAAAGGTGAAGATGCAGAATTAGATCAATTACCAGAAGAGTCGCCACGTTTTGCAAAACCAAGAGATTATTTAGTTTTTTATTGTATTAACGATTCACCATATGAAAGAATTGGTGATTATGAAGAAGATAAGAAAAATGGTATATTACATTTCTATCCTGGAGAAAGCAAGAGTACAATAACTAATCTTAAATTTTCTAGAGTTGATAATCCAAATAGGAGAGCAGATAACATATTAGCCGCATCTTCCGAAGGCAAAGGTGTATCTAAGATAATTCGCGAAAAATATAACGTAAGTCTTGAGCTATTTGGCAATACTAGTATTCAGGTTGGTACATATATGTTTCTTTTACCATATAATGGTGGTTCATCGATGACAAATGTAGGTAGTCAGAAATATGAAACAAGTAAACTACTAAAAGAAATTGGTTTAGGCGGTTATTATTTAATAACTGAGATCAATAACTCAATTGAAATCGGTTCATTTAAAACAGAATTACGCGGCGTATGGTCAGCATTTGCAGATGGTACAATCAATGATGGAGAGTTAGAGTTAGCACCGGTACCTGCTAACACTCAAACAAGCTTGGGTATAGTGCGATGAAAAAAATTGATATCAACAAAAAAGATAATTTTCTGGTAACGACTTCTAATCCAACCGGTAATAATTCTTCAACCGCACTTAGTGCTTTTTATCAGGAAAAGCTTTATGAAATTAAAGCTTTTGCACAACCATTAGTAACAGAAAATAAACCAATCAACATATTATATGAAAAGCAACATTATGGCCGTGTAGACTTAAATAATATACCGGTTATAATAAGTGAATCACAAACAAAAATAGTTTCTCTTGGACCAAAACAAATAGTATTACATAATTTTGTGCACGATGCCTATAAAGAATTAATTTCTTATTGGGATTATTTAAAAAAAATTAATAAGTTAAAAGCTGGTGGAGTTTTTCAAGATATTAAAATCAAAAACAATGACGTTAACAGTGGTAGATTATATTTTTATTATCTAAATGAAATTTATAAACAATTTGCTGATGATATAACTAAAAATAATATTATTATAACCGATTTTAATCAATTTACAAAACAGTTCTTGGCATTTCTAGATGGATTAATGCCATTTGTGCCATTTCTGTATTCTAGTTTTATAGTTTCCAGACTGGCGGATCCACTTATAACCGGTTTGTGCTTCGATGTTAACAGTTCAGATCCGGGCGATGATGAAAAAAAATATAACACTTTTTTACAAGATCCAAACTTCGCAATTTTTAAAAAAACAGCTACTAAATTTGGGTTTTTTGTAGATAAACAAATTCCGTGGAGACTGTGGGCAGATATTGATTCACCGGCTATGATGCCATATATGCAAAAATATAATATAAATCAAGACTCTTTTTATAAAACCAACTTTATAACAGCTGATAGCTACGATCTAGTCCTATTGAAAACATATATGGTTCAGTTTTATAATACATATGTTTCTTCAAATAGCAATAAAAATAAGCCTGAATTTAATATTTGTGGTGATATAACTGTCATTAAACATACGCCAATTAATATATTATTCTTAGACTTAAATGAATTGATTGATAATAAAGAATTTGATCGAGTAATTTTATCAACATATGTTTTTCTCAAGGGAAGAGAAAATAATTTAAATTGGGATCAAAGCACTTTCCGTAATATAGAAAAAACGTTTATTATGCTCAAGGAAAGGCTTGACACGGATGCTGCACTAAGGTATATTAGACCGATCACTAGCCGTCCATCGGCCGCTAGCAAAAAAAATAGAAATTTTAATTTAAATTGGATCTAGAATGTCTTTTATCACTTTAGATGACAAAGATTGGTGTAAAGGAATTTATACCAATGGTAAAATCTATTACAATAGATTTCCAACAAACTTAGACAAAACTTGGAAATATAATCCGTCCTTTGATGACGGAAATGTTTTATTTGGACATTTATGGGCAGAGGGCAAATCGATTGAACAGATCTGTCCAGAGCATCTTAAGAATAAACTAACGATACAGAATAAAAAACTTGATGCCTTTTATCGGTCATTTGTTGAATCAAAAATCGATTTAAACGATAACTGTTTTTTTGATTTAGTTCCGGAACATTTTTTACTAGAATATTGCGAAATTAAGTCACAGATCGTCGACACCGTTTTTGAAAACTATAAAAAACCAGAAAACTATTTTTTCTACTTAACACTCGAAAAACTGATCGCTAAAATCAGATCTAGAGATCTTAATTTAGATCTAAAATTAAATACAAATAAGATCTTAAAGAAAAAAGAATTTATTAGATCGATCAAAGATCATACTAAGAGTATTAGTTACAATCAGTTTGGTACTAAAACTGGTAGATTAACAACACAACCAAATAGTTTTCCTATTTTAACCATGAATAGTGACTATAGATCAATTGTCAAACCAACAAATGATCATTTTATTGAATTAGATTATAATGCTGCAGAAGCAAGAACTCTTCTAGCTCTGAGCGGTAAAGATCAGCCAAAAGAAGACATTCATGAATGGAATTCTAAAAAACTAAATATCACAAGAGATGAAGCAAAGAAGGGATTATTTGCTTGGCTCTATGGTTCTAGAAAACCGGAATATGATAGATTCTCAGAACTTTTTGATATCAAATCGGTGCTGGATAAATACTATGATGGAAAGTATATCCAGAATCCATATGGTAGAAAAATAGAAGCAGATCCTTTTCACGCATTAAATTATTTAGTACAATCTACAACTGCAGATCTTGTTTTAAGACAAGTTTTAAAAATTGATGCATATTTAGATAAAAGGAAAAGTTTTGTTAGCTTTATCATTCATGATGCCGTATTTTTGGATGTTACCAATGATGAATCAGAAGTCATTAGAGATATATATAGCATATTTGCTAGCAACGATCTTGCTGTTTTCCCTGTTAACTTATCTCGCGGACAAGATTTCGGAAGCATGCTCAAGATTAGCTAAAGGATTTATAAATGTTCGTACTCGGATTGGGAAATGGTGGCATAAGAATAGCTGAAGAGTTTCAGCAATATCCACAATATGATATTTATAAAATAGGTACAGATCTAGAAAAGAGTGATAAAAACTGGCAATTGCCTAAATATAAATCACCAGAGATATATGAAGAAAAATGCCCAAATCTTAAGTCATTTTTTACTTCTATAGAAGATGAATTGCTTTTTATAATGGTTGGTGGTGGTGATATTACCGGTGCATCACTTTCTATTTTAGAACAGTTAAAAAAATGTCAAATAACTGTGCTTTATATAAGACCAGATCTTAGTTTGCTCTCACAAAAAAAGTTTCTGCAAGAAAAAATAACATTCAATGTTTTTCAGGAGTATGCACGTTCTGGATTATTTAACCGTCTATATGTTGTAGATAATGTATTGATGGAAAATATAATTGGAGATACGCCAATTTCGATGTATCATAAAAAAATTAATTCACTGATTGCATCGACAATGCATATGATTAATGTCTGTAAAAATTCAGAACCGGTGATCTTGACAGATCAGGAAGAGTCTGCTATAACTAGGATCAGCACAATTGGTCTGTCAGATCCGGCTTCTGGCAAAGAGACACTATTTTACAATCTAACAAACACAACAAATAAATTTTATTATTTTTCAATAAGCAAAGCTGTTCTAGAAAAAGATGGCAAACTTCTTACTAAAATTAAAAATCAAGTAAGAGAGAAATTGGCCGATGATTTAGATGGCGGCTTTGGTGTATACGCAAATGAGTGGAAAGAAAATTACGTATACGTTGAAGCTAATACACATTTTATACAAAATGTAAATACCGATACTTGACACAAGTAGTGATCTGTGCTAGAATGCTGGTGCGGTCGACTGTAGACCGTGTATTAACTCGGCCAATTGAGGCTGTAACGGAGAAAACAAAATGGCTATTGATATTTCAAAAATGCGTAATAAACTAGATGCCCTAAAAGGTGGTGGCAAACAGCAAAATGCTAAATTCTGGTCCCCACAAGAAGGTGTTCAAACAATCCGAATTCTTCCAACCGGTGATGGTGATCCGTTTAAATCTTTCTTCTTCCATTATGGATTTGGTAAGGAAAGTATCCTATGTCCAAAGGGAAACTTTGGCGATCCTTGCCCAATTTGTGATTTTGTGCAAAAGCTCTATAACGATAAAGATGAGGAAAGCCGTGAACAAGCTTCAAAAATGGTCAAGAAGCAACGTTTCTTCTCACCAATCCTAGTTCGTGGTGATGAAAAGGATGGACCCAAAATTTGGGGATATAGCAAGTCAACCTATCAGTTCCTTATCGAAACTGTGCTAAACCCAGAATACGGCGATGTAACAGATCTTGAAGAAGGCGTAGATATTGATCTAGAATATGGTAAGAAATCTGGCAAGAAGTTTCCAGAAACAAAACTTACTTTGAAGCGTCGTTCAAGTCCGATGTGTAAAGATATGGATCCAGACTCTTGTAAAGATATTCTAGACCGTATTCCAGATTTTGATAAGCTACACAAGCGTCGTACTGTAGAAGAAATTAAAGTTCTGCTTGAACAGTTCCTTAGCGGAGCAGAATCAGCAGAAGCTGATGACAGTGATGGTGTAACAAAATTCGATGAACCATCAAGTGTCGATGCAGCCCTTAAATCTCTACGAGATTGATGTTATAACAACTTAACGAACTAAAAGGCAGTATAAGTAAAATTGTACTGCCTTTTTTTATAGGAGTAAAAAATGGGTCTTAAGGCCGGAAAACTATCAATTAGTGAAATGAGAACCTTGCTGAATAAAAAAGCAGGTATGAATGTTGCTCATGATCTAGAAGAAGAAAATCCTACAGAAGTAACAGAGTGGATATCAACCGGATCAACTTGGCTAGATTCAATTATTTGCCGTGGTAAAAAAGCCGGTATTCCTGTTGGTAAAATTAGTGAAATTGCTGGTGAAGAAGCAACTGGTAAAAGCTATATGGCAGCACAAGTAGCTGCAAATGCCCAAAAAATGGGTATTGTACCGGTGTATTTTGATAGTGAAAGTGCTATTGATCCACAGTTTTTGCAAAATGCTGGCTGTGATCTAGAAAACCTTCTTTATATTCAGGCAATTTCAGTAGAAGCTGTTTTAGAACAAATTGAAGAACTTTTGAAGAATGGTGGAAACCGGTTTTTGTTTATTTGGGATTCTTTGGCGATGACACCAACAGTCACAGATGTTGAGGGTGATTTTAATCCACAGTCTTCTATGGCCATGAAAGCACGTATTCTTTCAAAAGGTTTCTCGAAATTAACAATTCCAATTGCCGAAAGCAAATCAACACTACTCATTCTTAATCAGCTTAAATTAAATCTAGCAGCAGAAGGAAACGCCAAGTATCTGACTCAGTCACAAAAGTTTTTTACACCTGGCGGTAAATCACCAGCATATGCCTATAGTCTTCGTATTTGGCTAACTGGCTCAAAAGCAAAAGATAGTTTTGTTAATGATTCAAAAGGGTTTCGTATTGGTTCACTAGTAAAAGCACGATTAGAAAAATCGCGATTTGGTACACAGGGTCGTTCTTGTGAATTCCAGATTATGTGGGCAGATCGTGTTGGTGTTCTTGATGATGAATCACTATTTGAAGCGATTAAATCATCACCAAGCCTAACTGTTGGTGCTTGGAATACACTTGAACATAGTGATGGTTCAAGTGAAAAATTCCGTTCTGCTGATTGGGCAGCTAAAATGAAAGAACCAAAGTTTCGTGAGCGAATATTCGAATTGTTGAATGAAGAAGTTATTCTTAAGTTTGATAAAAGAGAAGGAGAAGCCTCACAATTCTATGATAAACAGGATTCATCAGAATCAGATGAAAATGGTGAGTGAAAAAGTTCGTGTGGCTTGACAACCGGCCTCTTCCGTGGTAAGATGAATCTGCGGAAGAGGCTGTTTGTTTTGCCTGTTCTTCCATTAACTACAGGAGCTTGATATTATGAAGTATCTTGAATTTCTAGAACCTCGCTGAAGATCTGGCATCACAGTATCGTGATGACTCCCTTCAGCATCAGATTGTAGCTTTTGCCATTTCTGGTGGTAAGCCTTTGGCTTTTGGTGTTAACCAGAGGCGGTATTCCAAGAACCGGTCAGTCTTTAAGTGTTCGATGCACGCTGAGATTGATCTTTTGGATAAGTTGGGCGAAAAGGCAAAGGGTTCAAAAATCTATATTTATCGGTTTAATAACACGACTTCACCAACTGCCCGAGAAAACAAGAATGGTAAGCCGTGTCCTCTTTGTCAACATGCCTTGAAGAAGGCCGGCGTTGCAAAGGTTTTGTATGTGAATGATGACGGTGAAATTTGTACAATGCGTAATCGTGAAATGATTGGACTTGTTGGTGAACCATCAATGATTACCAATCATTTTCTTGATCGTTATGGTCAAGATCATCATGGTAAGTTTGCAGTAATGCAGTTTGTAGCTATCTAAAAGGAAATAAAATGGCTAATTTTGATAATATTCCACATTTTACAATTTTTGTTACTTTCGATACAGATGAAAATGGAGATACTGAAAAACAGTTTCTTCGTTCTCTAGAACGTCGAGATCGCCGACTTCTTAGTTCTATGTTTACAGATCTGACAGATGAGATCTGTGATGCTACTTTTATGACTGCTAAACTTGATGTAGCAAAACGCATTCAGAAAAATGTTAAAAATATTTTTACTAAAAACACCTTTAAAGGTAGTGTAAGCATTGGTCATTGGGATGCAAATTGTGAAAATTGCAAGGAAGTTAGATGAACAGTAAGTTTGATAAAGAAACAAGTGAAGGTCTTTACACTTTTAATCAAGATGAAGTATTTGAAGCACTAGCAATGTGGTGCCGACCAAAAGGTATCATTCTTGATCGTAGGAGTGTATCAAGATTTGATTCAACTTCGACTTTTGAAGTAGATGAATCTGGAAAAAAAGAAAATGGATTTATTGTAGAAATGTCATTCAACCATAAAGAAAGAAAGGTAGGATAATGTATGCCTCATCCACATAAAAATCGCCCACGTAAAGGTAGGCGTAAAATTGGTTCTAAAAAGCGAAAAGCTATGAAAAAGAACCGTAAACAGAAGTGAAACTTTGGGATACCCTTGATCAGATCGATCAGGGGTTTTCCCTTTTATGAGGTACCATATGCCAAAACGTCTGATGATTATTGACTCTCTAAATCTCTTTATCCGCAACTATGTTGTTGACCCCTCTATGTCGACGCACGGACAACCACTTGGAGGCTTGAAGGGCTATTTTAAGTCGTTACAGAAGTTAATTCGTGATGTTAAACCAAACGGTATTGTTGTTGTTTGGGATGGACCCGGCGGCAGTAAAAAGAAAAAGTTAATTATTAAGGACTACAAGGATGGTCGTAAGCCGATTCGTCTTAATCGAGATGTTAAGAATCTTACAGAATCAGAAGAGATTAATAATAAAGTTTGGCAACAACTTCGCACTATTGAATACCTCAACTGTATGCCAATTATGCAGTTTCTGGAAAGGGAAGTAGAAGCAGATGATCTTATTTCGGTTGTTGCTCAACACGAAAAGTTCAAAGATTGGGACAAAGTAATTGTATCCTCAGACAAAGACTTTATTCAACTTTGTGATAAAAATACTGTCCTATTCAGGCCAATTCAGAATCAGGTAATGACAACTAAATCTGTTTTGGAAGAATTTGGTATTCACCCAAATAACTTTGCTATTGCCCGTGCAATGGCTGGCGATCCATCAGATAATATTGATGGTGTAAAGGGTCTTGGTCTAACAACAATTGCAAAACGTATTCCTTTTCTTGTTGAAGAAAAAGAATATATTACAGAAGATGTATTGAATTTCTGCAAGCAACAACTTGATGAAGGTTCTAAACTAAAACTGTTTCAGAATATTCTTGATGCAGCAGAACAGGTTCATACTAATTTTAGTGTGATGCAGCTTAAATCACCAAATATGTCTTATCAGGTCTTGAAGAAGGTTGACTTTTCTCTGGATAATTATAATCCAGAATTTAACTTAACAGAAGTCCGTAAAATGATGATTGAAGATGGTTTTGGTGAAGTTAAATTTGATGAACTTTATGCTGCCCTAAAGAAGATCATTGCAGATCACAAAGGTTTGTGATAGGATGACTTCGAAATTCGAATTTGGTGTTGGCCAGACAGCTGTAATAAGGAATGGTGCAGCCATCCATGCTGGCCGAATTCTCAGTGGAGATGAATTAATTTGTTTCTCTTCGGAAAAACAAATTTGTATTATTTTACAGAGAAGCGGTGAATTTGATACCATGAGTAGAGATAGATATTATGTATTCTTACAACAGGATCAAACTCAAGGGTGGGTTTATTATTATGATTTGGAGAAACTAGATGATTGAAGTAGAACAAGGTGAGACTAATTTTTCTTCTTTTGGAAAACAATTTCAGGAAAAATTAGCATTTCTTATTATGCAAGATCCAATCTTTGCCAACCAAATTGGTGAAGTATTGGACTATAATTTTTTTGAATTAAAGTATCTACGTCTTTTTACAAAAAAGATCTTTGATTACAAAAATAAATTTGGTAAATATCCAAGTCAAGCAACAGTAGAAACTATTCTTCGTTCTGAGATGGAAGAAGAAAATGAAGCTTTACAGAAGCAAGTTCGTGAATTTTATGCACGGTTTATCACTAACACAAATACTGTTGATGATGAGTATGTGAAAACAAATTCAGTTGAATTTTGTAAGAAGCAAAAACTAAAAGAAGCGATGATCAAGAGTGTTGAACTTTTGAAACAGTCTTCTTTTGAAGAAATTCGTCAATTAATTGACAATGCAATTAAGCTTGGCACAAATAGTGACTTTGGTTATTCGTATGATGAACACTTTGAACAGCGTTATGAACTTAAGGCTCGTAATGTTGTAACAACAGGATGGGATGTATTTGATGGATTTATGCGTGGTGGTTTGGGTCGTGGTGAATTAGGAGTAGTTATTGCACCAACTGGTGCAGGTAAATCATTTGTACTTGTCCATCTTGGTGCACAAGCAGTAAAAGCAGGTAAAACTGTTGTACATTATACACTAGAACTAGATGACAAAACAATTGGCTTACGTTATGATAGTGCAATCACCGGAATTCCACTTGATGCCTTGCACGCCAAGAAAGACGTAATCTTTGAAAAGATTAAAGATGTAAAAGGCAAACTGATTATCAAAGAGTATCCAACAAAAAGTGCCTCAACTGGTACAATTCGTAACCATCTTGAAAAGTTGAAACAGCGTGGTATTCAAGTTGGTATGATTATTGTTGACTACGGTGATTTGTTAAAGCCAGTTTCAAGTCGTAAAGAAAAGCGTGAAGAACTCGAATCAATATACGAAGAATTGCGTGGTCTTGCAAAAGAAACAGGTTGTCCTATTTGGACGGCTTCCCAAACAAATAGAAGTGGACTAAATGCAGAAGTAAATACGCTTGAAAGTATATCAGAAGCATTTAATAAGTGTTTCGTTGCTGACTTTATTTTTACTGTATCACGTACTCTCGACGATAAAAAGAATAATGCTGGTCGTATGTTGATTGCTAAAAACCGTTTTGGTTCAGATGGTCTTATATGTCCTATTTTTATGGATACCAGTTGTGCTGAAATTAAAGTGTTTGAACCAACAACTGATAGCAAAGAAGAAATTGAAAAGAAGGCTTCGAAAAAGCAATTAAATAAACTCAAAGAAAAATATCAGCAATTTAAAAGTAGCGATCCGGTAGATAAGAAAGAAACAAATTGATTTTATGACAAACATTAAAATAAAAACATATGGTTCAAACGATCCTGTATTGTTGTCTGATTTTTTAAAAACAAAATCACCGAGTATCAAATATCGTGTAGGCTGTGACAGTTTAAATGTTCGTGATAAGACTATCTATATTACTGTGTTGGTCGGCGTACATCCAAATAATAGTGGTGCTTTTATTGTCTATTTAAAAGATAAAGTACCAAAAATAGAGGATATATATAGACGCCTTTGGTATGAGGTAGAAAAAGCCGTTTCTTTTGCATCTTATCTCAGAGAGCAATTCAATATTGATATTGAGGCAGTAGATCTGGATCTAAATTCAGATCCAGAACATCGTTCAAACAAGTTGTTAAATTCTGCAATTGGATATGCTACAAGTTGCGGCTTCCCAGCTTTCTACAAACCACAGAACGTGGCAGCTATTTATGCAGCAGATCATTTAGTACATAGAAAAAAATAATTTAGATTGGAGCCTAATATGACAAAGTTAGTTAATGGAATTATTGTTGATTATGAACGTGATAGTTTGTTTGATGAACTTGGTCGTAAAAGACTAAAAGAGTCTTATATGACAGAACAAGAAAACTCACCACAAGAGCGTTTTGCTTTTGTTTCGCAACAGTTTTCTTCAAATCCAGAGCATGCTCAACGACTATATGACTATTCGTCAAAGCATTGGCTTTCATATTCAACTCCGGTTTTATCTTTTGGGCGTTCTAGAAAAGGTCTACCAATCAGCTGTTTTCTAAATTATATGACAGACTCGGCAGAAGGTCTTGTTGATACTTTGAGTGAAACAAACTGGCTTTCAATGCTTGGTGGTGGTGTAGGTGTTCATGTTCAAATCCGTTCTGCCGGCGATAAATCAACAGGTATCATGCCTCATATGAAAATCTATGATGCTTCTTCTCTTGCTTATCGTCAAGGTAAGACTCGTCGTGGTTCATATGCCGCCTATCTTGATGTAAATCATCCAGATATTATTCAGTTTTTAGAAATGCGTAAACCAACAGGAGATCAAAATCTCCGTTGTCTAAATCTACATCACGGAATCAATATCACTGATGATTTTATGAACATCATTGAAAGGTGTATGTTAGATCCAAATGCTGATGACACTTGGGAACTAAAAGATCCAAGTAGTAATGTTGTAAAAGAAAAAGTTTCAGCAAAAGAAATATGGCAGCGCATTCTTGAAATGCGTATGCAAACTGGCGAACCATATCTTTGCTTTATTGATACAGCCAACAAAGCACTACCAGAATGGCTAAAAAAAGAAGAACTAAAAATACACGGTAGTAATCTTTGTAGTGAGATCTTTTTGCCTACAAGTAAGGACAGAACAGCAGTTTGTTGTCTATCATCCCTAAATTTAGAATACTATGATGACTGGAAAGATGATGCAGTTTTCATTAGTGATATTGCTGAAATGCTTGATAACGTATTAACATATTTTATTGAAAATGCACCAGACACTATTAGCAGGGCAAAGTATTCTGCTATGCGTGAAAGATCGGTTGGTCTTGGTACTCTTGGTTTTCATGCTTATCTACAAAAAAAGCATATTCCATTTGAAAGTGCTCTTGCTAAATCAGCCAATATGAAAATATTCAAGAATATTCGTTCTAAAATGGATGAAGCAAATGTTAGACTTGCCAACGAAAGAGGAGCGTGTCCTGATGCTCAAAAGCATGGCTATAATGTTCGTTTTTCTCATATGTTAGCTCTAGCACCAAATGCCTCTACTTCACTTATTATGGGTAATACTTCTCCAAGCATTGAACCATATCGTGCAAATGTATTCAGGCAAGACACACTTTCAGGAGCGCATATATACAAAAATCGTTTTCTTGAAAAAATTCTGGAAAAGAAATGTGAAGAACTAAAACTTGATATAAATGAAGTATGGGCTTCTATTATTTCAAATGATGGTTCAGTTCAGCATTTAGATTGGCTTGATGATTATACAAAAGATGTATACAAAACAGCACCAGAACTTGATCAGCGATGGGTTATTGAACTTGCAGGTGATCGTCAGCAATTTGTTGATCAGGGTCAAAGTGTAAATATATTTTTTAGACCAGATGTAGGAATAAAATATTTGCATGCAGTCCATTTCCAAGCTTGGAAACAAGGATTGAAGTCGCTATACTACTGCCGAAGCGATAAACTTCGTAAAGCAGATCGTGTTGGTCAAAAAGTTGAGCGTAAAAAGATTGAAGATGAAATAAATCTTAAAGAATTAGCAGAAGGTAATACATGCTTGGCATGCGAGGGTTGAAAAATGGCTTCCAAAAAAAAATTAAAACTAACTGATGAAAGAGTATATTTTAAACCATTCAATTATGATTGGGCATTTGATGCATTCGTACAAAGTGAACAAATGCATTGGCTTCCTCAAGAAGTGCCTCTTCTAGAAGATGTGAAAGATTGGAAAAATACTTTATCTGAATCTGAAAAATATTTTCTTACTAATATTTTTCGCTTTTTTACACAAGCAGACGTTGATGTAGCTGGTGGATATGTAAAAAATTACTTACCATACTTCCCTCAACCAGAAATTAGAATGATGTTGTGTTCTTTTGCCGCTAGAGAAGCAATTCATATTCAGGCATATTCACACCTAATTGAAACTTTAGGTATGCCTGAGTCAACATATAATGAATTTCTTCAATACGAAGCTATGAAGGAAAAGCATGAGTACTTTACTAATTTCTCAGAAAAAGATGGCAACAACATTGCTCAACAGATTGCAGCATTTTCAGCATTTACAGAAGGACTACAGCTTTTTTCCAGTTTTGTGATGTTACTTAATTTTGCTCGCAATGGCAAAATGAAGGGTATGGGCCAGATTATTGCTTGGAGTATTTCTGATGAGACACTTCACGCTGAAAGTATGATTAAATTATTTCGTGAGTTTATATCAGAAAACAAGCATATTTGGACAGACCAATTAAAGAGCGAAATCTATACAATTGCAACCAAGATGGTTGAACTAGAAGATAAATTCGTTGATCTTGCCTTTGCAATGGGCGATATGGAGCGTCTAACAAAAGATGAAGTAAAGCAATATATTCGTTATATTGCTGATCGTAGATTGATTATGTTAGGTTTAAAAGGTATCTTTAAAGTAAAGAAAAACCCTTTAACTTGGGTAGATGGTATGTTAGGAGTTACACACAGTAATTTCTTTGAACAAAAAGTAACAGATTATGCAAAAGGTGCCCTAACAGGCGATTGGTCAGAAGTTTGGGCAGAATGAAAGGTTTAAAATGACTTGGACAGCAAAACCATTAAATAAACGAATACTGTTAGAAAAAGTACAATTAGATCTATCAAAAACAAATCTTGGTGGATTCAATTTTATATTACCAGATTCCGAAAAAAATGAACAATACGAATTCTTCCGTGTGCTTGACATAGCCACCGACTGTGATAAGATGGGTGACAAGCTGGTACCGGGTGATCTGGTAGTTTCCGAAAATGCTACTCCAATTGGTAAATTCGGAATAAAAGAACTATTTTTATCACCAGAGACTGCAATTACAGCAATTCTAAAGGATGAAACATGACTACTGCTAATACACAAGAAGAAAAGAAACTCACCAAGGAAGATCACGTGCAGAATTATGTAAAGGCTCTTGATCAAACACTTCGTGCTATGGAGCCATTTCGTGAACATCTAAAGGATCTTAAGAAGAGTTATGTAGACAATGACTGGCTATCACGAGAAGAAATGTCTGCTGTACTCAAAGCTTATCGCGCTCTTAAGAACGACGAAGACCTAGGTGAAATTCAACACTATGTTGATGTGATTAAAAAAGGTACTGTTATTTGATTGTTTTAAACAAAAGCCACTTAGCTAAGTGGCTTTTGTTATATAAGCATTAATTATAATTAATGGCTTGTATAATACCTCCATTGTATGAAGAAGGAGATCTTGTAGCTTTTCTTGGCTATGTTCGTAGAAAATTTACTTATTGGGAACATAAAAACAAATGGAATTATATTTTAGCCGATCTTGGCTGTCCAAAATATCAAATTAATAATACTCTTATTGTTTTAAGGGCAATATCAGCACAAGAACTTTTTATTAAACCATTAAAAAGCAAGCTATCTAGCTCCGATCACGGGTATGTAGTTGTTTCTCAGAGCGATGGTGCTAGATATTTTGTATATGAAGATGAAATAAGATTTTTAGAGGTGAATGATGGGAATGTATGATATGCTTAAGTGTGAATTTCCCCTTCCAGAAAAATTTAAAAATTATCAAAACTCTTTGTTTCAAACAAAGAGCTTGATTTGTAGTATGGATGTGTATAAGATTACTAAAGAGGGTGAACTTTGGTGGATTGATAATGATTTTTGGGAAGAAGAAGATGCACCAAAAAAGCCACCAGAGAAAATTGATTTAACAGGTGAACTTCGTTTCTATGAGTGGGATGTAAAATCAAATGAATGGGCGCAATTTGTTGCCCTATTTGTTGATGGTAAGATGATATATCTTGACGAGGATAAAAAGGCAAATGACATTCAAAATTCTAAAGATTGAAAAAAGTGAAAATAGCCCATCATATTCTTCTGGTTCATATTGGTTTTCACTAGATGTTGAATTCCAAATTGATATCGGCGAAGAAGAACCACATTTTGGCACTCTTGGCAAATATCACAAAGAACTTGTGATGTTTGATCGTGAAAAATACGAAGAGTATTACGATAATTTTGATAAAAATGACATGATGTTTGAAGATATTCCAGATAGCGAGTTCAAAGAACTAAAGTTCAAAAAACCAAGTCCATATGATCTTGGATATTGTAAACTTATGGATGTATCTGGTAATGATTGCATCAATGAAATTGAAAAGGGCAAGTATCGTTATTCTGTTGCTACAAACTTAAATTATATTACAGAAGCAGCAGTAAAACAACTTGAAGAAATGAAAGCCCATCTTGATGCTGGCTACTGTCGCTACGGAGATTATCCAGAACAAGTGGGTGCTTTCCGTAGTGGTGATCCATTTAGTGATTTTATTGGCATACTAGAAACTCTTGACAGATTTTGGGATTAATTATGAAAAACGAACTTGAAGAAATGTTGATTAAAAAATATCCTAAGCTTTTTGCAGAAACTAAACTGCCAGCATCTCAAAGCTGCATGGCTTTTGGAATCGAATGTTCTGATGGATGGTTTCCTATTATAAATTCTATGTGTGGTTTGATTCAAAACCACATTACACAAACTCGTAAGAATATTGCCAGTATTCGTAAATTCAATCGCATCTTAAGACAGGCAATCGGTGGTAATTCTACAAATCTAAAATATTACTTTAAAAACCATCTTGGTTATAATGATCAACAAATAGAAGAGCGCCTAAAAAAAGATTTAGAAGCGAAAAACTTTCGTACAGAATATGGTAAACCACCAACTCAACTAGTATTTACACAGATTAAAGAAAAATTTGGAACACTGCGAGTTTACAGTGCCGGTGGAGATGAATTTTGTAGTGGTGTTATCTCTATGGCAGAAGCTATGAGTTCAGTAACATGTGAAGAGTGTAGTATGCCGGGAGAAGTAAGAAATGATAGCTGGATTGTCACACTTTGTGATACTTGCGCGCAACAAAGAATTAGAAAACCATCTGTGGGAAAATAGAAATAAATGAACTTAATTTATGGCATCATCATCAATATATTCGCACATATATTATCCTTTTTTCAACTACAGGGTCAATTTAAAATATCTTTTTTAAAACAAAACACTTGGCTCGTCATACTTCTTGGTATTCCAATTTCCTATTTATTTGTTTATAGTGTTAAATTTTTAGTTGATGCACATAATGGAGAGATATGGCCATCTAGACTTATTGGATTTTCAATAGGTACAGTTGTGTTTACTGGTCTTTCGTTTTTTGTCTTTCAGGAAGTAATTAATACAAAAACAACAGTTTGTTTAATATTGGCAGTTGCAATATTAATGATTCAAATTATATGGAAATAAATTATGAATATTGACATTCTTTCTTTAAGTATATTGTTTACTGGAGTCTTTATTGGTTTACCTTTTTGGCTGAAATTCTTTGATGACGTTTTGAAAAAGTGATACGTATGTTATTTTATAAAATAGGTAGTCTTGTCGTATCACCAATAAGTTTTGTATTTGGTCAAATTTTAAAAATACAAAAACATAGACATGGAGTTAAATATTATATTTTTTGGCAAGATGAAAAAATGCAAGATAATGGATGGTTCGAACATCATCATATAATCTATGTATGTGAATAATACACAAGGAGATAAAATGAAACTAACTGAAAACTTTTCTCTACAAGAAATGACTAAATCGCAAACAGCAGAACGAAAAAAAATTGACAATACACCAACACAAGAAGTTATTGACAATCTAAAAGAACTATGTGAAAATGTATTAGAAAAAGTAAGAGCGCATTTCAAAAGACCTATTATGGTGAATAGTGGCTATCGTGGACCTAAACTAAATAAGGCTATTGGCGGGGCACGAAACAGTCAGCATCTGACAGGACAAGCCGCAGATATAGAAATCCCAGGTTTAGATAATAAAGTTGTGTTTGATTGGATCAAAGATAATCTTGATTTTGATCAACTCATTCTTGAATACTATAAACCAGGCATTCCAGATAGTGGTTGGGTTCATGTATCTTGGAATAGTAAAAAGAACAGAAAGCAAGTTATAAAAATTGGTTGATCGGTTACGTTGCTTGACTGTCTGCCAGATCCGTGGTATGCTCGTGCAGCACCACGGATCGTGCTTTTATAGGAGATAAAATATGGGAAGCTACACCGCTTGGAAACTTGATGCTGATGTGACGGGTGGAGAGAATTTCATTATTGATACTGCTAATGCCCATCCTGAATTCAAGAATGAAAAGGATGGTCCAAAGTTTGAAAACTTTATGTGGCGCAAGTGGTCCCCAGAAGTAAAGTGGTGGGCACCACAATTTGTTGCTGAACTTTCAAAGAATATTGATGTAATTTTCCGCCTTGATGCAAAGGGTGATGAAAACTTTACTTATTTCTTTTATAAGGGTGAAGCCTTGACTGAAAGTGAAATTTGGGAAAAACCGACATTTCCTTCTCGTCCTCTTTTCAAGAAGAAACTTACAGAAGCAAAAGTAAATCGTGAGAAAGCAAAGCAGCTTCGTCAAGAAGCGGCTGCAAAGGCTGAAAAGCAAAGACTTGAAAAGGAAATCCAAACTTTGAAGGCGAAACAGCAACAGCTTGAAAAGCAACTCGCTGGATAAACGATTTTAAACAACTAATTATTAATAATGACTGGCACTCATTTTGTAGTTGGTTGTTTGATATTGAGCATTCCAATTTGGATTATTGGTGTTGGCATTCTTTCTCTTGCTGAGACGGCAAGAGGAAAAGAATAAGCAATCAAATATCCTACAATTGTAGGAATAAAAACCTAAAACTGTAGGATCGTACTTTGATAATATCAACTTTAATATTTATTTTTTCTTTTTCGCAGATAGAAAAAATACCACACCAAATTTCTGATAGTGGTTTAGCCCTTATAAAGAACCTAGAGGGATATTCAGACTATCCTTATGTTTGTCCAGCCGGTACAGTTGCTATTGGTTATGGTTCTACAACTTATGAAAATGGAAGACCAGTGTTGCTATCTGATCCTCCTATAACAGAAGCAGCCGCAGATCGTCTTTTTAGAAAAAAAATTCATAAATATGAAAAATGGGTAAATAAACTGGTAAAAACTGATATAAATCAAAATCAGTTTGATGCACTGGTAAGTCTGTCTTATAATATTGGTTATGGCTCCATAAAGCATTCTCGTTTGCTAAAACTTGTAAATGTAAGTCCAAATAATCCTGAAATAGCAGTTGAGTTTCTAAAGTGGAGAAAAGCAAATGGAAAAGTCACAAAAGGATTAGAAACTCGCAGGCAAAAAGAAGTTGATTTATATTTTAAATAAAGATACTTATTACATTTAAAGGAGACTTTATGAAAGTTTTGTTGGAGAATTGGAAAAGTTTTACAGACACTTTGACAGAAAGTAGTCTTTCCAGAGTATATGGACATATTCAAGAGCACGATTGTATAATTATTTCTGCCTATCGCAGTAGCCCTCTTGATAGAACTAAATGTACAGATAATGCACTAAGTGCAGAAAGCTTTGCAACAGAGCCAGAAACTGGTCGTCCTCGGAGGAAAAGAGAGATCAATAGAATGCGAAGTGCAGAACTAAAAGCACTTCTATTGGACGAAGGCTATCAGGTTACTGAGGTTCTTGGTTCCTATATTGAGAATTTTAGTACTCCACAACAAGTTGAAGTAAAAGAAAGAAGTCTATTTGTTGTAAATTCTAGCGAAAATGCTGATTTTCTAAGTCGCTTGACTAAGCTTGGTGAGGCATATTGTCAAGATTCTATCCTTTTTATTCCAAGAGGCGGCAAAGAGGCATTCCTTCTTGGTACAAATAATAGTGATTTTCCGGGCCTAGGTAATAAGATTAGTCTTGGTGATTTCAGGGGTGGTGAAGAGGCTGAGTTCATGACTCGCGTAAATGATCGTCCTTTTACTTTTAAAGAGGGTAAACAAGAATTGCAGCTTGAATCTTTTAATTCACTTAGTCGTCTAGAAAAGATGGCTGTTCGTTCTATGGCAAAAAATGTAAGAAAGCTACTCAAGTAAATTAATTTAAATATTGATACAATCATCCCGCTTGACTTCCTGTGTTGGCTCTGGTACAATGACCACAAGCTAGCCAGATCGAGCGGGATGATTTTATTTATATAAAAAATTTGTAAGTGATGGTGAAAAAGATGAAAACTAAAAAAAACGCAAAAGATCCAAAAGACTACCAAATATCTGGAAAGTTTAGAGTTGGTGATCTTGTTCTTGTTGTAAGAGCACCAGATCAAAACCGCGTTATTATTGGACCACTTGTTGATAAGATAGGTATTATTGAAAAAAGACTTGGCAGAGAAGATGGTGTTTTTTCAACAGTGAATACTTATTCTGTTTTTCTTGATGTTGGCACTGTTCATCTTCATAGTCTTGATATGAGATTACTTTCAAGGGTGGAATAATAATGGCTTATAAATATCAACTTGGTTCCCTTGTGATCGCAAACAATGGAGACTTTGGTTATATCCAAGACAACACCGATGAAAGTTTTTCAGGAGAACCTGTATATTCTGTTTTTTGGTTCAAAGATGGATTTGTCTGCACCGGCATTAACGAATTTAGTGTTGCCAACTTTATAAGAAACTACAAGGAAAAATATGGCCAAACATAATATTGGCGATCTTGTAATCCTAAACAATGGAGATACTGATTATGATGACTTATAATTTTTCTAATTTTCCAGATACAAATTTTTATCTGTTGAGTTATAATTTTAACGGTAAATATTTTATTCCTAATTCGGGTTCTATCTCTGTTGTGATATATCAGGATCAATCTGGACAAACTTGTTGTAAATATATTAATTCATAATTTATGAAACATAATATTGGCGATCTTATAGCAAGAAGGGACTTTAAGAGCGAAGAAATAAAACTTGGCTATATTAGTCGCACAACAGAACTTTATGGTTTTGGATACTATGTTTATTTCTTTGATTGGGATAGAGATATATGGTATTCAGAAAAACAAGTTGATACTTTCAAAGAAACATTAGAAAAATGGAACAAAAATGGACAACTACCAATATCGTGAACTAAAAGACGCTATCAAGCGAATTGATGAACTTGAAGACCAGATCAATAAACTAAAACAACTTATTTTGGATTCAACACATTCAAGTGGTCATTTTCAACTGAATGGCACTGATGAAAATTTCTTGTATACGAAAGTCGGTGATGAGTGAAATACCTTCTACAGCAAGAAACTGGTGTTATGTATGAGGAGAAGTTTATGATAAAGTCTTCTCCATCCTATTCCCACTTTTTCTTATCATACGAACAACTAAAACCGGTTGAGGATAAAGAAAATATTATTCCAGTTGGAACAGTAGAATTTGTAAAAAAGTATTGTGAACAGAATAATATTATTTTACCAGAAAACATTTCTTATCCCGAACAACTAATGGGTTTCTTTGGTAGAAATATTTGGAGTGGTGTTTATGGTGATGTAAAGCCAGAACAGTTCTGTAAACCAAAATCAACAAAAGTATTTACTGGCGGCATCAAAAAAGATATTGAAGAACTGGTAAAAGATAATGAACCTGTTTGGATTTCAGATCCAGTCAATATTACATCCGAATGGCGTGTATATGTTCTAAACAAACAAATTCTTGGATATTCCAGATACGATACAGGTGATAATGAAGAACAGCCAGATTTAGAACTTGCCAAAAAAATGGTTGAGTGTTATGGTGGTTCTCCTGTTGGTTATTGTTTAGATGTTGGTGTGGTTGATGGAAAAACAATCCTTGTTGAAGCAAATGATGGATGGTCTTTGGGTTATTATAGATGGGGCGATATGTGCCCTGATGACTATATCAAATTGATTACCGCTCGTTGGTTGGAAATTGTGAGGAATAAATGAACTCAACAACCAACCAACTATTATTTGACTGGATATATAGAACCATTATTGATGAAGGTGGCGATGGTGATGCTGTAATAGGTTTTACACATCAAGATTATAAAGAAGTAGCAAAACAATTTCGTTCTCTATTTCCCGAAAGTTGGGTTATGGAAACAAAAGAAAACCATATTATATTCTATGATGATATGGAAAGTTTGATCTTGACTGATAAAGCAAACTTTGATAAACTAACAAACTATGGTCCTCGTATTTTAACTTGGTGATAAATGCTAATACCTCAAGTTGGAGATATTATTCAATTAAAAGAAACTTTATATAAAGATGTTTATATTCTTGTTACAAGTTTAGAAACTTCTAAAAGATTTTTTCACGGATATCCACTTGGTCACGAGAAGGAATATAGATTTCACATAAGCGATATTCTCCATATCATTTCAGGAGTAGAATAAATGACAAACAAAATTCGTGTCTTTGATACTCATTCAACTATTCATCCTGATGATGGAATAGATAATCTTATCAACTCTTTACAAGCTGCAAAAGAAGCAGAAAAGAGTGGTGAATGGACAGATCTATTAGTTAGTTGGTATAGTGATGATGATTACACATCAGTAGAATGGCATATCAAAGGCTATAGATTGGAAACAGATAAAGAATACAATCAAAGAATGAAAGATTTAGAAAAAGTAGCAAAGTTCAAAAAGAAAATGAAAGAAGATAGAGAAGAGCGTGATAAGAAAGAATATGAAAGATTAAAGAAAAAGTTTGGTGATAAATGAAATTTATAGGTTCTTGGAAAGATAAATATATTGGTTTTTCACATAACTATACTGCTTATTATATTATGTTCTGCCCAAAAGATATTCGTATGTTTGGATATGA